GGTGCTGATATGAGAAGAGCAGCAACCTACGCTAAAGGTCTTGGTTGGTTTGAAGAAGCACGAGAGTTAGAAGCCTTGGCAAATCTTCAAAAGAACATACCTTTGCGCAAGATGGATGATGAGTTCAATGGAAAAGTAGCAGAGTTTGAAAAACTATTCCCTGATTTGTTTGTTCTCAATAAAGAGATAGAGGACAAGATGGGGTGGGCCGCTAACGATATGAGACGCGGGCTACGCAAAAACTTTGATGATGTAATTGTTTTCCCAGACGCATACAATCCTGTATTTAGAAATGCACTTGTTGGCGGTAAGAACAACGTTGATGCTTTGATTCAACTTGTAAAAGGAAAAAATGGCCTCAATGACGACGAGCGTGATGCACTTCTTGACAGACTTGAAAAAGTCAAGGCTGGTTTAGAAGGATTTGGTGAACTGCCTAAACTTCCTCTACCTCAGGTTGGCTCAGATACAGCGAACCAATTTGTTGCTAAGGTAGCAAGAGAATTTGAAGGAATGAGCGCTGATGTTTTCTGGGATAAAAACGGAAACTTCAAACTTCAAAGAGGTGCTGTTGTTTGGGGAGACTGGAAGTTTAAGTCAAACATTAGTGCTGGAATAAATGGACTTATTCTTCTTGAAAACTCTGTTACCAAAGAACAAGTTCTTATCAAATATGACAAGGACAAATACAACAATAAGCCATTCAAAGGTAATGGAATTAAGGCAGAAGAAATTGTTGCTCAACTCTATAAAGACCTTGGTTTTGCATCCCCTGCGGCAAAAGCAGTAAACCCAGACTCACCGATTATGGAAGTTGGTGGAATTGGAGTTATGGAGTTTGCAGGTCCTGGATTCTTTGGCCTACAAAACATCAAGAACAATGGCGAAATCTATGTTTCTAGCAATGATATTGCTCCTGAGCATAAAGCAGAGTTATTAGACTTCATTGTTGCTAATGCAATTATTGGAAACACTGATAGACACGGCCACAACTTTATGTGGGGACGAGATGCTAATGGAAAACTTAGACTAGTTCCTGTAGATAATGGACTTGCTATGTTCAATGGTGCTTTTGGAGATGCTGATAAGCACGACAATGACCCTCTCTTCTTAAACCCAATCAAGGTAGTTCTAGGAAGATATGGAAACAAGAATGCAGTAATTCCTTTTGCTGCCCAACATATTGGTGATATTGGCGAGGCTGCTGCCGTAAGTCAAGTAGTAGAGTTTGCTACCCGTATGCGTGAACGTGCTGCTGCTATGCAGTTTGTTGACCCAAGAGCGGCAGCATATATTGATGCTAGAGCAGACTACATCATTAAGAATGCGTCAGAGTTTGTAAGGAGGATAAAGTAATGAGTAACTACTACAGAACCTACTACTTCTCTAACCATGAAGAAGAAGACAGCAATCCAAATGTTGCTTTTGCCATAGTTACAGATGGAAGTAGAACAGAGATTCTATTCCCAGAAACTGCCACAGAGAACACCATTGAAACTGTCTCACAGGCCATTGGCGCTCGCATTGACGCTATAGAAGGAGTAGATACAGTAACTAATACAGATACTGCTGCTACAGAGATTCTTGAGGTTGTCACATACAACATGCCAGTTTTCTTCTATCAAGACGAAGAAGGTTTGGAGTCTTATCCTTCCTTTGATGATGCGCTGGGAGCCGCGAAAGAAGAACTCGTAGATGATTATTCTTCTGAAGGCTTTGAACCAAAATCTTACAAGCCTATATCTCCAAAAGAAAACAAAACAATGACCGCCGCGGGGGAGCAGACATGCCCTCCAGCAACTCAGGACATTGCTATCAATCTAAAAAATCGCAAGAACGCTATTGATACTGCTATGTATGGACCACTCAATCCAGAAGAGCCAAATGAAGAATATTGGCAAAAAATGGCTGGCGAGTGGGGCGTTGATTCCGAAACAGCAAAGAAGCAACGCTGTGGAAACTGCGCCGTATTTGTTGTTACTACAGAAATGAAAAACTGCATCGCTCAAGGAATTGAGCAAGGCGGTTCATCCGATACCGATGCTTGGGATGCCATCGGAACTGCTGAACTTGGATACTGCGAAGCGTTTGATTTCAAATGTGCAGCATCTAGGACTTGTCGCGCTTGGGTGACAGGTGGTCCACTAGACGACAGTAAAAAGGAGCAGTAGCAATGGCATTTACCCCTGATAAACCAGAGTTTCCAGAAGACCTGTTCTGCTTCTGCGATGCTGAATTAGATGAAGCAGTTGTTCTTATGTATGAATCTGATGACGGACTTTTCTATCGTGATAAAGGTGATTGGAAAGAAATATCTCCTGAAGACGATTGGGAGTTTGATTTAGATGGTTTAATTGTTGTCTATGTAGACCCCGCCTTCACTGCGGTCTATGACGAGGCAGATGCCGAAGACTTGGCTATTCCCGTTGAAGACGTTGTGAAGTACGAGTCTGTAGAACCAGAAGAGACGGAGTAAGCCGTGCAATTTGTTGGGCGAAATGGCAGTGAAGTCGTATTTCAAATAGACGACAAAGCCGTAGTTCTTGATGAGAAAAAGAACTTAGTTCTGTCTGTTGACGAAGCAGATAGATTGCTGTCTTCTTTTACTCCAACAGGAGACCAGACCCAACCTGAAGCATCCTCTATGTTTGAACTGGCAGTTGCTGCCATATCTGATTTAGATATTAAAGTATTTTCAAACAATGACCGTCTATACACTATTCCAAAATCAGTTCAAGCAGAGGCAAAGCGTGGTCTTGCTTGGAGAGCAGATAAGAACCGTGGTGGAACATCTGTAGGTCTTAATACTGCTCGCACTCTGGCTCGTGGTGGACAAATTGGTATTCGCAAGATTCGCCACATCGCTAAATACTTTCCACGTCACGAAGTAGATAAAAAGGGTAAGGGGTATAAGCCAGAACAAGATGGCTACCCAAGTAACGGAAGAATTGCGTGGGCACTTTGGGGTGGAGATGCTGCACGTTCATGGGCTACAGCAATTGTAAATCGTGAAAACAGAAAAGCAAAACAAAACTCAATCACTGCTTCCTACGATTTTGTGATGTCTGATTATGAAAATCCAGAGAAGATTCAATTTGATTCATTTGTTGATGCAAACTCTCTTCCAGAAGAATTTGCTCCTCAGTTCTATGTCCGTATTCGTATGGATGGAAGTGGAATTGACCGTTTATACAAAGTAAATCCTGATGGCACATGCTATGTGTGGGATGACGGAATGTGGGAAGATTTAGGAAACGTCAACCACGACTTTGAAACATATGACCGTTCTCTTGATGAAGCATATGACTCTGTTTCTAAAATTCACGTTCCTGTAGATGTTGACACAGCGATTGTTGTTGCTGGATTTGTAGACGCTAATCCTTTTGAAACAATTTCAATAGCAAAGATAAACCCTGAAGAATCAAATCTTATGCTTGAGGAAATGGACGGCGTTGATTGGGACATGATTGACGGAGTCTCTATTGACTACGCTGACGAATACCCAGACTATTACGAATATTACGATGTAACTGATGACTCTCTTACTGCTGCTGGAGAAGGTGGTCTTCTAAAGACAACTCCTGCTCCTGCACCAGTTGGAGGACCAACAAATCAAGATGGAAATTACACTCCTGAAGAGCGCTCACAAAAAGCACGAGGACAAGTTCGTGACAAGGGTGGAAAGTTTGCCAAGGCTGGTGGACAAGTAGTTATTGGTGGAGATGCTAAATACACTGGAACAATTGAATCAGTAAATCCAGATAATCAAACTGTAAAAGTAAAACTTTCTAATGGAAACTTTGTTGATGTTCCAGGAAATACGACAGAGCCACTAGATACTTTCAAACCAATTGTTAGAAATGATGTTCGTCAGAGAAATCTTACAAGCGGAATTCTAGGAGAACCAAGAGTTCCTATTGATAGAGCAAACGCAACTCTTCCAGAAAGACTTCCTCAACTAAACTCAAACGAAGTTAGCACAATAAATGCTGACTGGGGTAACTGGGCATCTGATATGCGTGCTTCTAACGGAGCAGCGAATCTAAAGTCTGGACTATCAACTCCAGTTCCAGGAGAAACTCCTAGAGCAAAAATGACTCGTGAAGAGTTGATGAATTACACATCTCCTAACGCATACAATGACCCTTCTCTTCGTCAATGGTTAGAGCAAAAAGTTGTCAATAAAGATGGAAGCATCTCTTATCCAAACGCACACTGGTATCGCCCAGACATTGGAAAAGGAAGCAGAGAAACAAAAATTGAAGGATACAAGCCAGCAAAAGACTTAACTCCTTCTCCTGGAAAAAATCTTTCTCCACAGTTTATGCAAAAGCCTGGTGGAAATCTTTCTGGAATTCGTTCAAGTGCTGGACAAAAACTTACTCCAGCAACTTCTGATGTTCCTCCTATGTATATGGCAATCGTCTCTCCAGATGATGCTCAGGCAGTTATGGATTTAGTTGCTCTTATACCTTCATCAACAGAAGGGACTGACGCAACTACTTTTGTTCGTAAGCCTGGAAAGTGGGAAGAGGATGCTCGTGTTCTCAATGACTTGAGAAGCCCAACTCCTCCACCAGTAGTTGTTCTTGACGATAAATCTCTTGTTGCTGTTATGTCACAAATTGATGATGCAGTAGAAGCACAGACAGCATCTGCTTTTGATATTGATAAAGCACTTATTGTTGCAATCATGGCGGCAGGTGGTGTAGACAAGAATCGCGGCAATGCTGAAAAACTTCGTCGTTATTGGTTATACGGAAAAGGCGCTGCGAAGATTCGTTGGAATACTCCAGGGGATTGGACTCGCTGCGTCCGTCAACTCTCTAAATACATGGGTCCTCGTGCAAAGGGATATTGCGCACTTCGTCACAAAGAAGCAACTGGTCTTTGGACTGGAGACAAAGAGCATCGTCAGATGTATGGAAAGAAAACTTTCTCTACTGAATACATCATTCCTTCTATCGCAGTAATTGCGGCTGGAGAAATCAGGGCAAGAGTTGAAGATGCCCGCCAAAAAGTCTACGGAACTACTGTTGAAAATAAAGAGCAGTCAACAGGTGCCGAATTTACGATTCCTTTGGTAATTCCAGAAGCAGTTGAGTCTGGTGATGGTCGCAAGTTTGCTAAGGGCGCAATCTCAATTCGTGAACTACCTCTACCTCTTTTGTGGCAGATACAGACTGGTGAAGGCCACAACGGTTCAGTAGTTGTAGGAAAGATTACACACATGGAACGAACTGAAGAAGGCATAGGAAATGCCAGAGGACAGTTTGACGATGGTGTCTATGGAAAAGAAGCAGAACGATTGGTCCGCGGAGGATTTATCCGTGGCGTATCTGCTGATATGGATATGTTTGAAGCAAAAGAAGAAAATGCTTCAGATGGCGACTCTGACGGAAAGGTCGGAGGCGGTAAAATGAACATAACACAAGCGAGAGTCATGGCAGTGACTCTTGTGCCTAAACCCGCTTTCCAAGAATGCAGAATTGTTCTTGTTGGCGAGAAGGCGGAGCAGGAGGATAATCAAGTGATACAAGATGGAGTTTATGTGGATGGCGTTAACCCGCTAGACGCATCTGCTCTGGTAGCGTGCGGAATTATTGCTGGAGCAATTCCAGTTACTCCGCCGAAAGAGTGGTTTGACAACCCTAAGTTGAACAAGCCGACTGCTCTTACCGTAGCAGATGATGGTCGGGTTTTTGGCCACATTGCCGCATGGCATGTTGACCACATTGGAATGGCTTTTGGAACAAAGCCACCACGCAGTAAAAGCAAATATGCCTACTTCCATACTGGCGTAGTTCGCACTGAAGAAGGTGCGGATGTCCCAGTTGGACAACTAACTTTAGCCGGAGGACATGCTCCACTAGAAGCATCAGCATCTGAAGCAGTTCGTCACTATGACGATACAGCATCAGCAATTGCAGATGTTCATGCTGGTGAAGATGCTCACGGTATCTGGGTTGCTGGAGCACTTCGTCCAGGAACAACACCAGAACAAATTCGTGCACTTCGTGCATCAGCACCTTCAGGTGACTGGCGCCCAATCAAGGGTTCATTGGAACTTGTTGCTGTCTGCCAAGTAAACGTTCCAGGATTCCCTATTGCTCGCGCTCGTGTTGCTTCTGGTCAAGTTATGGCTCTTGTTGCAGCAGGTGCAAGTGTTCTTGCGCAACTCAAGCATGACCCACTAGAAGAAGTAAAGTCTCGTTTAGATAATCTAGAAGCACCAATTGTTGCTGCTGCTGATGATGCTAAATCTCGTATGGCTGCTATGACAGCAGCAATCAAAGCAGAAGAACTATCAGCAAAAGTTCGCTCAATGAGAGATGCTGATAGTGCCTATATGCACCAGACTCTTCAAGATGCTGATACAGAACTTGCTGTTATTGACCGCAAGGCTCGTATGAAACTTGCTGAAGAAGGAAAAGCACTTAAAGATGGTTCTTTCCCAATCCGCAATGTCGGAGATTTGAAGAACGCAATTCACGCTTATGGTCGTTCAAAGCCAGGAAAGCGTGGAATGGTTCGTCGTCACATTATGAAGATGGCTCGCAAACTAGATAAGGCCGACCTCATTCCAGCAAACTGGACTGAAGCAGGTCGCACAGCATCTGCCGCAGAAATTGTTGAATCACAAACTGCTGCTGGTGGTCTTGACCGTAACCGAGGAAACGCTGAAAGACTTCGTCGTTACTGGACAAGAGGTGAAGGAGCCGCAAAGATTCGCTGGGGAACACCAGGAGACTGGAAGCGCTGCGTAAAGCATTTGGCTAAGTATCTTGGACCTCGTGCTAAAGGCTATTGCCAATTACGTCACAAAGAAGCACTTGGTTTCTACACAGCAACACACGCAAAGATGCACAAACAACGTAAATCTTTTGCTGAAATTGATGAACTTTTGGGCACTTTTATCACTCAGGTTTCTACTGATGATATGGTCAAAGACATCAATGAAATCTTGAGTGAACCAGATGATTTGTTTGATGGAGAGTGGACACCCGAAGAAGAAATCATCATGCTTTTGGTAGATGGAAACGGATTAGACGAGGCATCGTTTACCGAATTCTCTGCATTTGAATTTGCTGAAGCAGACACAGAAGGTCTGACTGAAGAAGAATTGGATGCACTAAAAAAAGCAGATAAGAGCGAGCAGAAGCCAGTAGATTCAATCGCTAAATACGTCCCAGGTAAAACACAACCCAGAGATGCCTCTGGAAAATTTCGGCAAGTGCTCGCTCGGCTGAAAGTGGACCTAGGAGTATCTGGCGCACAAGGAGTAGTTGAAAAGATTGAAGAAGCAGAGAATCTAGATGATGCTGGTAATTACGCTGGAGCAGCGAAGGCTGCTGGCGATTTGATTAGCATTATTGACAGATTGGACAATAAAGCGTTGAACCCTGAAAGTTTAGAAAACGTCAGAACAAGCGCTGGAGAGTTAGGAAAGGTTATCGCCAACCTTCCATTTGCTTTTGGAGAAGATGCAGAAAAGATTCGCTTTAGCGATGTCCCACCTGCTCTTCGTGATTTGATGGAAAATATGATAGATAGAGTTGAAGCCAAGATTGGAAAAGAAGACGCTGACGTAGCCACTAAAGACCTAAAGTCTTTTATGTCTGGAGGCGACTTTTATAGCCAATCTGAAATCTCTGGCCAGATGGCTAAGTTACTTCGCTTACTTACCTAAGTAGTAAAAAAATCGTACAACAGCCAAATCACACTATAGAAACTAATGTAATATTCAATACTAGGTGGAGTGCCTCCAAGCATTTAATGCTTTCTGGAGTCCCTCGGCCTCTAGTGAGATAAGCGAGACAGGAAATGCCTGTCATAACTGGCCCGGAGGAGGGACAGTAGTGGACCGTATTAAAAGCATGATGGACCAACTGAGTGAACTTGGTGACGAACAAGTCACTGAACTTCAATCAGCAATCATCAGTGAGTTTGAAGCGGTTGAGAAAGAAGACCCTACTCCGCAAACAGTTGACGCTATGACGTCGCTTGCCGATATGCTTGATGGAGTTCGTAACGAAATCAAGCGCCGCGAGGCCGCAGTAATTGAACTCGCTCAGCGTGCTCAAGAAGCAACAAACCGCGTTTACGGTAATGATGGCGACTCAACATTGGAAGCAATGCCAGCCGAAGAAGAAGAGAAGAAGGCAGAAGAAATGATGCCTGAAACTGTTGAAGAAGCGGCTCCAGCAGAAACTCCTGCTCCAGCAGATGCTGAAGCACCAGCAGAAGCACCTGCTCCTGTTGCTGAAGAAATTCCAGCAGCAGAAGATGAGGAGAAAAAGAAAGAAGAAGAGGAGAAGTCCATGACTGAAGCGTCAACCGATGCGGAGAAGAGCGCAGAGTTCTCAACCCCAGAAACACCAGTAACAACTGAGACAGTAGAGGCACCAGTTGCCGAGGCTGTAGCAGAAGAAACTGTTGTTGCTTCTACAGAAGTAGCAACAGAGGCACCAGTTGCCGAAACAATTGTTGAAACACCAGCAGTTGAAACTCCAGAAGTAGTTGCTGCATCAGCAGAAACCACAACTGAAGTTGCTGAAGGTGCAGAAGCATCTATTCAAGAAACAGTAACCGAAGCAAGTGAACCAACAAAGGTTCAAGAAACTATGGAGGCACCCGTGACCGCCGCTGCTGACAACGCAGATAACCTCAACATTGAGGTACCGGCTGACCGCCGTCCAACATCTCGGACTTCTGCCGCACCTGTGGCAATCACAGCGGGCGCAGATATTCCAGGATATACGGCTGGTAGCACACTTAACGACATGAGCGCTGTTGCTGAAGCAATGAGCAAGCGTATTCATGCACTTCGCCGTGTAAATGGCGGAGACGGAGAGCAACACATTGTTGCGTCTATCACAACTCAATATCCAGAAGAGCGCACTCTTACAAGCGATGCTGAGACAAACTGGAAGAAAATCCAGGATGTAACAGGACCTGAAGCACTTGTTGCTTCTGGTGGACACTCAGCACCATATGAAGTCAAGTACGACATCTTTGGTCTTGGAACAACTGCTCGTCCTCTCAAGGATGCACTTCCAAAGTTCCAGGCTGACCGTGGCGGTATTCGCTTCGTAACACCTCCAGTCTTGTCATCTTATGGCAACGCTGTTGGAATCTGGACAAACGCAACAGATACCAACCCAGGAACTGACACCAAGACTTCTCTTACTGTGTCAGCAGCAAACGAAGAGACAGTTGCTACAGATGCTGTCACACTTCAGTTGCAGTTTGGTAACTTGATGACTCGTGCTTACCCAGAACTCATCGCTCGTCACAACGAGTTGGGTCTGATTCAGCACTCTCGTGAAGCAGAAGGACAAATTCTTTCTCGCTTGACAACCCTCTCAACAGCAGTCACTTCAACATCACTTATTGGTCTTGCTCGTGACTACCTAGTACAACTAGGTCGTGCTGCTGCTAACTACCGTGGTCGTCATCGCCTAGAGGCAGATGCTCCACTTCGCGTTATTGCCCCAGCATGGGTCAAGGATGCAATGGCAGCAGACCTCACTCTATCAATGCCTGGAGACAGCACACTCAATGCATATGCTGAAATTGAAGGTTATATCGCATCACGCGGTATCAACATCACTTGGCACATTGATGACTTCACAGGTTCACAGAGTGCAGGAGCAATGAATGAGTTCACAGACACATTCACCTGGTACATCTTCGCAGAAGGAACATTCTTGTTCCTTGATGGTGGAACTCTTGACCTTGGAATTATCCGCGATTCATCTCTAGTCGGAACTAACGACTACAAGATGTTCGTAGAAACATTTGAAGGTGTTGCTAAGGTTGGCGTTGAGTCACTCAAGGTCGTATCAACCATCTCTGTAAACGGTGTGGCTGCTGCCCTCCGTGACACTACAGGTGGAGCAACTGCTGCTGCTATTGAATACTAAAATTCATAGTAAGTAGTAAAGTATTAAGACGATAACGCTCAGGATTTCGGAGGAGTAATAAGATGGCATTTCGTGGGATATATGAAGCCCCTGAATTAACCCTTACTCCTTGCGGAATCCTGAGCGTTGCTCGTGTAATGAGCCACACAGCCGCTCAGTATGACGAGCGCTGGGTTCGTGGCTTTGCTTATGAGTTTGACTCATACGCAACAGTTCGTCTACTAACAGTTGACGATGCCACTGTAACAAATGGCGAACTTTATAACGCATCAACTGACCCAAACTATTTGGATTACACTCCATTTTTTATTGAGTCAGAGATTGCTCAGTCATTATTTGGAATTTTAGGGGAAGACAGATTTAAGATTGCCCTCAAGCAACTTGAGGCAGCAACACAGAAGGCAGTTGAGCGCGAACTTTGGGAAGGTAAGGCTGCTCAGGCTGATTCAAACACAAACAATTATCTAACTAAGAGCGGAAGAGCGACTATTCCAGCAGCAGGTGCTTATTCAGCATCTGATGCTTTGTTCCATTTGGAGCAAGCACTTTCTAACTCACCAACTGGTCAAAATGGAGTTATCCATATGACCCGTGATGTTGCATCAATTCTTGGCTCAAAATTGGTATATCTACCAGGACCAGAAGGAAAGCCAGGAAAAGTTATGACTCGTCTTGGAACTGACGTAATTGTTGGTTCTGGATATACAGGAAATGGACCAGTAGGAAACGCTAATGCCACAGCATCAGCAACAAATCGCTGGATGTTTGCTACAGGACCTGTAGATGTTCACCTAAGCAAACCAGAAGTTGTGAATGACTCAATCGCACAAGGCGTTGGTCACTCACAAAACGATAGCAAAATCAAAGCGGTACGCGCTGCTGCGGTATACTTTGACCCATCTTGCCATTATGCAATGCGGGTCGCTGTACCAGCACTTGCGTAAGGCAATAACTTATAAGGAGAAAATGGAATGGCCACTCAGGACTATGCGGCTAGCGTCCAAGGTGTAGCAATCCGTGTCACCAGACTGGATGCTGCTGGTAACTTGCTCAATGGAGCGGGAGACAGTTATACAACTTCGGCGTTCCTCCGCACTTCATTCACCCCAGAATATGAAGAGGGCGATGAAATCGTAGAAAAGTCGGCAGACGGAACAGTCTGTGTCTCATACAAGGCACCCGACACACTAAAAAGAATTACTATGGAACTTGCAATTTGTGAGCCAGATACAGAATTGACCGCACTTCTGTCTGGAGGCTTACTACTTCGCAAGAACTTTGGAACACTTGGAACACCTGACCGTCAGAGCATTGGTTGGGCTGCACCAGCAGTTGGAGACGACCCAGCAGGTAACGGTGTTGCTCTTGAAGTTTGGTCATTCGCAGTAAAGGATGGAAAGCGTGCCGCTACTCTTCCATACTTCTACTGGGTATTCCCATATGTCAAGTTGCGTCAATCTGGAGACCGCGTAATTGAAAATGGTCTTCTTGCTAACACATTTGAAGGTTATGGACTTGGAAACTCCTTGTTCAATGTTGGACTTGATGGCCGCTGGGAGTATCCAGTAGCAACACAGCGTCCATATTCATACGCTCGCACATCATGGGCTCCTTCAGGTCTAAAGGGCTTCTACAATTGGTTTGATAACTCATCTAAGGTAGTCAGCAACAAGTCTCTTACATCTGAAGTTGCAACACTTACAACTACAACAACACACGGCTTCTCACAAGGCCAGACAGTTGTTGTTGCTGGTGTGGATTCAACATTCAATGGAACTTACACAATCACAAACGTAACTTCTAACACATTCACATACGCAAAGCCTGGAGCAACAAACGTTACTTCAGCAGCAGTATCGCCAACTGGAACAGCAGTTCGCCAGCGTGGTTACTCAGCAGTCACAGACTTTGCTTCACAAGGCTCTACAACTGCTTATAACGTCCCTGGAAACGATAACTACAACGCTGACCAAGCAATTGACTTCATCATTGCTTCAAATCAGGACCCAGTAGCGTAATAATTAAATAGGAGGGCGGACGACGTGCCAGCCGTGTCTCAGATACATGGTCGTCGTCCGCTTTTTCATTTCAGGAGGGTTAAATGAGCAATCTATGGACTAACGTAGAAGATTTAGGCACATATGCCAACTCAAATCATGCTTATGATGCCGTAAAAACCGCTTCTTATTTGCTATGGGCTATGTCTGGTCGTAAATATAACGGCGTAACAACTGTTACAGAGCGTTATGTATCTTCTTTTGACCCATACCTAAGAACTGGCGCATCTGCTCTCACCTACTCTCCAACTTTGATTGATGGAGAAGTAAAAAATATTCGTGTTGGTGGCGCTGGACCATATGGACCAGACGACTATCTTGGCGATGGAACATCAGCAAGTACCCGCGTCAGACTTCGTGGCCGCAAGGTAATAAAAATCCATACTGTAAGAAGTATTGACGGAACAATTATTGACCCAACCAAGTATTACTTAGTTGAGCACTCAACTTTGCTTGCTACACCTGGTGCAAACTGGACACCATCAAACATTGAAATAACTTATTCATATGGAACAGAGCCACCTGTTGCAGGACAAAATGCGGCTCGTATTCTTGCCATTGAACTCATCAAACTTTATGAGGGAGATGACTCATGTGCTCTTCCTCAACGTGTAACTTCTGTTTCTCGTCAGGGAGTCTCTTACACAATTCTTGATAATCAAGATTTTATTGCTGAAGGACGAACTGGACTATACGCAGTAGATTTATTTTTGAAAACAGCAAACCCAGACAATGCTCGTCTTCGCTCTAAAGTATTTAGCCCAGATGTTCCTAAGGCTCGTCGTATTACTCCTAAGCCATATCTATTTACAGAAACCGCTTTTGACCTAAAGGTTCTTCCTACTGGGGGAAGCGTTGTTCTTTACTTAGATGAAGTTAGCGGAGATTTCTTGCTCAACGATAATGCTTGGACAGTTTCTATGACTGTATCTGACTACACAAGCACAAAAACACAGACTTTGACTGGTGCTGCTGTTCTCAACAGAGCAACTCAGAAGATAACACTTACAGTTACCTATGACCAAATTCTTTCTATTCTTGGTCCAAGAGAGCCTGGTCAGTATGACATCTACTGCACACGCCCAAGCCTTGGAAATCCAGCAGTAGATGAAGTAATCAATCTCCTTACAGCAAACGTGTCGCTTCAACTAGGAACTAGGGTTGAGCCTATCTACACACTGTAGAGTTGGATAAAAGGAGAGACGAATGAGCACAACACAAAGCATCAATAAAGCATCAGTCAACGCTGGGGCTAAAAACCTTGCTGCCCTTCTCAATAATATTCTTAGACAAGTTGTTTCTTCTTATGCTTCTTACAATATGCCGCTTCCTTCGCGTCAGTATTACACAATGGGTGAACCAGCGCTTGACTGCGAACAAGTTGTTGTGTCCTTTGTTCAAATGTATGTTGGTGCTCCAGGGGACGAAGCCAACGAACCACGTCGCTGTAATGACCCACGCAGCGCAACTATAAATGTTATTGTCACAAGAGCAATCCCTGTGGTGGGACAGAATGGTCGTCCACCAGCAGCAGAAGCAATTCAATCAGCATCAGAGATTATTGCTTATGATGCCTATATTTTGCTTGACAGTGCTGCGCAATTAGATACATGGGAACCTACAGGGTTTGGTATGGGAGTTATTGCTACTGTAGAAACCAGAACTGCTGAAGGTGGGTTGCAGTCAACTGTTCTTACACTAACTACGGCGGTTCCATAAAATGGCAACAGTTGTTATTCGTAAGGCAGAGTTAGATTATTTGTTAAATAATCCTTCTGGACCTGTTGGAAGACATTTAGCAAAAAAGGGTAGAGCAGTCCTTGTTGCTGCAAGAGCGCAGGTAGGTGTGAGAACCGGAGCACTCCGTAACTCATTACACATGCGACACTTACGAGATTCTCGCGGGCAATTTGTAAGAATTGGCTCACCACTAAACTATGCTTTGGCTCATCACGAAGGCACAAAACCGCACCGTATTACACCAGATAGGGCTCAGGTTTTGCGTTTTGTGAGAGGTTCTACGGTTGTGTACGCACATTCTGTTATGCATCCTGGAACCAAACCTAATCGTTATCTCACAGATAACCTTCGGTTAGTCAAGTAAAATATTTACTACAAAAGTAGTAAAACGACACAAGATAAGGAACAAAGATGACAACACGATTCAAAGACTTCGGTGACGGAGGAGTTGTAGTTACCGAACCGCTATCTTTCAAACTCCATGGCGAGGAATTCCACTGCAAGCCAGCAGTTCAAGGAAAAGTTCTTCTTGACATGGTTCAAAAAGCCGGCTCTGGAGACCAAGCAGCAGCAACTGCTGTTATTACTGATTTCTTCAATTCTATTCTTGTTGCAGAAAGCAAAGTTCGTTTTGATGCTTTGCTTGAGTCAGACAAGATTGTGACTGTAGAAACTCTTGGAGAAATTACCTCTTGGGTAGTTGAACAATACACAGACCGTCCTCAATCGGGGCCAGAGCACTCGCAGAGTGGGCAGTAGAACTCTGGCCGTATGTGAATGGAAAAGCGCTTATGAGTGGCCTACAACTTTCTACGATGGAAATGAGTGACATGCTTGATGTCATTCATTTCATCATGGAAGAAGACATGCTTTCCGCTCAGAGTGGCGAACATTTAGAAGCCAAAGAAAAAGTGAGAACTGTCATTTATAAAGAGTTTTATAACCAAGACTATGTCTTTATTAAAAACTCTACCCGTTCATACATTGTTGATGAACCACTCAATGATGTTGATACAAGTGGAATAACTCCATTTGACCCAAAGAAACAACCAACCAAACCATATGTTCCGCCAACTGAGTTCAATCCTGAATCAGCACAGCCTTTTGGCAAGAACATTGATGCGCCGCTCGGATAATTAGGAGGTGATGGCACATGGCAGCAAATATTGTAGGTGACGCATATGTAGTTGTCCGTGCCATCACAGCGGGTGTAGAACGCGACATCAAAAAAGCATTTGATGGCGTAGATAGACAAGGTGCAACTGCTGGAGAAAGAGTAGGAAACTCTTTCAATAAAGGATTTAATCGCACTGGAAATGGCCGTAGAGAGTTATTTAGTGCTGCATTTATGAAGTCTGCTGACCAAGCACGTCAGCGCTTGAGCAGCATGATTCGTATTGGTTATGCACTTGGTCCAGCAATTACTGCACTTGCTGGAATTATTGGAAACCTTATAACCACTCTTACAAGCCTTGTTGCTGTTATTGGTGGAGCAACGCTTCCTGCTCTAGCAGCACTTGCTGGAGCCTTTACTGCTGTCGGTATTGCTGCAATTACAGCCAAACTTGCTTTTGCTGGTGTAGGTAAAGCAATCCAAGCAGGACTTAAAGCACAGAAAGCGTCTACAGCAAACGATAAAGCAAAAGCAGCAGCATTAAAACGATGGAAAGATGCTGAAGAAAATCTTGCCGACACCATTGAAAATGGCGCTCTTGCTGTTTCTAGAGCAAAACGAGCAGCAGCCGATGCGACAGAAAATTATACGGACGCCCTTGAGCGAGCAAAAGAAGAAATTAAAGAACTTGCTTTTGAATCTGAAGATGCTGCTATTAATGAACAAAAGGCTGCTCTTGAGTTAGAAAAGGCTAGAGAAAATCTTGCTCGTGTGTCTGACCTTCCACCAAACTCTCGTGCTCGTAAAGAAGCAGAACTTGCTTTTGCTGAGGCTGACCTCAACTATCGTCGCGCTATTGATAACAACAATAAACTCAAGAAGCAAGAGACAGATAACGCTAAGTTAGGCGCAACTGTTGCTGAACAGGCAGCAGGACAGAAAGACGTTCTTCGTGCTAAGCGAGACGAGATAGATGCTCAAGATGAACTTGAGAGAACAATTCTTGATACCGAAAAAGCAACTCGCAAGGCAACTGAAGCCCGTGATGAGGCAAAAAATGATTATGTAAATTTTGATGAGCAAAGTGGAGCAGCAAACGCTTATGCAGATGCTCTCTCTGAACTGTCTAAAGAAGCGCAGGACTTTGTCAAATACATTGTTAGCCTCAAGGACGAGTTTAAGGCTCTAAAAGCGGCTGCTGGAGAAGAACTATTTCCTAAACTTACTGAGGCAATTGATAATCTTGTAAAAAATCTATTTCCTAAACTAAAACCGCTACTAAAGGAAACTGGTAGTGCTCTAGGTGATGTAGCAAAAGAACTTTCTAGCACTATTACTAAAGCAGAAAACTTAGAAAGACTTGAAAGAATTTGGAAGTCAAGCAATAAAGTAATTGTTGACTTAGGAGATGCTTTCTCTAATCTCTATGAAGTTGTTCTAATACTTCTTGATGCTGCCAGACCTCTTACAGAAGAGTTCGCTAAATGGACAGCAAACATAACTGCTAGTTGGAGAGAGACTCTCAAGGCTCAGGAGGCATCAGGAGAGTTAGCAAAGAAGTTTGATATTGCTCGCGGAATCCTCAAAGACTTAGGAAAGATTATCGGCAATGTCTTTGGTGGTTTTGGCAAAATAATCTCTGCCAACGTAGGTCCTGGCAGCGGTGGACAGATTCTTCTTGACTATCTCAAAGAGGCTACTGGAAGATTTAAGAATCTAGAGACCATTGATGGAAAGCCTATTAAAGATTTCTTTGCTGGAGCGGCTGAGAACGGAACAAAACTTTTAAGTCTTCTTGGAAATATTGGTGGAGAGTTCATCAAACTTGCTGATGACCCAGGACTCGGTAAGTTCTACGACTCACTCAACAGGGTTGTAGACACCTTTGGTCGTATAGGCGGTAATCTAAATAACGCTGCTCCAGCATTTGGCGCTTTCTTAGAAAATGCCGCTTTGCTTATTGAAACTCTCACTCAAAGTGGTGGAGTCGTTGTCTTCTTTAATACTCTATCTCTGATAGTAGTGAAGATAAATGAATTACTGCAAACACCACTTGGGCAGAAGTTGCTTGAGTGGAGCGCAATGATTCTTCCTATAGGTTCTGCTCTTGGTCTTGCTGCAAATGCAGCAACTTTCTTTGGCAAAGCAGCACTTAGTGCAATAAATCTATTGCTTTCTCCTCTTAGAGGATTGTTTACTTTACTAACCACCATAGGTGTAGCAACTGGACCTGCTCTTGCTATTGTCGCTGCTGTAGTCGCAGTAGGAGCCATATTGGTTCTTGCTTACAAAAATAGCGAACAGTTTAGAGAGTCTATAAATCTTCTTATCAGTGCAATTAGTGGGGCACTCAAAGGAGCATTCAACGACATTCTTGCAGCAATAAAAACAGTAATGCCTAATGTTAAAAGTTTTGGAGATGTATTCAAGTCAATTGGAGACTTCTTAGCAGTAACAATTGTTCCACTTATTGGTGGAATTCTTGTTAGAAGCATTGGTATTTTATCTGGTGCTATCCAAAAAATTATCTACACCATTGGCGCTGTAAAAGACGCATTTATGGCAGTATATAATTTTATAAAAGGAATATTCCAATTTCTAACTGGTGACACCGAAGGTGCTGCCGCTTCAATGAAGAAATCATTTGAGTCTGCGTTTAGTGCTATAAAAAATGCTATTAAGGCAATTGTTGCTCCATTTACTGGAGTAATCAATGCTATCTCTGATGCTTGGAATAATTCAGTAGCAAAGTTTAGTTTTACTGTTCCTAAGTGGGTTCCAGGTATTGGTGGAAATACATTTAAGGTTCCAACTCTTCCTAGAATCAATTTAGCAAATTTTGCTGAAGGTGGAACTGTATTCCCTCAGGCTGGTGGCGCCATTGCTCGCGTTGCTGAAGCAGGACGACCAGAGCGTATTGAACCACTTGACCCTTCTGGACTATCAAAACGCGATAGAGCAATTATTGATGAACTTGCCGCAAAATCTGGTGGACTAGGTGCACAGGTAAATATAACTGTAAACCCATCTGCTGGAATGGACGAGCGTGAACTTGCAGCAATTGTTTCTCGTCAGGTTTCTTATAGCCTTCGTAAGGGAGCCGCATAATGCCACTAAACCAAGGCCAAGAAAATTATTATGTAGATAGAGGATTAACTCCACTTCCACAGCCGCATCTGACTGGAATGAAACTTCAGGAAGATGTATCAATCAACGACTTTGTTCTCAATCGCATTGACGAATATGGAGTTGTTTGGGTGTGCACAGATATTCAGGGTTGGTGGACAATTCCAACTCCAGAAATACCTGAACTGTCACGAGGTTGGGGAGACGGTTCATATGACGTGAAAGGCCGTTTTGCGGCTAGAAATATAACTTTAGAAGGGGTATTTCTTACTCCAGACCCATCTTTAGTTGCTGCTGCTAGAAATCGTCTTATAGAGGCAATAAACCTTGTCTATTCTGGTGGGTGGCTCAAGACATCGGAAAGTCCCGTTAAAGCAGCCTATGTTCGCCTTAGCGGAGACCCAGAAATTCAAACAGTCAATGCTCGTGGAAGAACAGAGTTTTCTATTGGTCTTCGTGCTGCTGACCCTCTCAAGTATGAGTGGTATGACTTAAACGCTGAAGGATTTAGAAGCACAGAAATTCTTTGTAAGAGCGTAACTCCAGCAAGAACTGGTAGCGGAAGTATCAACAACTCTGGAAACTATAAAACTCAGCCGACTCTTACAATTCAAGGTCCCATTGTTGGCCCTGCTTATATTGACAATGTAACTAACTCTGAGACCATAACAATCAGTGGAACTCTTAGAGCGCAAACATCTAAAAATATTACACAAAGAAGCCTTACTGACAATATTGCCACAATAACAACTTCAACTGCTCATGGGCTCTTTGTTGGAGACTTGGTAACAATATCTGGTCTTGGCGCTCCCTATGATGGAACAGAAAAACTTATTCTTGAGGTTGTGGGAACCCAATCAACTTCAACATCTTTTAGGATTGAAGCATTTGGAAGTAACCAAGCAAACAGTGGAGTCTCTGGAACTCTATCTTACGGACCAGATGTCCTTGAGATTGACACCTACAACAGACAGGTATATCTCAACGGTCAATACTCTGGTGCAAGAACAAAGTTAGATGTATATAACGAATGGGTATCCCTGTCTCCAGGAAACAATGTTATTAACTTTAGAGATGACGGAGCACCATCTGCTTCCGCTGCGAAATTGACGGTAGATTATCGGTCTGCTTGGCTAGCATAATAAAAGGACAAAGAGAGACGAAATGGTATTAAGTAGCGAAATAACTCCAGCGGAGTATAGATACTTCTTGGTTGATTTGTTGACCAATCAAACTATCTCCGAAGTTCCGTTTACGGATGTTTCCTATGAGCGTGCTCTAAGCAAGGCTGGCTCTTTCTCTGGAAAGATTCCAGTTATTGCGGCAACTGAAGCATTAGACCTGTATGAGAGCACTATGCCAGGAAAAACAGCAGTGTTTGTTCTCAGAAACGAAACTTGCGTATGGGGGGGAATAATCTGGTCAAGACAGTATTCTCCTGGAAACAAATCTCTAACTGTTGATGCTTCAGAGTTTGTAAGTTATCTATATCACCGTGCCGTATGGCAGACTCTGTATTATGGAACAGAAAATGTATTTTGTTCTAAATATTCTGCAAATGGCTCAGTAGCCACTGTTTATACAGATGTTCCTCATGGTTTTGAGCAGGGTGAAGTAGTAAGAATAAGAAACCTCAATGCTGCCCTTAATGGCGATAAAGTTATTACAGCAGTTACTACAGCAAGTTTTAGTTTTGCCGTTTCTGGTGTAACCCTTGCTCTTAGCCCATCAAGCACGGGGGTAGCAAGAGTTGTTCTTGATGCTTATGAAACAACTCGTCAAATTCTCGGCTGGGTTCTACAAGACTTTGGCGGTCAAGGATTTGTAAATGATGATATTAGGCCAGCCAATGAAATTGAGTATTCAATTACAAATAAGCAAGCAGCATCAATTGGTGGCGGAGAAAGCAGATTTACTCTTACTACAGCCAATGTTCACGATTTTATAGAAGGACAAGAGATAGAGATTGTTGATGTTGATGCGGGAGTAAATGGGTTTCAAGTAATTGATACTATACCTACATCAACTAGCATTTCTGTTGTAGTTGGTGGAACATATTCTGTATCCTCAGCACTGTCTGGTCTTTCAACAGTAAATGTAATTTCTAGAGGCATTGACACTACAGAACTCACTGTAACTACAAAACAAGTATCTAATAACGTTGCTACTCTAACAACCTCTTCTAGTCATGGTCTTGCTGTTGGGGATTATGTAAGCATTGCAAGTATTAGCAATAGCGTGACATATACGACATCTGGAACTGGGGCCGCTGCCTCTTCAACTATTACAGTTAACAGCGCAAGTAATTTGAAGCCAGGTCAGTTAGTTGTTGGGACTGGAATTTCTGCTGGAACATCTATTCGTTCTATTAGTGGAACAACAATAACTTTAGACAAAGCAACATCAGGTCCTGTTAGCGGAACTATCTCATTTACTCAGGACTCAACTCTTAACGGAACATATCAGGTTAGTGCTGTTCCATCATCAACTCAATTTAGTTATGTAGTAGATACCCAGGACGTTGTAAGCACAGCGACACCTGGAGGAAAAGCCTCATATAAGAGTTGTGTATTGGCTACATCAACTGCTCATGGGCTAACTGCTGGAAAAAGTATTGTTGTTGAAAATGTCGGAACTGACTATGACGGCTCTCAGACTGTAGCAAGTGTTATTAACAGTGTCACTTTCAAATATAACGTGTTTGCAACTCTCAATCAGGCGACAGAAGCAGTCTATGGAGGAACTGTAAAAAGTGGAGCAAGGGCAGTAGCCTCAACATATGGAGCCTATACAGCCAACTCAGATTTTGGTCTTCAAATAGACAATAGCACAACAACAAATGTCATTGGAGATGACCAACAAGTATTTAGAGGCTCTGACCTTAGAATGTTCGGAGAAATTCTAGAAGAGTTCTCAAAGGACCTCAATGGATTTGAATACAGAATTGACTGCGATTTTATTGGTGGAAACTTCTATAAAACATTTACCTTTGTTCCGTATATCGCTCCGCCTACTCCTGTAGTAGTAAATAACAAGCAACTTACAAACAACTTAGCCACTCTGACTACAGCCACTGCTCATGGTCTTACAACTGGAAGAATTGTTGTAGTTGACAATGTTGGTGTTTCTTTTGATGGTGAAGTTGAAGTAGTAAGCACTCCTACCCCTACAACATTTACATATTACAGTTATGGTTTCAATAATGTTCCATCTACTGCTTGCGCTGGATATATTGGTCTTGTTCATCCAGTAAGTGTTCTTGGTGCTGATGCTGTCGTATTTGAGTATCCTGGGAACATCACCGACTTCTCTCTTAGCGAGAGCGCTGAGAATGCTGCCACCCGTATGTGGGTCTCAGGCAATGGTGATGGATTAGATGGTAATGCTTCTCAGCCATATGCTGCTGCTTCTGCTACAGACTTACTCAATCAAGGATGGCCTCTTCTTGACCAAGTTGAAGAGAAGAATGACCAAAGCACTGCTGCTATTGGTGAGTCTGCTTTATACAAATATGCCGAAGATTTCTTAGGAGAAGCAAGACCACCAGAGGGAACATTCAATCTTTCTGTAAATGGCTCTATTGACCCTCAAGTGGGTGACTATCTTCCAGGAGATTGGTGCACAATCATTATAGATGATGACTTTGTTCGCTCTCGTCTAGCATCAGACTTAGAGCCACGAACAAATGTTATTGTTAGAAAGATTGTTGGCTATAAAGTTTCTGTCCCAGATAGCCCAGCATTCCCTGAAAAAGTTGATTTAGAATTAATATCTGAGTGGAGAGAGGATAGAAGAAATGCCTAGCAGACGCCGTTCTCGCAATAAAAATCTTGGTAACAACCTTGCTGACGTTCAGCGTCGTTTGCGTTTCCTAGAGCGTCGCCCTATCCGCACAAAACTATCAAGTAGAGTTGTTACTCGTGCTGCTATTGCTCCTAACTCTGTATCAGCAGACGAGGCAGAATTTGGCACATCAGTAGTTGTTCCGCCAGGACAAGACCCTGCATTTGTTATATCTTCAATTGAAAATCCTAAAGAAGGATTTTTAGTTGTAGATGCTGACACTGGTGGGTCTCAGATTTACTCACAAACATCAGAAAGTTACTATGATGTTGCTGACCCAGTAGCCAATGCCTCAGCGGATGCGGCAGCGGATGCGGCAGCCTTAGCAGCAGCAAACGCTGCGGCAGCACAAACAACTGCCAATGGAAAAAATAAAGTTTATCGTCAAACAAGTCAACCTACGACTGGCCCTTTTGCCGAAGGTGATTTGTGGTTTGACACAGATGACGATAATAAAATTTATCGCTATACAGGAGGCTCTTGGTCAACAGCGGTTCAACTAGGAAATAACGCCATTGCTTCTTTATCAGCAAGTAAACTTACTGCTGGAACTATTGACGCAAATGTCATTACTGTATCTAATATCAATGCTGGAAATATTACTGCTGGAAATATTGCCTCTGAAAGACTAACAACCACACAACTCAATGCAACAAATATTACTTCTGGAAGTTTGTCTGCAAGTAGAATCGGTGCTGGAACCATTAACGCCACTATTGAAATTATTGGTCCAACAATTACTGGTGGAACTATCAGAACATCACCTAATGGGAACCGTGTAGAACTTTCAGATGTAGATGAGGTCAAGTTTTATGATGAAAGTGGTGCTACTGTTGGAAGACTAGGTCCTTTTGATTTTGGTACTTTTCAAACTGGAGTTGTTTTGACTGGAGGAGATAACTATTACAATAGTCCTTACATAAATTTACAAAATGCAAATGGAGCAGCATCAATCTATATGGGAATAGCAGGTTCTTATCCTTCTATTAACATGTACAGCGCCAGCACTGCTAATGCCGATGATACTGGTGGAATGTTAATTTCTACTGGAGGCTCTACATCTGCAACCGGAGAGTTTAGAGTTGTTGCTGGAAACTCTGGAATAAAATTAGAGTCGTGGACTAATGGAGGCGGTGCTCCAGATTATATTGAATTTAGAGAAACAGGTAATCTTGATTTTCTTGCTGATAAACTAAATTTATATGGCTCTCTTGTTGTAATTAGTGATAGTGTTCAGCAAGGAACTGGAGCACCGACAAACGCAGAAGCAGTAGCCACTGGACATATAATTTTTAAGTATACATAAGAATAGTTATATAAAAAGAAAAAGAGACAGATTACTATGCCAGCATACTATTACGACGGAGGTTCTTGGAGAACCCTCAATACCGCGTACTATTATGATGGTGGTTCTTGGAGAACAATCAACTCCGGTTGGGCTTATACAGGAACATCCTGGGTTCAAATATTTACAACTGGAACTTTTACTCCAATTCTAAGGCTTCCTGGAAATACAACTCAGGCAAATTCAAGAAGCGCTGGTCTTGCTATTGAATTATATAAAGGGTCAATAGCAACTGGAACATATACATATCAATTTCAGTATGCGTTGGGAGGAACATCAAGTTGGACAAATGAAAGCATTGCTGGAAGTTCTGGAACCATAACAGGTGCTACTCAGACAGCATCTTTTACTACTGATTCTTCTTATGTTACGGCTTTGGAGAGTCTTGCTTATAGCGGAAATAACACTGGAATTTTAGATGATGTAGACACATATCGCCTTCAAACAGCAAAACAAGCGTATATCAGAGCAAGAGTAATCAAATCTGGTGAAACTCAATTTACAAATAACGTAAGAATTCAAAAACGTCAAGCCGTAAACTCTGGAACATTGCTAAGGCTAAGAAGAGCGTCTACTGGAACTGTATACACAATTACTGGAAATCCGGCTACAGACAAACAACCGTTCGTTGGCGACACAATTTATTGGGAACCAAGTTTTCAAGCAACCACTACTTTAACTAACGACACTAGACCTGACTATTACTGGTTCAACTTTGACTCAAACTCTGGTTCATACACCCGAAACTCTATTCTTTCTGACCCAACTAACCCAAGAAACCCTATAAATGGTCGTTCATATACAGTTGTAAGTTCAGACTTAAATGGACCTGTTGTATGTAATCTAAGAGCAATCAATACAAATGGTGCTGGAACTGGCGATATAACTGTTGCTACTAGAGATGTTTCTGATGGAACACTAACTGCACCTATAAACCTAGTTCTTCAATACTCGGCGCTAAGCCTTACTGGAACTTGGGACGCTGCTAGTGGAGGAAACGACACAACCATTACATACACTTGGTATCTAGAAAGAAGCACTGGAGGCGGCGCATATACTCAAGTTGCATCTGGAAATACAACAACTCTAACATTTTCTAGTTCTCAGAATGTTGCTGGTAACTATAGGTTCTATGTAGTTGCTGCTCAGACTGGAAGCCCGAATGTTACTTCTGGATATTCAAATGTTTATACTCTTGCTGCTCCTGCTGCTTTCAATGTAACGATTCAAAATGTAACTACCAGTGAGACATATAGACCATCTATATTCAGTGTAAACGCTCCAACTCTTAGTTCTACGGCTCTCAACCGCTGGGACTGGACCTGGGGAACCTCTACTATTACTGGCCCTGCGTATGCAAAAACTGGCTCGTTCAACGTAACAACTATGAACAACTGGACAAGTCAAATCACAAGACCAAATGGAACTACAGCATCGTCTACCGTAACAAGCCCAACAGATTATTGGACAGTTAATAGTTCTGGAAACCACACGGAGACTGTTACAGCAAATAACAATAGAAAAAATTACATAAGAATTTCTTGGACAAAACCAGCAGCAACAAGTGCTGTAAGTTATAGAGTGTTTATAAATGCATACTCTGCTGCAACTAATGGAAGTATTGATTGGACAAGAACAATAAATGTTGAAGATGTAAATTTTGTTGATATTGAACACGACTATGCTGCAAATGGCTCTTGGACAACTGGACAAACAGTTCTTGTTTCTTCAGTTACTGCATACAATGGCTCTGGTCAAACTGGAGTATCTACCTCTGGAACAATCCCTCCATTCAATGAATTTGGTGCTGATGGAACAACATCATGGAGCGCTTGTAATGTTATTGGAACGCGACAAGCATCAAGAACAGATAATCTAACTTTAGAAAGCCCTACGACTGGATTTATATACATCACTGGAACCTTTGAGCCAGGATATGCAGTAACTATGACTGGAACAAGTCCTACTACTGGAAATACTGGTTGGAGTCCAAGTTTTGATGACCCTGGATGGACTCATACTTATAAATGGTATAGAAGTGGAACTGTAACTTTTCAACAAATATCAGGTGCTACTTCAAAGAGTTTTTCTATACCTCTTGCTAGCACTTATATTGGAGATGTTCTTGATGCAAGTGTTGTGTCTTCATATAAAGGCCAATCTTTTACTGAAAGATTTGACTCAACGAGTGATGCAAACAGCACAGTAAAGCCAAGCCCACCAACATTTGTTCTATCAGATAATGGAAATAGAACAGTATCTATAAGTTCTGTAAACTCTATCGGAGCAACCTTTTACTACGGAACCTATGGTGGAGTAGGAACTGGTCTTAGTATCCCAGAAACAGCCACTGCCACAACATCAACATCTGCGCAGGTAACTGCTGGAACTCTTACAGCATCACTATACGCAAGAAGATATGTAAATCTTGTCTACCCAACTACCCAAACAGTTCAATTTAATTCTAATACAGCAACTACCAACACAGTTACTGTTGCTCCGTCTCCTCAAGATACGAGTTCTAGAAGATACTTAAGCAATGCTCCAAGTATTGGTGCTGGTAGCACTTTTTACGTTTCTACTAATGGCTACTTTGGCAATGCTACTATGGCAACTAATAACTACTTTAGTCCAATTCCAACCCCTGGTGGTTTCCTAAATATTGCTGCTCAAGATTTGGTTATGCAGTATTGCTACAGTAAAGTAGATAACGGTGGAACTTGGATTCGTTACAGAGGAAATAGATATTTAGATGCATCTAAAATTTTAGAGTATCAAGCATACTTAACTTTTAGCGGCACTGTTTATGTATTGTTCATAGAAAACAGCCTAACTGATTACGTTGCAAACACTGCTTATACAGTCAACGGTTCAATTCAAAATACTTGGCTATCTTCTTCAACAGACAGCAGCGACTTTACAGTAAATCAAGGAACTACTGGTTGGACATCAAGAAGCGTAACTTCTGGCTCAAATGACGATGGAGTCGTATCCTTTACAGTAATTAGACCAGCAAGACAGCATCAAGCAGGTGCTGTAACTAGAACTGCTGGTGGATTTACTTTCCAAATTACAAACGTAGATGACAGCACCTTTGAGTCTGCTGCTACATATGGAGTAGCAACAACTGCTGGAACTGCAACTATTAATACCAGTACTGGATTGGTGACTCAGACAGGGCTTACCTCTAATCAATTTGCTACAGTTACAGTAAGTAAAGCAAGAACTGGATATGAGACTGCTACTAACGTCGTTGTTCAAGGTCAAGCACTTGCTGGCTCGCCGCCAAGCCAATCATTTGCTCCAGTAATTACTACTAGTGGTGGCTCCGTAGATGCTTTCGGAACACCAAGAAGAGCAGAAGTTCCTACACTTTTAACTGGAACTGCTGGAGGCTATACCAACTCAACAAGCATAACTTCTTCAATGTTGACTATTACTAGCATTAATTATACTGGTGCAGATAGTGATTGGACAAGTGCTGGTGGTCTAACTTCATCAGTAGCCATGAATAACACTTATGCAAGTTCATCTGCAAATATGTTTAGATTTAGAGATAGAGTTGTTGGAACAGATGGCTCTACAGTTGATTTTTATTCTCCTCAAATCTACCGAGCAGTGTATGGTCCTCCAACGAGCGTAGCGCTAAGTGCAAGAACACAAAACTCTATAACACTGAGTTATACAGGAAGCGGCTCTCAGAGAATCTATGCTTACAAAGACGGAAATCTAGACCAAATCATTACAAGCCCTGCCGCTTCAGGTGCTGGAGGCACCGTAATCTATAGCGGACTTACAGCAAATACTTCTTATAGTTTATTACTATACGGAGCAAATAATGAAGGTTATATATCTATAAATGCTGGTGGAAGCACATACTCAACGCAAGGAAATCAACTTGCAACTCCTAGTGGAGTTTCTGCTACAACAACCAGAACTGATGGAGTTAATATTTCTTGGTCTGCTGTGTCTGGTGCTGCTTACTACGGTATTTGGTGGGGAGGTCCTCCTGGATACGACAACGCTCCTGACTTTGGTGGACCAAGTAGCGCTGGTGGGTGGAATGGTAGTGGAACTTCATTCTTAGATACGACTATTTCTGCTGGAGGAAGTCGCACATACTATGTTCAGGCATATCAAAGCGGAAACCCTACTGGAACAAAATCAAACTGGAGCGCTGGAGCAACTGGAACTAGAGCAAGTGCGCCGCCGCCAACTGCGCCAGTAATTACAAGTGGTCCTAGTATTTCTTGGGCTTCTGGAAACAACTTCACACTATCAGCAACTGCATCAAACGCAACTAACCTTGAATTTTTTGTTGAATTTGCCAATAATAGTGGTGGTCCTGCACTAAGAACTCAAACATTTTTCTTTGGAGCATCTACTGGTGGCGGACAAACAGGAGCGCAGGCTAACTCTTGGGCTAGAACACAAGTAAGAGCAAATAATACCACTACTGGTCTAAGTAGTGCTTTTAGCGGATTTACAAATTGGGCATAGCATGAATACTAATCAAAAACTAGAAATTCTAAATGCAAATTTAACTTCTATAATTCTTCATACTTCCGCACTAGAGACAGACATTGCTTTAGACCCCGATGCTGATGTAGAAGGGAAGCCCACGAGAGCCGAGGTTCTCGCCGAATTTAGAGAGAAAAAAGTAATCATTGAAAATATGATTGCGACACTTACTGAAGAAGAAACTCTATAGATAGCAAACTGCTATCATAGATAACCCAGACATAAGGAGAAAACGATGGCTAACATAGAATACGAATACCTCAACGATGCTGACAAAAACAACATTGTTATTAACCATATTCGCAGCGTTGAATATAACCTCTATAACCTTGAGATTCAAAAGGTTATTGCTAATACAGCAACAAACAAAGACCAACAACTTCTTACTCAATTAGAGCAAGAAATCTCTGATGGTCAGTCAAAAATTGCTGAACTGAAGTCGCTACTCGTTTCTGAGTAATTTTATGACTGAATCTAACGAAAAAGATTTAGTTATTACTGCTCTAAGGCAGAGAATCGGGGAACTGGTCTCTGCCTATGAGACAGAAATTGCTATCATTAGGGCTAATTACACTAAATTAAAAGAAGAGTTTGACCACATATCAAAGGTTCTTGCTGACCAGATACCAGATACGTCAGACGATGAAGCAGCAAATAAGCCTCTCCAACGTATGACAAAATTTAATCCTGCCGACGCAAGGAAGAAGAAAGACTAAAATGTTTGAGGTAAAAGACGGCTCTAGAACCCTACAGTTCAAAGGACGTTTACTTGCCGACTCTTCTTCTTGGCGTAGGGGTTCAACTCGGTGGATTGAATTTGCCCTTTATAGGACAGAAAACGGCTCTTATGTTTTGTCACGAATTGGAGTATCTTTAGTTTTTCATGGTGCTGCTTGTCCTCTTATAACTCGTTACGGATTAGTAGAAGCAAATCCTAAAGAATTAGACCGTGATGCTCTACCGTGTGAAGAATGTAGACCTACTAAAAACCTTCCATTTGTTTTTCCAGAAAAATATCGTTACTGGGCGCAAGTAAGTGAAGACCCTAAACCAGTCTTAGATGCTCTATATAAGTATGACCAAAATGGTGCTCGCTACCTAACTAATGTAGCACAAAGGTTGCTTGAAGAGGCAGCAGAAAATGATGAAAGAGTGGATAGTATTTACAGAATAGAGATGATTCCGTAAGATTCCTACAACTGCTAGTAAGAAGGACAAATGACGCAAGGATTAGAAGGAATAGAAGTAACGCTAGTTAATAGCGCAGAAAAAGCCTCGGATTTTATTCATTGGCTCGGTGAGCGTCGTCCTTACAACGCGATTGCTATTGATACTGAAACTGGTGAACGACCAGGAAGACCACGAAGTGATGCTTTATCTCCTTGGCATGGAGATTTAAGACTTGTTCAAGTTGGTGATTCTCAAAAGGGTTGGGCAATTCCTTGGAACGAATGGTCTGGAGTTTTTTATGAAGCAATGGATAAGTTTGATGGCCCACTTGTTTGTCACAACATAGCGTTTGAAGCACGATGGTTTGCAATCAAATCTCGTTGGGAAATTCCTTGGCACCGTGCTCACGACACAATGATTATGGCTCATCTGATTGACCCACTTGGTCCAGGTGCTTTGAAAGTATTAGCAGAAAATATTATTGACCCAAGAGGCGCATATCTTCAACAAAAACTAGATGAAGGTTTAGTTGAAAATGGTTGGACTTGGGGAACTGTTCCCATCAACTTTGAGCCTTATTGGGCTTACGGTGCGCTTGACCCAATCCTAACTATGCGTCTTTGGGAAAAATTTTATGAAAAGTGCGGCCCTGGAAAGCCATATCACAAGGCATATGAACTTGAAATGGCAACCCGCAAAATTGTCACTCGTATGGAAATCAATGGCGCTCGCATTGATGTTGATTACTCACGCAAGAAATATCAAGAACTAATTGATTACACAACAAGTGTTAAAGAGTGGGGTGCTAATACCTACTCTGGAACAAGCCTTACAAGCAATATTCAACTTGTCCGTCTCTTTGAAAAGTTGGGTGGAGAGATTACTGAACTCACCCCAAGTGGGCAAAAGGCGTGCACAAAAGACCAACTAAAACTTCTTATTAGAGATGGTAATGCTGAAGTAAAAAATCTTGCTGAAACAGTTGTTCAGTTACGCAAAGCGGAAAAACTTGCTAATACTTATTTTTTGAACTTCATTGATAAAAATATTGATGGGGTTCTTCATCCATCCGTCAAAACGCTCGGCGCACGGACATCGCGTATGTCAATTACTGACCCAGCGCTACAGACTCTTCCTAAGGGAGACGAAACTGTGCGCCGAGCATTTATTCCTAGAGATGACAAGCATGTCATCATTACATCTGACCTTGACCAAGTTGAGTTCCGTATGTTTGCGTCTTTGTCGCAAGACCCGAACTTGATACGACTATTCAATCGTGCTGACCAAATTGGTTCTGACCCGTTCACTGAAATTGGACGTGAGGTTTATCAAGAACCAGATATGCAAAAGTCTGATAAGCGCAGAACTCTTATCAAAGGAATGGTTTATGGTCGTCTTTACGGAGCAGGTGTTGCTAAACAAGCAATTACTGCTGGAGTTGCTGAGGAGCAAATGCGCTCGGTATCAGACGCATTTGATATTCGCTATCCAGGAATGATTCGTTTCCAAAAAGAAATTGAACATGTTGGAATGATGCGAGAGCGCGATACTGGTCAAGGATTTGTTCATACTTGGACTGGAAGAAGAATCCCTTGCGACCAAGGTCGTGTCTACACTCTTGTAAATTATTTGATTCAAGGTGGGGCGGCAGAGGTCTTCAAAAGTAACCTTGTAAAACTGGACCAAGCAGACTTGACTGAACTATTGATTGTTCCTGTCCACGATGAAATTGTTTTACAAGCACCACGAGAAGATGCTGAAGAAATAAAAAGAATTGTTCAGCAATGTATGACAACCGAAGAAGGCTGGGCTGTCCCACTTACAGCGGATGTTGATGGTCCACTAGAGACTTGGGGAGATAAATACTGATGATTGGTGTATTAGCGGTTGACCCAGGACAAACTACTGGAATTGTTTTTATTGAGTGGGACCAAAATCAAGAACAACTACCAACAAAAGTAATTTCTGCTGAAGCAGACCAAGAGTCATTTGCTTCATCTATAGAACCAATATTGGCAAACAAACAGTCGTATGGTAGTTTTTATGTAGTTTGCGAAAGATTTATAATAAACGCTCAAACTGTTAGAAACTCTCAGGCTCCTTATAGTCTTGAACAGATTGGTGTCCTCAAGCATCTATGTAGGGTAAATGGGTATAACCCAGCAGAAATATCCTTTCAAGCCCCTGTAGACGCTAAATCAATGTTTCCAAACCCAGCCCTAAAGAAGATAGGGGTGTGGCATGTGGGGGGTGGGGGTCACGCCCTAGATGCTGCCCGACACGCCCTACTCAAAATGACTAGAGTTGGTTGGAAACCAAAAATCCTGCTAGACTAACAAATAGAAGAAAAAATATTTCAAGCCGCAATAAAAAATTTTTTTCTTAGTGACGAAAGGAACCACTAGTGCCAGTTTCAGTGGACATAGATGCCTCAGGCGAACATATAGTAATAAGTGCTGACTGGAGGCTAAAAGAACTCTGTAAAAGCCTTCCAGGGGCCTCCTGGAACGTTTCTGAGGGTGTCTGGAGGGTTCCACTAAGTTGGACAACATGTTTAGCCCTACGGTCTACATTCAAAGACCAACTAGAGATTCAACCCAAACTTGCTGAGTGGGCAGCAGACCATATCAACACAAGAATCAATCCTGCGCTGGCTCTAAGAGAGTTAGATACCTATGAAGGTGATGAAGCCCTATTCCCTCATCAAAGGGCTGGAGTAGCCTTCCTAAGCACAGCCAAACGAGCGCTTCTAGCCGATGAACCAGGACTAGGAAAGACCGCTCAGGCTATTAGGGCTCTAAAGGCTCTTCACGATAAAGGTGAAGATGTTTTTCCTATTCTTGTAGTTTGTCCTAACACCTTGAAAAAGAACTGGGCCAGAGAGTTCCAAAAATGGTGGCCTGATTCTGTAGTCACTCAAATAATCAAAGGCTCTGCTGCTCAGCGTAAAAAGCAATTTGAAGAACCAGCCCAAGTTTTTATTATCAACTGGGAATCCCTTCGCTCTCACTCAAGACTCGTTTCCTATGGCTCTATTGCACTAACTAGATGCAAGGCTTGCGGCGGACAAGATGAAAAAATTAGTGAAAGCCGTTGCGAGGTTCATCTTAGAGAACTCAACAATATAGATTTTAAGGCTGTAATTGCTGATGAAATTCATCGCTCAAAAGACCCAAAGAGCAAACAAAGTCGCGCTTTGTGGTCTGCTAGTGGCAATGCTGAAATCCGTTTTGCACTTACTGGAACTCCAATTGCAAACAATGTAGTTGACCTATGGGCAATACTTCACTGGTTGTCTCCAAAAGACTGGCCTTCAAAGACCAAGTGGATTGACCGAATGATTGATGTCATGCTCAATGCCTTTGGTGGAATGATGGTTCTTGGCGTCAAACCAACAATGACTGATGAGTTCTATAAGAGCGTAAATCCATATATGCGTCGTATGTTAAAAAAAGTTGTTTTGCCTCATCTACCGCCAGTAATGAATGAGCGCCGAGATGTTGAGATGTCTACAAAACAAGCCAAGGCTTATGCGCAAATGCGTGACAACATGATTGCAGAACTCTCTTCTGGAGACATTCTCTCTGCTCCAAGTATTTTGACTCAGACCATACGTCTTTTACAGTTTGCTAGTGCTAGTGCTACTTTAGAAGTAGATGAACTTACTGGAGAAACAAAGGCTATTTTAGACATGCCTTCTTGTAAGGTAGAAGCATTGATGGAAGACATTGAAAACGGAGACTTTGGAGATGATTCAGTTGCTGTAAGCGCTGTCTCCAAACAACTTATCAATCTTCTAAGCGCTGAGATGACTAAGAAGAAAATACCACATGGACTAATTACTGGCGACCAAGACGAAGATGAGCGTCAGCAAGCAATTGATGATTTTCAATCTGGTGTCACTAAGTGGGTTCTTTTTACGGCACAGGCAGGTGGAGTCGGTATTACCTTGACGACGGCTCGCCGTCTAGTTATGCTTCAGCGACCTTGGTCATTAGTTGATTACAAGCAAGTATTAGACCGAGTTCACCGCATTGGAAGCGAGATTCACGACTCAATTGTTATCACTGATTATGTCACGGAAGGCACTATTGAAGAGCGTGTCATCCACGTTCTTGAGACAAAGGCTGATAACTTTGAACAGATTGTTCGTGATAAGGACCAACTATTGCGACTACTACAAGATGATAAGAGTGGAAAACTATGACAGAAAATGACAAAGTAGTTCGTATCTCCAACTCAGAGATACAAACTTTCAAAGATTGCCGTAGACGTTGGTGGCTTACTTACTACCGCGGTCTACAGCCTAAGTTTCAAGAATTTACTGGTGCGCTCGCATTTGGTAGTCGCATTCACGCAGCCTTAGATACTCACTATTCTCAAAACGTTCCGCTGCTTCAAGCACACGCCGAGTTAGTAGATGCTGACAAAAAAATTCTATTAGAAAACTTTGAAGATACCTCAAACTTGGAATCAGAGGCAGAGATGGGTCGCATCATGCTTGAGGGATACGAGCAATGGGTTGCTGAAGAAGGTTTAGACGCAGAACTTGAAATGGTCTCAACGGAAGAAAAGATTGTCGTGCCAATGTTCAACGGAGAGGTTGAACTACAAGGAAAGATTGATATGCGTGTTCGTCGCAAGGCGGATGGCGTCAAACTATTCCGTGACTTCAAAACCGTAGGTGGCTCTCTAGATGAGTTTGCTGGAACAGCAAATATGAATGAACAAATTCTTACATATATGATTTTAGAAAAACTCAAGCATGGTGAAGAAGAACAACGCACCGAAGGTGGCATTTTTACAATGCTAAAGAAGGTAAAGCGCACTGCTGCTTCTAAGCCTCCATACTACAAACAGATTGAAGTTCGTCATAATACGTTTGCGCTTAGAAATTTCTGGCTAAGAATTCATGGAGTTCTGTCAGACATGATGCGAACAAGAACTGCTCTTGATGCTGGAGAGCCTCATCATTTTGTTGCGTATCCACGACCAACAACTCGTGACTGCAAATGGAAATGCCAATTTTTCGCTATTTGCCCGATGTTTGACAACGGTGAAGCCGTTGAAGAGGTAATTAGCGATTTGTATAAGGAAGCAGACCCTTATGCATACTATGAAACAGAGAAAAAAGGAAGCGAGTGACAATGAGCCAAATACAACGCTCACTTACAGTCATGGTGTATGGAGAGAGTAAAGTTGGTAAATCCAGTTTTGCTGTCACAGCGCCATATCCTCGCCTAATGCTTGACGTTGAAGGCGGACATCGTTTCTTGCCTATCATTGTTAAGTATTGGGACCCGTTGCGTGAGGAGCCGCCTTTGGCTGACGGGACATGGGACACATGCGTAGTCACAGTTCGTGATTACGACACTGTTCTCAAAACATATCAGTGGTTGCAGTTAGGTAAGCACCACTTCAAGAGTCTAATTATTGACTCTGTATCAGAACTCCAAGTTAAATGCTTGGAAAACATTGCTGGTGTCAATCAGATGACACAACAGCAGTGGGGCGAGTTGTTGCGTCACATGGGTGCGCTATTGCGTGACCTTCGTGACCTAACAATGCACGCTACAAATCCGTTAGAGGCAGTGGTTCTTACTGCTATGGCTAAGCAGGACCGTGATGGAAGATACCGTCCTTACTTGCAGGGTCAGTTGGCAATTCAAGCACCATACTTCTACGACATTCTGGGCGCTCTTACCGTTGAGGAAAGAATGAATCCAGACCCAACCCAGCCAAATCTTAAGACTCGCCGCATGTATGTGGAGAGAACTAATAACTATGAGGCTGGAGAACGAGTTCAAGGACGACTAGGCAAAGTCATTGAGCAAGAAACCCTTCACTTGGAAAAGATGCTTGACCAAGTGTTTGGACCACGACAAACTACTGAAACGAAAGCGAGCGAATAGTGTCTACACTCAATTGGGGCGACCTAATCAAAGATGCTGGTGAAATCAGCAGCAGTTACGAGCCACTACCAGATGGCGAATATGACCTAACTGTTATTGAAGCAACAGCAAAAGTCACAGCAACTGGAAAGACAATGTTCTCTATCAAGACACAAGTTGAAGGCGGCGCCTACAACAAGCGTTTTGTATGGGACAACCTAACTGTCTCTCCAGAAAATAAAAATGCACTTTCAATTTTCTTTGGAAAGATGCACGCTATGGGAATCACACAGCAGTTCTTTACACAGGTTCCTGCACCAACCAATGCTCAGATTGAGCAGGTTTTAGTTGGTCGCAAGTTCCGTGGAACTGTGGGAAGCCGTGTCTATAACGGCAACAAGCGCAACGAGATTCGTCGCTATGCTGCTCTAGCAGCAGCGGCGGCTACAACTCCAGCAGCACCTGCTGCCGCTGCTCCAGCACCTGCTCCTGCTCCTGCTCCAGCACCTGCTCCAGCACCACAAGCAGTTGCTTCTGCTCCAGCAGCACCGTTCTAATCTAAGTTAGAAAAAGTTTGGGTTGCCGTCCGCAAGGGCGGCAACCAAAAACTAATAAGGAGATATATGTCAGAGTTAAATATGGATTGGGTAAAAGAACAACTTACTCAAAATAAAACAAGAAAAATGACCGGGGACGCTGTCCTTGAGTTATTAGATGCATGGAAAAATGTAAAAAAGCCACCTAAGACCGATATATCAAAAGAAGTAGTAGAACTGTTTTCTAAGTTGGCTCTAGGTCATGCTTTAGTAAAAGAAGATAAGAATGAAACTTGGGTTCCAGCACAGGCTGGTGATGTCAAAGTAGCCGACATAGTCAGAGTTAAATTTGATGCTTTTGACGAGGCAAGTGGGAAGTATCATCTCAACGGGCGTCGTGGAAAAATTGTTGGTGTTCGGTATGGAGATATTGTTGTAAAAAGTGATGATGGAAGAACTCCTCTTTTAGATGGAGTCCACTTCAGACCAGAAAACTTGGAAAAGTTAGTATGAACACAACAACTATAAAGTTCTTTGTAAGTGGTTCAAATCATTCAGATGTGGTTTCAAAAACTGAAGAAGAACTTTCAAAATATCTTGACACAACTGAAGACATTGGTAAAAAAGTAAATTATGAAATTTTTATTGAAAAAGGTATTGACGAGCAGAGTTCTTCTACCTACACTGCTCAGGTGATAGCAAAGGTAAAAAATGGATACTAACCAAACACCGCAAACACAAGAAACCCCTATTCGTGTTGAAGCCCTTCGGGAAGCAGCAAAAATTATTTCTGGCGATAGAAATAAACAGTATGGTGCTCCCGAAGATAACTTTGAAAGAACAGCACAGATTTGGTCTGTAATCCTTGGAGTCCCTATCAGTAATGAAGACGTCGCAATGATGATGGTGGGCTTGAAGGTTGCTCGTTATGCTTCAAAGTCTGGCTACCAACCAGATACATGGGTAGATATTGCTGGCTATGCCGGCTGCGGTTATGAAGTTGGTTTAATAGAAAGTCATAAAACCCAACAACAGCAATAACTAACTGCATAGAAAGAGGAAGGTATGGCTAATGAGCCATGGAGTTTTGAAAATCCACTATGTTCTCAGATTGGTGTAGAGACATTTTTTGAAGATTCTGAGAAAGTAAATAACAAAGAGACATCACGAGAAGACTATAGGTCAGCAATAAAAGTTTGCTCACTTTGCGAGCATATTGCTGAGTGTGCTGAATGGGCAATAAGCCACGAATTATTCGGCATCTGGGGAGGCACAACGCCTCAGCAAAGAAGAAACATAAGACGCCAAAGAAACATAGTTATTGATGGCGAATTGAAGACTCTACGATAAGTATTGGGACTAAAATTGTCCTATGGCAGCAGAACATGCATTGCGACCACTAGCACTTTGTGAGCAGTGCTGGCTTGAAAACCATACAAACTGGGAACCTCAGAGTATGGACGAGGGCGGCAACATAACAATGAAGTTAGTCGGCGTAGATACTCCAGAACACATTACTCTAGGTAATGTTGATGTTTGCTGTATGTGTGGACAAATAACTATTGCTGGCATCTATGAAATGCTTGACCCTACCAAGGTATATTTTATTGGGGAAGATAGCAATTCCTACAACAGATTTGAGTTTGACTTTAGTATGCTTGACGAAGAATAAGTAGTTAGGTAGAAAAAGTGAAAGACAAAAGACCTGGAGAAAGCCTCTGGATGGAGTGGGATGGCTATGAATACAATCCCATCAAACAAGACCCCGTAATCTATTATACTTTTGATTCAGTAGATACTACCAATGAAATAGTTCGCAGGGCTCTTGCTTCTGCACTCCAACGTGACGGAGTTGCTTTTTCCTTAGGTCATGGATTTAAGTTGTTAGAGGATTCCGTAGTTGAGTATACGCACTGTGGTCTTCTTGAAGGTGAACATCTATATATTGTTTGTAGTCCAGACGGAGAAACTCGTTATGGGGATTTTGTAGAAGAACCACTAGAAATTACTTTGATAGAAATATAGATTGATAGGCGTGTTGAAGCATACTTTTATACATGAATAGTGTAGATTAACACATGTGTGGAAACCAGCGGACAGCCTTGATTGGCAATCAGAAGCACTATGTGCTAAACCAATAAATCGCAACAAGATAGATTGGTTCTTCTCTCCAGAGTTTGAGAAAAAATATGCAGCAAAAAATATGTGCTTTACCTGTCCTGTTCGCAAGCAATGCTTACAGTGGGCTCTAGAGCATCGTCAAATCTGGGGTGTCTGGGGCGGTAGAGATGAAGTTGATATTCGTAGAGCATTATCTGTTTCTTATTTAGGCGAAGAAACACGCAGACGTCGTTATCCAAATTGCCCTTACTGCACAGCAAGACCTAATAAACTTGAAACATCAATAGTTCAACTTGATAGTTCTGGACGTTGGAATACAGCAAAAGTTGTTACTTGTTTAGAGTGCGGATTTGCTTGGAAGAGTAGAACAAGCGCAAATGCTGTTGAAGCATATAAAGTTGACCGCGGTGAGCGAATGGAACGTCAGCGCAGAGATAGAGAGAAGCAGAAGAAGGCTAAAGAAAAGGAAAAAGCAAAACTAAGAAAAAACGTTAAGCGTTCTTCCTTAGCCAAACCTGACTCCCTATCTCAATAACAGATATATTTTTCTTGTGGAATAAAAGAAAAGCATCTACTGCTGGCTTAGGGTCTCTCATTATGTCGCCGCTTCCCTCACTCCATGTGTAATCATCAAAGGCTAGAACTCCGCCAGGTTTTAGATAATTAAAGGCACTAAGTCCGTCTTTTAGAACAGCCATAGCAGTATGGTCCCCATCAACATATATAAAATCAAACATATTGTTGTTTGTTGAGAAAAAGTTGTTGCTAGTGTTTTTTATCTTTATAAGACGCCCATCTTCAATAAATTGTTTTGTTCTTGAGTTATACACTGTCTCAACGTCGTCCCAGTCCATCTTTTTATGAACAACTTCATCAGAGCCTTCCCATGTATCTACATCTGTTAAGGTTGATTCTTGATTAGTCAATATATTCTCAAAAAGCCAGAGGGTAGCATCTCCTGTGTATGCTCCTATTTGTAAAAAGTCTACTTGCTTATCTTTGAACTCTCCAAGATATTTTGAAAAAGGAGTCTGAGCAGTGACAGTAAACCAATTAGGGTAACTATTCTTTGTCATTTAATTTATCCTCGCAGAACTGTAGGTTGGCCATCAGTCTTTCTTTTTCACTATCTGGACCTAACTCAAGGGCATTTTTAGCGTGCATCACTGCTTCTTCATATTTTTGTAAATGATATGAAGCAATAGAAGCCATATCGTGAGGGGTGTATCCCCACGCTTCAGCCTCGTTTAGATACTCCATTGGTCTTTCTTTGATGCTTAGCGCTCTATTAGCAGCCTCATAGCAGTCTTGCCAGCGACTCTGACGATAATAGAGTTTTGCTAAATCAACAGAGGCTTCTCTTCTTCTTGGGTCTTCTTCGTGAGCAAGAGTGAGCCAAATTTCTGATTCGCTTGGATGAAGTTTTGATAAATAGCGATATGACGCTGCTCTCTCTGCTCTCCACGTTGCGGTAGGTAGAGATAGATGGCGTCTAAACTCTGCTGACGCCTCTCCAAATTTGTTATAGAAGAAAAGTTCCCTTGCGTAGTAAAAAGCGTTCCTATCGTCGTTCGGGTCTTCTTCTGTAGATTGTTTTAGTAGAGGTAAGTATTGAGCCCTAGACTTTGAATTATCGGCATGATGCTCCATCACTGCTTCTGTCCAAAAAGGAATTTCTGTCATGCGGTCTGGAGTAAGAACTTCATGGACTGGGTGCTTCCATCTATATCCATGTCTCTTATGAATTTTATCTCCACCAAAGGTAAGACCTGGAGTTCCGTCTGGGTTCCAATTCCAAACATATTTGTATCTAGGTCTAGTTGCTCCGGCATCAAATGCTTTTTGTAATTCCGCACGCCAACCAGGAAGCATAATTTCATCCATATCTAAAGGTATGCAGTAGTCCATATCAGCAGGAACTAACGCAAGCGAAGCATTTCTTCCAGTGTCAAACCTCCAAGGCTTTACACATATCTGTGCTGTATTGATTCCTAAAGATTTTGCCAACTCAACGGTTTTATCCGTGGAGCCAGTATCAACAATAAGTAGATAATCTGCTTCATCTTTTACCGAGTTATACCAACGCTCAACAAACTGCTCTTCATTTAGGGCTATTGTGTATACGCATATTTTCATGTCTACATCCTACCTAATTAAATAAAAAACCCCCGCTTTGACACGGGGGATTTTTATTAGAACGAACTAGGCAACGTTAGCAAAACGAAGAACACCATAAATAGTGCTTCCACCGTCACGGCTATAAAACTCTACTACGCTTTTAGCAGTTCCAGCAGCAAAAGATGGGGCAGAGCCGCCATCCCATGTGACTCCAGTAAATGTAACAGTGTTTGCTCCACGACCAGCAATTTCTACCCACCAAGTATTTGCATAGTTTGATGGAACGTTTGTAAACGATACTGTAGAAGAACTAGTTTGTGCTGACAAAACCGTTACGGGGTAGTCAATGACGCTGATTGATACAGAGCCAGATGCCGCTGCTCCAGACAAGGTCTGAAGACGGGCCGTGACTCCCTGAGTGATGTAGGCATCCTGAGATGCGGTTAGCACCTGAGGTGACATTGTAATTGGCATTGTTTATTCCTCCGCAGGTGTCTCGTCAGCAGACTTCTTCTTTGTAGAAGCCTTAGGCGCTGATGGTGCTGGAGTTGTTGGTGTTTCAAAGACAAGAACATCTCCAGTTAGTAGTGATTGCATGTTATCTGGTACTGCTGGAGCAAACTTCTTGGTCTTCAAATCATAAGAAGAACCTGTAGAAGGTGCTGGCTCCATATCAGTAATATCAACGACAACAAAGGCATCTGCCATTGGGCCAATTGTTGATGCATTTTCGGCAACGACAACGTTAGCAACTTTGCCGCCTCCGATAAGAGCGAATTTTCTCATTTGTATCCTCTCCTATTCCTACTACGCTGTGAACTTCTCTGCGTAACGGATAATAACAGTTCCATCTGCACCATTTCCACCGTTAGAAACGTATGGATAGTACTGAAGTGTGTTGAAGTCAATATCAAGGGTGTCTCCACCTGACATGAATAGCGCTTCAACAGCAACCTGGAAGTATGCGGCAGATGCTGGAGCCAATGATGGCTGCCATACCTGCATTGTGTTAGCAACATCTTTTGTCCAAGAACCAGCAACCAAAGTTGCGTTTGTAGAAGGACGGTCTTCGCGGATAACACGCTTGTTGATGTCAAGCCAGATAACTACTGGACGAGCAACCTTAGTTCCAATATTTGGAGTTCCAGGGTTGGTGTTTGTTGAACCAAGACGGAAAGCAAATCCAGAGAAATAAAGTTGTGTTCTAGGCAAGATTGGGAAATCTGACCAAGAGGTCTTTACACGGATGTTTCCAGCATCTTGAACAGTAGCCCTTAGCATAAAACTTCCATATGCTGGAGTTGTTGCAGAAATTGCGATAGAGCAGTTGTAATCTGGGTTCCAACGGTTGAGGTCAGTCAACGAGTTGTTTTCAAATGTTAAGAACTGAGATGCGTTATGTGTAGCAAGGGTCAACGGAGAGTTGTTTCCGTTTGAACCTGCTCCACCACCGCCACCGCCAGTATTAGGTGTTCCATCAAATCCACGAGAGTAGATGTCAGTGATAAGTGAGCCAGATTCAATACCTGTTAGATAAGCAAGGTATGTATGTCCACCCTTACCACCGCCACCGTTTCCACGGCCAGGGTTGTTGAAGCCAGCCTGTGCGAATGTATTCCATCCGCCTCCACCGCCACCTCCACCGAGGTAGTGCTGGTCAAGTGTTCCTGCTCCATTCACATCAACACCTAGACCACCATCTCCACCGTAGTGAGGAATGTTTACGTTACTACCTGTAACCGCATATCCTCCAAGGTTTCCATTTTGTGGAATGAACTGAAGTTGTGTAGAACCAGATGAACCATATCCAGTAGTAGTATTACCACCTGATACAGCAGCATAGTAAGCAATAGCATTTGCTCCAGCAGAACCTGCTCCACCTCCACCTCCAGCATATGTTGGAGAGGTAGGTGAGTTGGTTGTTGCATGTCCACCATAGTTTGCACCAGGAAGACCAAACTGCCAGAAACGGAAGTTAGAGTTATAAGTTCCTCCACCTCCGCCACCTTTAGCAGCAACTAGAGGAGAAGTAATTGTTGTTGAATAGTGAGACTCGCCAGCCCATGTGAAGCCGGTGGTGTTTCCATCCTTGTAGAAGGTTGGGGTAGAGCCAACTTCTAACTGTGCGTAAGCAAGATAGAACTCTGGTTCCTGACCACCTGTATTGTTATTTGCGGCGTTATTGAACTGAACACCAAAACGAACATAAGCAGCAGTTCCAGGCGCTGTTGCTGTAGCGCTCATACGCTTTCCAGCAGTTGATTGAGCCTGTGTAGATGAACCCATCTTAGTTGCAGTTACAGGAACAAAAATTGTTGTTCCGTTAGTTCTTGAGCCAATTAAGTTTTGGTCAATGTCATAGAACTCAAGATAAGCAGAAGATGTGCGATATTCCTTCCATGCCCAGGCATAAACAGAACCTGTGTATTGAACACCAGGAGTTGCTTTAACCCAGTCATGTGAAACTTCCATATTTTCGCTGGTTGTATCTGTTGATAATAGACGAAGTCCTAGACCAGTTTCATATGTTGGTGGACGCCATGCTGAAGGAGAAGAACCTGTTTCAACCTGAACGTTATCAATGTGCATAGTTGTGTTTGCTGGAATTAGGAATCCTACATATGCCCACTTAGCGGTTAGACCAGTAGCATATGTTGGTAGACCAGAGAATGTTGCTGAAACACGACGCCATGCTCCAGAGAAAATTCCAGAGTGAACGAATGTTCCGGTTCCTGATACAGAACCGCTGTTAGCAAGGCTGAGGTTGATTGTTGTTCCAGAGATGCTTGTAATTGTTGCACCTACAGCAACACCAGTTCCAGAAACTGTCTGACCGAAGAACAGACCGTCAGCATTATCAACGGTAATAAATGTTTGTCCGCTAGTTCCAGAAATTGTCTTAGTCACAGACCCGCCGTATCCAGCAAGTGGTACGGTTACTGTCTGCTGAGCAACATGGTAGCCACCAGCAGAAGGGCTAACTGCTGAATAAACAGTTCCTGTTCCGTTTGATGTTCCTTGGTTGTTTCCTGGGAAGTTAGTTCCATCTCCAATACGAAGTTGAACAATCAAGTTCTGTGGGGATGGATTTGTGTGATACACATAAGCAGAAACTGTGTAGTTTACGTTTGGGTCATAAGCAAAACCAGTTGTTCCATTGTTGCTTAGAGCACCAGCAGCAGAGGTTGATAGACCTACAAGACGAGCACCAGCAGATGAGTTTACGCACTGGAGTGCGTTAGCACCTACAGTAGTTCCAGAAATTTCTGTTGGAGAGACCATTTCAGCAAGTTTGGTATATGGGTTTGAAAGAACCGCTGCTGAAATATTTCCAAGAGTATCAAGAACGAAAGAAGAGCCACCGCTAAGGCCAAGGTCTTCCATCTGAGCATATTGTGCTTGAATTACGTTATTTGACTGTGTAGCACCTAATGATGCAGACAGAGCAATGTTGTCGTTATACACCAACGAGGTGGTTGTAACACGGCTTGACTGTAAGTTGAATGTGACTGTAGTACCTACAGAAACAGTTCCTGAGTTAGCAACGGTCAAAGTAATAGTTGTTCCAGAGATTGATGAAACAACTGCGTTTGCACCAATACCAGAACCAGACACAAACATACCAACCTGAATACCAGTGTTGTCTGGGTTAACAATAATTGTTGTTAGTCCAGAAGTTCCTGTTGCTGATTTTTGAAGTTGCTGAATATTATTTGCTTCCCAAAGAGTTACACCTTTAGCGTAACTTGGGTTCATCAATAGGTTTACTGGAGCAGAGCCACCAAATGTTGTGGTTCCACCAATTCCGCCAGGTTGAGTGTTTACGTTGTCAGTTGCTGAAATAATTGCACCCTGACCGCCATGTCCACCTGCGCCAATTGCTACGTTATAAGTGGTTCCTGGGGTTACGTTGACGTTACGACGAACTACTTGTCCGCCACCGCCACCGCCACCAGCAGCAGCATCATTTCCGCCACCGCCACCGCCACCGCCACCGACTGCAACAACTTCTACAGCAGTAACACCAGTTGGCACAGTAAATGTTCCATTCGCTGTGTACTGGACTTCTTTGATTGAGAAGCGTCCAGAGTTGTCGTTAGGAAATACAATAAGGTCTTTGCTACCTGAAATAGCCATTGTTCTTTAGCCTCTCGCTCTCTTGTCTTACTACGCTGTGACTTCTACGCCAGATACCATTACGTCAATGGCACTGTTTGAAGATGCTGCAACGTAAATTGCGTCTGACCCTGTCATAACTTGACGGATGTCAAAATTTACTGTTCCATTTGCTGGAATTTGTAGACCATTGCAGAAATTGAAAGCAGTGGCTGAATTATAGCCACCAGTTCCAAACTGAACAGTCAAAGTGACCACTGTAGCGGTCTTATTTGCTGCGACAATGTTAGTTACGATTGTCTGTCCCCCAGCAGGTACGGTGGAGTAAGCAGTGACTCCGCTTGTGGTTGCCGCGCCTCTGAAGAGTTTTGCTGCTGTAGTTGGCATTATGCTAACACTCCCATGTATGAGTTGATTTCAATATTAGCCGCGAGTGCGCTAATAGTTGCGATTTTTGTATTACCCGCTGAGTTGACTGCCGCAACCTGAGTCGTTCCAGCGCTGTTTACTGCCGTCACCTGTGTGGTGCCAGCAGAAGTTATTGAAGACACCTGAGCAGCAGTTGCTGCAACAATGTCATTTACTCCAAGTAGGCTTCCAAGGGTTTCTAATGCCTTAGAAACAAAAACCAAATCTTGGGCAGTATAAGTGCTAGCATTGAGGCTAGCAGTGATTTCAGATTTTACCGCATCAATTTGCGTATTGAGGCTATCATAACTAGGCATTATTGCTCCATTCCTTGACTGTAAATTCTATCATTTTTTGTAATAAGCGTTCTTTTCATATCAAACATTATGCCTGTGCCTCGGTCCAAGAGATACGAGCAGCAACGTCGGCTGATGTTGTTCCAATGTTAGTTGCTGTAATAACTAGAACGTCCGGGCCATTTGGATATGAAGGGCTTGATGGGTTTCCGTTTCCACTCAGGATTGAGTTTCCAAGTTCACGGATTGCCTTCAAGTCATACGAGGTAACGTTGAAGTTTGTTCCACCACCACCGTTTTCTGAGTAGAAGGAGAACACCGCGTCACCACCTGTTAAAGCACCAGATGGAGCATTAGAAGCAGGAACAATTCCACCAATAGGTCCAGTATTATCAAAGTAAAGCACCTGAGATAGAGAACCAGCGCCAACACGCTCGCGGTCCCAATCTGTTGGAAGTCCTAAGTAAGCACGAACTCCACCGAATACGATGGTCTGTCCATTAGCAAAACCAGTAGTAACTGGAGAAGAAAGAGTTACGGTGAGACCGCTAATAGCAACAACAACTGCTCCAACTGGTATACCTGTTGGTCCAGAAATAATGGTCATACCTACAGAAATATTTTGAATATCATTTAGAAGAATTTGGGTTGCTCCTAAAGAAATACCACCATTGTTTGTTTTAGAAGTATTGAATGCAGCGCTTCCGTGCTGAGCATATGAAAGTGTTCCTGGATTCAAAAATCCTGAAATTAAGAACTGTCCGTTAGTTGACACACCAACAGAAACCAAACGCATCTGCATGCGGTTGATAAGTTCTCGGATACCAAAGTTTCTTGCTACAGCGTTATCTACAGATGGAGCAAGACGAACTGCCATAAGAGGTCTAGTTACACCGTTTGGAATAGAAAGACGCTTAGTCATACCAGCGGTAAAGACATATTCAGCATCTGAGTCAAAACGACCATCCATAATTACAGATGAACCCCAGTGGCTGATTTGGGGGGCGCAGGTCTGACTTAGTGCAATCACGGCAACCTGAGACGTTCCAGAACCGCCAAGAGTTACATCTGGACTAAATGCCGTTGAACTAGTTATTCCACCACCAAGAACAACTACTTGCCCTGGGAAGTAAATAGGGAAAGTCTGACGACGAACAATAGTTACTGGATAACCACGCATAGTGGAGTTGTATGCTCCAATAGCGGTATATTGAACAAGTTCATTTGCGTTGCTGTTACGAATAAGAGCATATCCACTTGTAGGCCATTCTTTTACTTCGTCAAGATACATGGTCGTATCGTTTGGATTCAAAGTTGACGCATAAGTAACAGTTGCTCCACCAACCAAACGAGCACGCTTTGGCTCGTTGATTACTTCGTAGCGAGCAGGAAGGTTTCCTGAGCGCTGATAAGCAGCAGTGTTAATATTGTTGTTTGCCATACGATGGACATAGACAATGTCTCCGCGAATAGCACGGAACCCCCAACGAATATATCCTGCTCCGTACCATGTATAGTCAATATAGACCATTTGCATTTTATTTACATCTAGAAGGTATCCGCCAGGACCGCGACCATCCATCTTGTCTTGGTTCCATTCATCAGAGCGAATTCTGATTTCTTGAGTTTTACAGACTCGGACAAAAGAACCAGTTGTTCCACGATATGCTGGAGAGACATACATTGTTGTGTCGCTATCAATTGCAGAAATTTGATATGACTGACCACGAATTACAATTTTGTCGCCAATAAGAAGTTGACGTCTAAATTGAGTGTTGTTTCCTGTGATAAGTCCACTATTTGCTGTTACGTTTACAGTTCCACCAATTTCTTTGTTTGAAAAACGACGAACTGCATACATCCATTCGCCATCGTATTCAAAATAAAAACCATTTTGCTCGTCATACATACCAGTTCTGGTGGCAGCGCCTTTCCACTTTGTAACAGTGATAAAAATGTTTACTCCACCAGGAGTTGCATCTTGAGCCTGTAGAGCAGACGCCAAAGTCATTGAATAAGTAAAAGTATTTGAACCAGAAACGCTAGTTACAATAAATGTTCCGTTGTAAGGACTTGTTGCTCCAGTTGAAAGCGTAGTCCCTTCAACAAGAATACTTGCTCCTGGCTGCATGCCGTGGTCTTGTAGAGTTGTAACAGTTACTGTTTTTACTCCAGTAGTTGTAACTCCAGAGCCAGACATAGTAACAACGTCATAGGTTGGAGTGAATTTGGCACCGGTTGAAAATTGAATTGCTTTACCAGATTGATAACGGAAATAACGACGAGTCTGACGAATTGTTTGAAGACCAATAGCATTTCCAAGAGTAGTTAAAGACACGCCACCATCTAGTGGACGATGCTGAATATATCCTTCTGGTTTGGTATACAAAATAGAAGAAGAAGATGTTCCAGCAGATGTAACTACTGTATCTAAAATTTGGAATGTAAATGATGTAGGGGTCAAAACATCTTTAATAATCCAGTTACCGTTGATACCACTGGTGTTATTAATCATAATCGGAATACCAGGATATAAGCCATGAGGATTTGGAGTAGTAATTGTTACTGTTGTTGGATTTCCTCCATCAGCAGCAGCGGAGAACCCGACAAGAGTTCCAAGAGATGCTGTTCCACCAGGAATATGAGCGTTATCGTAAACGTCTCCACCGTATACAGTAGTGTTATTTGAAATATTAATCACACCATCAACTAATCCACGAGCAAAATATGTAAAAGTAAACGGAGTTGGTGTTGAGTTAACAATAAATGTTCCTTCAGCACGAAAGTTTAGTGTATCTTGGATGCTGATTACGTTTCCAATTTGAAGGTTATGAAGGGTTGTTGTTGTAACAGTTACTAATGAACGAGGTCCAGCACCATTTCCTTGAACCAAAGAAACGTCAAAAGAGTTACCACCAGAAGTTTTAGAGAAGAACGAAGGATAGTTACACGCCATAAATAGCGCTTCCCACTTAGATGGCTGAACTGAATATTCAAAGTCTGTATCCATCAAAGATTGAGGAGATGCGGTACGAACTTTTTCAACAGCATCAAGAAGAGTATCTGAATAAGTAATTTGTTCGTTGAACTCATCAACCATAATCTGTAATAAGTCTGTTGAACTCATTGACGCTGTGTTGTATTCAAGAACTACTTGAGTCTTTGGGTTTGTTGGGTCTCCAATATAAGACCAACTAGTAAATCCAAGAGTAGGGTCAGCAAAGTTATAAATCACTGTTCCAGTAGTGACGTTTGTAATAAGCATCAAACGCTCTTCAAGAAGGAAGGCAGGAATGACTATCGTCCTCGTTGCCGGATTAAATGTGTAATCCGTACCTTTAATTACTCGTCTTGCCATTTAGTTATCCTCGCCTCTTATAGAAGAGCCAGCGCAAGAACGCTGCCCGCCGTTAGACCTACGTTAGTAATATTAGTGGTTGTGCTTCCAGTTGTGGCACCAAACAGGCCGAGATTCAACAATTGATTCATTTCAATGATGTTGATACGGTTTGTGTCGCCAGTTGTTCCAGCAGGACCTGTAGGACCGACTGGACCTGCTGAACCTGTTGGTCCAGTAGCACCATTTGCGCCTTTGATATTCCCCTGAATTACCCATCCAGAAAGAACGCTATAGGCAAAATAATCTCCATTTGAAACTCTAAAGTAGTTATCTCCCTCAAGGACGTTTGTTAGTCCAGCAGCCTCAGGGGTTGAGTTTCCTGTATAAATCTTGCTACCACGAGTTCCAGCAACACCAGCGGCGCCTGTAGGACCCGTAGCACCATTGGCACCATTAGTACCAGCAGCACCAGTAGGACCAGTTGGTCCAGTTGCTCCAGCGGGACCTTGAGCACCTGGACGTGAACCTGCAACAACGACCCATTGAGAGCCTGTCCAGCGTTTTAATGACATTGATTGCTCCTAGACCTTAACACAAGTAGCCTCCATATATTATCGTATTTTTGTTTCAATGAGTCTTATGAAAGCCTGAACCATGGGTATCCAGTTGCTAACGCAGACAGGTTGACAGGAGTTGGGGTATCTGCTGCTGTTGTCTGTCCTCCAAAAGGAATTCCAGAAGCAGGAGAGCCACCAGTCAAATATGAGTTCAAAAGTAAAGTTGGAAGGGTTGTGGTGCTTAGTCCTAAAACGCTTCCAGCACTTGTTCCATCTGTAAGAATCACAAAGCCGTAGGTTGTTCCAGCATTTATCGTATATGTTGCTGGATAGCCTCCAGTGATGCTTAGTGGAATGGTTTTTAAGCCAGCAGCAGTCATCATAGTTGTGTCATTTGCTGTTCTAGCCACCAAAGTAGCAGTATTTGGAGTTGGGTTGTAGGTATACAAAGCAAGTTTTGCGTAAGTAGGAGAAACTAAAGCACCAGCAGTAGTAACCCAGATGCTGAGATTGCTGATTGTTAAGGTTTTATCTGCTTGAAATAACAGCATAGAACGATTTGCTGTTGAAAAAGTAGCAACTCCACCAGCACCAGCCAGCATTAATAAACCTTTAGAAAATGGCTCAATATGCACTGGGTCAACCCAGTTGGCTCCATTGCTTACATAACTTAAGTTTGTTATTTGGCTAGCAATATCTCTTGCTCTAGTCATTATTCGTTCCTAATCTCTGCGCTAATACCAAGGAATCCGCTAGTGGAGTTGTTGGCCACAATCCAGTAAGTTCTATCCTGAGTAAGGCCAGCAGCAACAGTAAAGTTGATTGCAGCAGAATTAAGACCTACTGCTGTTGTATCAAGAGTTGCTGCGGTAATAGCAATATTTGCTCCACTTGAAAATGCTCCAAGAGTTGAGAAATCAATCGCTGTAGGCGCTACTCTCATAGTTGTAGGAAGAACTACTGTTCCTGATACGTTAGTTGCTGAAGTAGCATTTCCAATTGCAAAACGAGTGTTAGCACTTGGAGCAGTCTGGCGATAGTAGAATCTTTGACAGAAAGAAAGTTCTTCATCATACGAGCCTCCCTTTGTCACAAAAGGAGTTGCAGTATTTCCTGGTTCTACCTGCACTCCCCAGAAATCTACTGCTCCAGTTCCTGTATTAGATACTTGGAAAGATAGATACAAACTTGAGTCGTTGTTTGTTCCTAAAGTCTTTCCAGATATGGAAGGAACTGTAATAGTTGAAGTAAATCTTTGCCACGAAGTAGTAAGAGTTGGGACGCTTAAGTTTGTAGGAAGAGTTGCTGATGGAGAGCCACCAGTTCCAAAATCTTGAACTAATCTAGGCAAAATTGTAAGCGTATCAACGCCACTAGATAGTTTTGCCCAGTAGGAGACAGTGGCTACTTGACCAGCAAGCGTTCTTACGTCTTCCATGCGGTTCATAAGTTCGTAGTTTTGGCTATTTGATGTAATTGTGTAGCGTAAGAAAAATGCTGGCTCATATCCAACAATTGAGTTTCCGACTACAAAAGACTGACGAGTTACGTTTCCATTTCCTCCAGCACGCCAGCGGTCAGCAGTCATTACAAAAGTTGGAGCAGTCAAAGTAAATGTTCCAGTACCACGCTGCCACACGCTGTAGTCTCCGTTGAGCAGTTGGTTCTTTCCAGATACTTGATAAGTGCTTCCCCAGCGGAGTCCGCTTACAGTGCTGCTATCTGCAAACAATATGCTGAAGTCTGAACCAACTCCAAGTCTTGTCACAGCGTTATCAGCAGTTCCAACTACTAAATCTGCTTTAGCATCAATAGTTGATAGTGGAATTGTGTCAGCAACATTGAATCCACCAATAGTCAAAATAACAATTTCATCATTTACTGCTAAAGCAGGAATTCCAGTAATAGATGTTCCATTTGTTGCTACATAATCTTGACCACGAGTTTGTAATACACCATTGATGTAAACCTGCTCAAGACCAGATGTGTAAGACAAAGTCAGTCCATTAGCATCAATACCAGAAATACTTGTCTGTCCAGCAGTTGCTACATAACGATAACGAGTAAGAGTTGCTTGCCCCGTTGCTCCTGTAGGTCCTGTTATTCCTTGAGCACCTGTAGGACCAGTCGCACCAGTCAAACCAGTCGCACCAGTCGGTCCAGTTACTGTTGATGCTGCTCCCGTTGCACCTGTAGGACCTGTAGCGCCGGCTGGTCCAGTAGGACCAGAAACTCCCGTAGGTCCTTGATTTCCTGTATCACCTTTTGCACCATTTAGACCTTGTGGTCCAGTTGGCCCAGTCGGTCCGGCAGGACCAGTATTTCCTTGAGGACCAGTAGGTCCACCACTAGGACCAGTTGGCCCAAGTGCTCCAGTTGCACCTGTTGGTCCAGTAGTTCCATTTGTTCCAGCAGGTCCAGTTGCACCTGTTGGTCCTGTGCTACCAGCAGGACCAGGCATTCCAGTAAGTCCTGTCATCCCTGTAGGACCTGTTGGACCCATTGGTCCAGTTGCACCTGTAGGACCTCCACTAGGTCCAGCAACGCCTTGTGGTCCAGTTGGTCCAGTTGGACCAGTAGCACCAATTAAAAATTCTTCTTCAGATGTATCAACCCAAAGAGCAGTAGTTGTTGGTGGTGCTGTTGGTCCGATAGATAAATAATCTAAATCAATATCGTCTTCATCAATCCACAAGTCGCCTTCATATCGTGGACCTGTAGGTGCTTCTGGGTCAGAAAAAATTAATTCTTCAACTGGGTCATTTTCAGATGCCCAGAATAAAAAGTCTGCTGGATTTGGAGCAGTAACCCCAGCATAAATAAATGCATTTGGCCCAAGGTCATCAATATCAAACCAAATATCTCCAGATGTTGGAGCAGTAGGAGCACCAGCACCAATATAAGTTTCTGTAGGTATGCCAGTTCCATCAGTTGATTGATAGTCTTTTCCTTGAGGACCGATTGGACCAGTAGGACCAGTAACTCCAGGACCTGTAGGTCCTGTTGGTCCAACAATTTGTCCTACGTTTGACCAAGATAAAGCCGCTGTCCATACATATAAATCACCATCATCTAAGACAATATAAGCGTCATTGATGTTGTTTCCTGATGGAGGAAGATTTGCAGAAGTAGCAACACTTCCCTTAACTGTGATTGATGCACCTTGTGGTCCAGTAGAACCAGTAGGACCTGTAGGACCAGTTACTGCTGGACCAGTAGGACCAAGTTGACCTGTAGCACCTGTAGGACCTGTAGGACCTTGAAGGCTTCCTACATCTGTCCATGTATTATTGAGAACGTTCCACACATACAAATCACCAGCAACAATGTAAGCCTCACCCGCAGAGCCCGTTGGGTCAGCAGCAATAAGTTCTGCATATGTATTGTAAGAACCAAGAACAGTGAGACCTTGCCCTTGAGGACCTGTTGCACCAGTTGGACCTGTCGCTCCTTGAATACCCTGAGGACCTGTAGGTCCAGTAGGAACAATTCTTACAACTTGCCAAACAGAACCAGTCCAACGCCAAGTATTTCCACCAGAAGAAAATTCTTGGTTTAAGGAAGGCGAATTAGGAAAATCAATCGCTGGCATCTGTACCCTCCTCGTTACTGATTAAGTTTAACTCATCAACATAATTTTTAGCCCACGCTGAAGCAGATTCCATTGATTCCCATGGACCCGAGTTGTCAATTTCTTGCCCATCCAAGGAGACTATGCATCTCAAATCTTCGGTTATTGTATAAGTATACTTCATATTAATTCACCTAATTCGCAACCGCTGACGTTGCAATTTTTCCTTCTGCTCCTGCTATAGCAAATCCATTTGATAAATTTACAAGACCATAAGTAATAGAATTTATATTTGTTGTTCCAAAAGAAGAAGTGACAGAAGACCAACTTCTTCCATCAACAGAGTATGCCATCTGACCATTTACACCAACTGCTGTAAAAATATCTGCTCCAAATGAAACATCTTTAATGGCCAACCCAGAAAAAGTGTTGCTTCTTTGTATCCATGTTATGGCGTCAGTTGATGTAGCAATTTTTCCATCATTAGCAACGGCAACATATGTTGAATTTGCATATGTAATTGAATTTATTTGACTTGTTCCAAAATTAGACACTGGAACTGCTGTCCATGTTATTCCGTTATCACTAGAATATGCTATTTTCCCACTTGCTCCTACAGCAACAAATAATCCATTACCATAAGTAATTCCATAAATAAAAGAACCAGCAAAAGAAGAATCAGCAACTTGTGTCCAAGTAATCCCATCAGTTGATGTAGCAATCTTTCCACTTGCTCCTACAGCAACAAAAGTGTTATTTGCATAAGTAACATGGAATATTGATGTTGTGATAAAAGAACTTGCTCTTTGAATCCAACTACTCCCAGCATTTGATGATGTTGCTAGTTTTCCAGTTCCCCCAACTGCAACAAGAAGAGCAGCACCATAAGTAATATCATAAATAATAGAAGTTCCAAAAGAACTTGGACGCGAAGTCCAACTTAGACCATCTACAGAATCTGCCATTTTTGCAGAAGTTCCAACTGTCCAAAATTTTCCATTTAGATATTGAATAGACAAAATTTCATCAGTAGAAAGAAAAGTAGATGTCTGCTGAGTAAAAGTTCCAGGAGATGCGGCTCTAGTTCTTGCCGAAAAAACACCATGTAAAGTTCTTATCATTATGCTGACAAACTTCCGCTCAAAAGCCATTCATTGTTACCCATTTTTATAAGTGAAGCAGTAGCATATTGTTGGGATGTTTTTCTCTTACTACCTTCTGAATACAAAGTAACAGATGCAGAAGGGACAAAGGTTAGTTGCCCAATTCCATATTGGACAACAACAATTTGAGTTCCAACAGGGAATGTGTATCCACCTGTTCCGTCTAAAGGAATAGTAATATCAGCACTTCCTGAAGAAGTAATTTTTACTATTTTGAAAGCATCACTAGATGATAATGTTGTTGATGTTGTGTATGTATTAGATGTAAGTTCATAAAACGCTGGTCCAGTAGGTCCAGTTCCTCCAGTAGGACCAGTAGGTCCAATATCTGTAATAACAATTTGTCCACCCATAATTGAATGAAATTCACAAACATAATAAAGAGTGGACGGAGCATTAAGTGGAACTTCCCATGTAAGAGTTCCTACTGCTGTTCCAGGATTTGTCACTCCTGTTGTGTATTGATTTCCTGAAATGTATCCACCAGTATTAACACTTGTTTGAATTCTAAATGGATGACCGCTAGCGCTTATATTGAAAACATATCTATTTCCACGAATTAAATAAAGCGTTGGGTTTGTGTTTCCATTTATTGTGTAGGAGGTTGCTCCATTATTTGTGATTGTGTAAGTAATTCCGCCGCTTGCACCAGTAGGTCCAGTTGGCCCAGCAACAGTTGATGTTGGACCTGTTGGTCCTGTAGGACCTTGAATATTTCCAGCACTAATCCATTGACTTGTTGCTGGGTCCCAGACATACAGAACACCAACAACTAAATATCCTTCTCCAGCATTACCAATAGGACGTGCTGCTTGTAATGCTGCCAAAGTTGCATAAGAACCAAGAATGTTTAGTCCTTGTCCTTGCTGACCTGTAGGACCAGTTATGCCTTGCTGACCTGTAGGACCAGTAATTCCTTGAATACCTTGAGGACCAGTCGCTCCTGTTGGTCCAGTAGCGCCCACATTTCCTTGCGGCCCTGTTGGACCTTGGAATCCACGAACACCAGTAGGGCCAGTTGCACCTGTTTGACCTGTTGGTCCGGTGTTTCCTTGAATACCTTGCGGCCCAAGTGGTCCAGTTGGACCTTGCGGACCTGTAGGACCTGGAACTGTTGAAACTGGACCTGTTGGACCTGTAGGACCAGAACCTGTTGGACCAGTAGTCCCTTGAGGTCCTGTTGGTCCTTGAATTCCTTGAATTCCTTGTGGACCAGTTGGTCCAACTGGTCCAGTAGCACCGGCAGCAATTGTTCTAACTAAACGCCATGCTGTTCCATTCCAACGATAAGTTAAGTTTCCAGAAACATATTCCTGATTGAGTGTAGGAGAATTAGGAAAATCAATAGGCATAATTAAATCTCCACCACTTGAATTTTATTGGAATATCCAGAATCAACTCTTAGACCAACAGAACCACCCATTTGAAGTTCGTTTCCAGAATTTTGCCATGCCCAAATCTCAAAAAACTCTCCGTTATCTAAAACAGCAATAGTTGAAGATGTGACCACAGTAAAGTCATTGTTGATTCCAGTGTGAACCTCTCCTTGACGCTTTTGAGCAGCACCGCTTCCGTTTAGAGTGTTGTTGTGCCACAGCCAAGTTGCTCTTGCTCCAACAGGGTCTGGTCCAAAATTTATTTGCCATGTAACTAAATAAGTTTTAGTTGTTCCAGAGTTGTTTGTAAATCTTCCAACTTGAGTTGCTCCGTCATAAGTTAAGGAGACGCTGCCTCTAGAGTTATCTGGGTCAGTAATATTCCACTGAACTCTTGTTTCAATTCCAGAAGAAATGTTTTGTGTTGTGCTATGACGACGTGCTAAAACATTTGAAGAATATTGAGGACCCTGAGTTCCCGTAGGACCTGTAGGTCCTGTAACTCCTGGCCCAGTTGGTCCAGTAAGTCCACGAGGACCAGTTGGTCCAGTTACAGATGGCCCTGTTGGTCCAGTCGGTCCAGTTGGTCCAGCAACTGTACTTGCTGCTCCAGTAGGTCCTGTTGGTCCTAATAAACCAATATTTCCTTGAGAACCAGTAGGTCCTGTTGGTCCAAGTGGACCAGTTGGTCCAGTGACTCCAGCAATACTTGATGCAGACTCAACCCAATAACCGTCGTAGTAAACATAAATTTGTCCAGTTGTTGAATCAAACCAAGCATCACCAAGCGCTGGTGTAGCAGGTGGAGTTGAAGATGAAAGAGCAAACGAGCCATATCTTCCAGTAGGTCCAGTAGAACCAGTTGGACCAGGAACTGTACTTGCTGCTCCAGTTGCTCCAGTCGGTCCGGTAGGGCCTACAACTTGAGTTACAACTAAATCCCATGTGGTTCCGGTCCACTTCCATTGCTGTCCACCATAAGTGTAAGTTTGATTTAACGAGGGCGAATTAGGAAAATCAATAGCCATTTATTACACCTGCCTCTCGTATTGGAACTGAACTAAAATCTCATCATTCTCACTAAAGAAGAATGGCAAGTCATGTGTTGCTGAGAAACCTTCATCAAAATCAGCAATCTGATTGTGAACAAGCATTTCTAGACGTGTCGGGTCTGAATTATTAAAAATTACTGTACCAATAAATATTTTTGAAGCAGAAGAGTCTTTGAAAGTTACTTGACCAATTGGGTCAAAGTTTCTCACGTTAACTCCTGACAATGGAACAGTTATTCTGTAGGTTCCATTACCTCTATCAGTAGTGTTACCAGCAGTAATTCTAATGTTTCCAAATACTAAAGACCCTAGTTGAATATATCTTCCGCTAATTGAGCCGTTTCCAATTGAAGGATTACTTGCAGAAGCAGTCCAAGTTGGAGTATATGTGGTCCAAGAGCCAGTATTGAAAGTCCCTGTCGCACCAGTTGCTCCTGTTGCTCCTGTTGCACCTGTAGGACCCACAACATTGCTAGCGGCTCCTGTTGGTCCTGTTGCACCTGTAGGTCCGGCTGGTCCGACATTGCCTTGAGGACCTTGAACAGTAGACGCTGCGCCCTGTGGTCCTGTTGGTCCCGTTGGTCCTGCTGGCCCAACTGCTCCTTTTTCTCCAGACAAAGACAAAATCCAGGCATTCATTGAAATTTGGCCTTCAGGATTATAAACAGTATCAATGTTTATAGTTATGTCTTGTCCTAAAATATTAGTTATAAATCCTTCAATCCAAGTGAAAGGAAGTCCAGTATCTGTTCTTGTTAGCCTAGTTCTTGAACCAACAACAAAAGATTTAGTGCTTGCAACTGTTGTAAATGTTTTTGTTCCAGTATCAATTGTTAAAACTGAATTTGTATATACTCCATCAAATCCAATTCCAATTCCTGTTGGTCCAGTCGCACCCGTTGCACCTGTAGGACCATTATTGCCCTGTGCACCTGTAGGTCCCGTTGCACCTGTATTACCAGTTAAACCTTGAGCACCCGTTGGTCCTTGTAATGTTCCAACATTTTGCCAATAGTTTCCGTCCCATACATATAAATTTCCATTTACTAAATATGCTTGACCTATCTGTCCTGTTGGATTAGCAGCATTTAGTGCTTGTTCTGAAGCGTAAGAACCAAGAATTACAAGCCCTTGTCCTTGTGCGCCAGTTGGCCCAGTTGGTCCAGTAGCACCAGTTAGTCCAGTATTTCCTTGTACACCTGTTGGTCCAATTGGTCCAAGAGGTCCTGTTGGTCCAGGTACAGTTGATTGCGGTCCAGTTGGCCCAGTTGGTCCAAATGGTCCAGTTGGCCCAGTTGCACCATTAAGACCAGAAGAAATTTCTGGGACACCAACTTCAGCCCAGAAACCATCGTAGTAAACATAAACTGAACCATCATTTGTGTTATACCAAGCATCTCCTTCGTTTGGAGAACCTGGAGGAGTTGATGAACTTGTAGTGAATTTTCCTGATGGTCCTGTTGCTCCAATAGAACCACTAGAACCAGTTGCTCCTGTAGGTCCTGTAGCACCAACAGGCGCCGCTCCTACTTCAATCCAATATCCGTCATAGTAAACATAAACTTTTCCTGTCTCGGCATTAAACCAAGCGTCACCAATCTCAATGGTTCCTGTAGGTCCAGTGTTGCCAGCAACTAAAAAGTTTCCTGTAGGACCAGTTGCACCAGATGGTCCAGTTGGTCCTTCAATATAACCAACATTGTCCCACTCACTGTTTATTGAATCCCATACATAAAGATTTCCGTCAACAATGTAAGCATCTCCAGCAGAGCCAGAAGGATGAGCAGCAATAAATGTTGCGTAGTCTGGATATGAACCAAGAATATTTAGACCAACACCTTGTGCACCAGTAGCACCAGTAGGTCCAGCGATACCTTGAGAACCAGTAGGTCCCACTGCACCAGTAGGTCCTGTTACACCTTGAATACCCTGAGCACCAGTTGCACCTGTTGGTCCTACTGAACCAGTTGCACCAGTAGGTCCTGTATCTCCTTTAACACCTTGTGTACCAGTAGCACCTGTAGGTCCCACTGCACCAGTAGGTCCAGGTACAGTTGAAGCAGCGCCAGTCGCACCTGTTGGTCCTTGAGCACCGGTTGGACCGACATTTCCTTGAGCACCGGTTGGACCGACATTTCCTTGAGCACCGGTTGGACCTTGAATTCCCTGAGCACCAGTAGCGCCAGTTGCGCCAGTCGCTCCTGTCGCACCCGTAGGTCCTTGAATTGTTCCGACGTTGTTCCAGTCACCAGCAACAGCGTCCCAAACATACAAATCACCAGCAACTAAATAACCATCCCCAGCAGTTCCTGTTGGATGCGCGGCAATTAAAGCAGCATATGTTGCATAAGAACCAAGGATTGTTACACCAGTACCTTGAGCACCAGTTGCACCAGTAGCACCAGTAGCACCAGTCGGACCTGTATTTCCTGTTGCACCTGTTGCACCAGTTGGTCCTGTTACCCCTTGAGCACCTGTTGCACCTGTTGGACCAGTATCTCCAGTCGCACCAGTAGGTCCAGTCGCACCTGTTGCACCAGTTGGTCCTGTAGAACCAGCGTAATAAGGTTCCCATGAGGAAGTTCCTGGTGGATAACCAGGATTGCCTGGATTGTTTACTCTTATAAATAATTGACCAGGTTCACCATAAGGACTTCCAACTGGAGTGCTTACAATACTTCCAATAGCATAACCAGCACCCTGGTCATAATCACCAACATAATTAGGGAATGTTCCTGACGCACCTGTTGCACCCGTTGCACCAGTAGGACCTTGCGTTCCAGTTGGTCCTGTAGCACCAACTCCACCCTGAACACCTTGAGGACCAGTTGCACCTGTTGGTCCAGTTACTGTTGACGCAGCGCCTGTAGCACCAGTGGGTCCTTGCGCACCAGTTGGACCAGTAGGTCCAGGAACATTAGATGCAGCACCTGTAGCACCAGTAGGACCTGTATCACCTTGAGGACCAACAAGTCCAATAGATAACGTAACAAAATCTTCGTTATTTATTACTCCGTAAGTGCTAACTAACGATACGTTGAAGATTACATAACTTGGAAACGCACCTTCATTTGTGCTTGTGCCACTTACGCAAGACGTAATTTGATAGGTAACGTATGTTGAAGGATTACTTTGTTCTGTTAGTGTTAAATAACCACTTTGAATACTTAAAAATAATTGGTGAAGAGTTGTATTTACTCCATAGGGATTATCGTCTACTTTGATTTGTGTTGCTGAGGTATAGGGGTCAGCATTAAAACTTATGTAATCATTAGTAGGGTCTAGGTCTGTTAAAGTCGTTGTGTTTACTTTGTATGTCCAAGAAAGTGCACCAAACCCACGTTCACCAGTAGGACCGACTTCACCAGTTGCACCAGTAGGACCTTGCAAACCTGTTGCACCAGTAGCACCAGTTGGCCCGGTAACACCTTGGATACCTTGGATACCTTGGATGCCTTGCTCACCCTGCGGACCTTGTACTCCTGTTGGTCCTGTACCACCAGTAGCACCTGTTGGACCAGTGGCTCCTTGAATTCCTTGCGCACCAGTAGGTCCTTGCGCACCAGTTGCTCCCTGAATTCCTTGCGCACCTGTTGCACCTGTAGCACCTGTCGGACCAGTTGCACCCTGCGCACCAGTTGGTCCTTGAATGTTTCCAACATTGTCCCATTCAGAATTTATGTTGTCCCATACATACAGATTTCCATTTATTAAATATCCATCACCAGGATTTCCTGTAGCAGGTAAATTGCCAACACTTGCTAAAGTTCCAATGATTGTTACTGATGTACCAGCAGCACCTGTTGCACCAGTGGCACCTGTAGCACCTTGAATACCTTGAACACCTTGCGCACCAGTTGGACCAGTAACGCCTTGCGCACCAGTTGCGCCTGTTGCACCAGTTGGACCTACTGCACCAGTCGGACCAACTCCACCCTGAACACCTTGCGGACCTGTTACACCTTGAACACCTTGCGCACCTTGCGGACCAACTACACCTTGCGGACCTGTTACGCCTTGAATTCCTTGTGGACCCGTTGCACCTGTTGGTCCTTGAGGTCCTGTTGCACCGGTTGGACCTGTTGGTCCTCCAGATGGACCAGTTGGACCTTGAGTACCAGTTGGACCAGTCGGACCAGCAGGACCAGTTGAACCTTGTGGACCAACTGCGCCTCTTGGAACATTTACAGCAGCCTGAGAAGAAACAGTTTGGCTTACTGTGTCAATTTTTGTTATATCTACGTTACTGCCATCTCCTACAGGCAAGTAGAAATCAAAGTCATATGCTTTAGCACCATAAACACGAATTCTTGCCGTGTAGTGCCAGCCTATTGGAGATAAATCTCTATTATCAGTTGTTGGAAGGTCAACCTGAAAAGACCCAGTGTTGTCTAGAGTTAGTTGAATAGGACCAGACAAGACAATTTCATCATTGTCATCTTCTATCTTGCTGGATGCAGAAAATGTGACAGTTCCAGACGCAGGTTGGCCGTTTACTTTCTTGAACTGGCCAACTATTCTCCGTGTAGTCACGTCGCCTGAAAAACTCATTTACACTCCATGACCCCTAAAGCGGACAAGATACAATGCGCCTATTGTTGTTCTAATTTTACGTTGTTTTTAAGCACACGAGTTTGAAACTGAGACAAAAATCAATCAGCACTTAGTGCTAATTATACTAATATCCTGTTTAGGAGAGTGTCCTTCTCCTATAACCATAGTCAATAATCCTGGGTCCGACTCAAGGCCAACTCTGTCCCTAAACCAGCCAGAGCCACCGTCTAGGGTCGGACATTGTGCCCAAAACCTTTGACCAATGTCCTCTGACCTAAAGTGATGGTAGTGCCCAGAAAGCCATACATCACAGCGGCCAATAGGGGTATTTCCAGCGGCTTGCCCAGAAATATATTTCAAGGCTCCGCCACTCTTCATTTGATGCCCGTGGAATAGACCAAGCATAGTTCCGTTCACATCTAGGGCTAAAGTTTGATGACCACTCTGAGGAAATCTAAACTCTACTTTAGAAAGTTCTTTTACTTCGCGGCAAACATCTGAGACTGAACTTACTATTTCTGTATTCCAACCTTCCGCTGGGTCAACACTAACTTGTCTAGTAACTTCATCGTGGTTTCCGTTTACAACAGCCACAACTATGTTTGGACATACTTCAGAAAATGCTTTGATTTGTGCAAGTAAAACTCGTCTAGCAACTCTAATTTGTTCGGTAAGTCCTAAATCTGAAGCATAGGTGCTTTGTAGTTTTCCATTTTGAGAGGTATTTCCCTCTACATGGTCTCCAAGGAGAGCAATGACTACTTTTGAAAGAGGTCTTCCTGCCGCTTCTAACTCTTGATACCTATGGACTGCTTTCTCTGTAACATCAAGAATTCTTGAAACTATTTCATCTGTCCCAGTGCTGTTTGCTCTTTTTCCTATTTGTTGGTCGCTAGGTGCAACTACAAAAGCCAAGCCAGTTTTTTGTTTTTTCTTTGGCTTAGATAGAGGCTTCCATGTTTCTAATTTTTTCTTTATTTTTTCAACATCTTCTTGGAGAGCAGTTTCTACTGCTTTAGGGACTAATGTTAGTCTGTATGAAGTAAGCCAGTCTTCATCATGCTTTTGCCACCTACTTGTTCTAACTCCAACTACCGCCCACTGCTTCGGGTCTAAATTAAATTCTTTTAGAATTTCCTCGGAATCAGCGTTGTTGTCTTTTCTTGGAGTAGAGACTAAAAACCCGCCATTTTCGTCAAGTTCAATTCGTGGTCGCCATTCTTCTGCTGGAGCAGACTGTTTTGTGTCGCTTCCAGTGACTCCAGGAGAAGATAACTTTTCATGGATTGCTTTTAGGAGTGAGTTAGGGTCTTTCTCCTCAGCAACTTTTTTCATTTATTTTTAGCCCCCGCCCGCGACTTTGTTTTCTTCCCAATGGAGACATTTTTTGATGTTGTAGGAACTTCAGGAATCGTTACTGGGTTATTGCGGTAAGGACTATTTTTTCCAATAAAGCATCTGCAATTTTTAGACCTATGTAATCTAATAGAGGCAAATGCTATGTTGTAGCCCTCTTCTTCTAGAATTCTAAAAATCAATCTATTTGACACACCGTTAGGGTATGGGCTAGCATCAAAAAGAGCAATAAGTGCTTCCCTATCAACATCACCAAGTTGAGACACTAACTTTCCAACACCACATGGCAAGCCTGGTCCTGTTGGTGTTAGTTTGTTTATTCGTTCTGCAAGACTCATAAGAGTTATGCTCCGTTTCTAACAAACCCCGGCGGATTTGTGAACGGTAGAGTAACAGTAAGTCTTACCGATAGGAAGATACCTACTCGGCGTGTCGCTTTAGCCTATTCTGACGTCTTTCTGCGACTGCGTGGTTTTTTAGGAGTGTTGTTTGTGACATGAGAGTCAACTAAAATAGTTACTAAATTTTTGACAATAGCAATTTCTGCTGATACTTTGTTACTTGTTTCCTCTAGACGATTAACTCTGTCCATCAAAGATTTTCCACTGTTTGGCCAAAGTTGATATTCAACTTTTTCCATTCTTTCGCTTAGGCTTCTTCCTTCTCCGTCTACCCCAATAGCAGCATCAATTCTTTTTGCAATTTTATAAATAACCAATGCAAAACTAACTAAAGTAGTTACTGCTCCAACTAAGAACAAAAGTTCAGACAAAGGCGACATTTGTGAAAACATTGTATACAATTCCCGATGGTATTCGGCAGGGTCGCCTTATAGAGTATTTTGGCATACTTTCTATACAGGTATTGGCTAGTATTAGCCCCCTACGGCGGGTCTGTCAGCAAAAATTAAAAATTAGGGGTATAGTCACTATTGACTTAAGCCACACCCAGAGGCAAAACTTTGTCCCGTCTTTTTGGGCCAGTAAGAGGAAGCGAGTGACGCATAGTGACATCGGAAAACAACAATTTGCTACTGGCGTCTGCCGAGTGGTACGCAAATCTTGGTTGGAAGATTGTCCCCTGTCACGGAATTACTGAAGGAAATAAGTGTACATGTAGGGGTTCTCATGCTGAGCCAAAAGATATTGGTAAGCATCCAGTTACTTCATGGAATCAAGCAGCAACTTCAGATATAGAAACAATTAGGCGTTGGTGGCACACAGAACCAAACTACAACGTAGGTGTTGTATGTCGTCCTAGTGGGTTTTTAGTGATTGATATTGACCCTCGTTCTGATGGAACTGATTCATTTTCTAAGTTTGAAGAACTTGTTGATGGAAATTTACCGCCAACAATTGAGGCTCTTACTGGAACATACACATTGAATTCACAGAGTGTCCGTGGGCGTCATCTTTATTACAAATGTGACCCAAGCGAAGATTTGATTGGAAACCTTGAAAAAGTAGGTCTTCGCGGTGTTGATATTAAGCATAACGGTTATGTTCTTATTGCTCCATCAAAACACTATTCAGGAACAACCTACGAGTGGGTTGACGGGAAGCGTCCTGACCAAATTGAGATTGCAGATGCTCCAGAAGAACTGCTTCAATTTTTACGCAAAAAGAACAGAAAAAAGAAGGGAACAAGTTACGCTGCGGGAGACTGGGACAGCATATTTGATGAACTTCAGTTTAACGGAGAAAGACTTGATATTGACAAACTTCTTGATAAAGGTTTGGTTGAGGGAGAAAGAGCAGTAGGTCTTTACAAGATTGCTTTATCTCTTGCTAATAAAATTGGAGTCCAAACAGAAGCGCAGAGGACAGCAATTGAAACCACGATGATTCGGTTCAATGCTGAAAAAGTAAATCCTCCTATGCCGCTAGAAGGAACAAACAGTCTTCTAATGCACACTAGAAGAGCAATAGATTTTGTAGCAGATAATCCAAAATCAAATATGTTTTGGCCAGCAGGAACATCTTTTGAAGAGGAACAAGCGCTAACATCATGGGCTGAAAAATCTCAGGCAGAAAGTCGTGGCTCAGGGGACTTGAAGCCATTGACTGGAGTTGTTAGTCCAAAAACAGAAATCTATTCTCTGACACCATTAGAAGCGTATAACGGACTTAGGGAATCTATAGAGGCTGGTGTTCCTATGGAACAAAGTCTTCTCAATAGAAACTTAGATATTGCTCCTGACCAAGATGCTCTCTATGAAGAAGATGGTGGAACTCCTGGAAAACGAAGCCTCACTGACGTTGGAAATGGTCGTCGTTTAGTAGACCTTTTCAATCCAATGATTCGCTACACAGAAGGTCTTGGGTGGTTCCACTGGGACGGTTCTCACTGGAAACCAGATTACGAAAAACTTGATATTAAAGAACTTACTAAAAAGTTAGGTTCAATAATCGTCTCTGAAAGTAAGCAATACACGGAAGATGACCAAATTCTAAAAACTGTGCGATGGGGCAATGACTCTAAGTCAGTAGCCAGAATAAATTCTGCTATTGATTCGGCTCAGTCAGATACTCGTATTCGTTTGAAAGTAGAAGATTGGGACCAAAACCCTGAATTACTTGGTGTTCGCAATGGTGTGGTTGACCTAAAAACTGGAAAACTGATAAAGAACAGCCCTAATTTATACATAACAAGAACCTGTCCTGTTGGATACATTCCTGGTCACACAAACACGAGATGGAAACAGTTTTTGGACTACGCCACTGGTGGAGATGTTGAATTTCAAGAATGGCTACAGAGGGCTGCTGGATACTCTCTTACAGGGTATAAAAACTTAGATGTAATGTTTATGGTCTACGGACCACCGGGCTCTGGTAAAAATACATTTGTTGAAGCCATAGTTAAAGCACTAGGAACTCAACAATATTCTTGGCCATTTGATACAAGCGTTATCTCTTTAGGTGATGGAAAAGGAAACTCCCAGCAGGATGCTTACTACTGGGCTCAGTTGCGTGGTCGTCGCGTCGTGTGGGTTGACGAGTTGCCAGACTCTGAACGCATCAAAGAAAACTCGTTGAAGCGTCTTACTGGTTCATCTGAAATTACTGGACGTTCTCCTGGAGAAAAACCATTTTCTTTTCAGTCTCATGCAAAACTTTGGATTTCAACTAACCACAGACCGATTATTACTGATGATGCTATGTGGCGTCGTATCCGTCCAGTTCCATTTACTCAGGTTCCAGAAAAACCAGACCCTGGACTAAAAGATTATATTTTTGATGCTGAAGGAGCATTGCCTGGAGTTCTTGCTTGGGCAGTTGAGGGCGCTATCAAATATTTGAATTCAAGTTCAATGGATGCTTTAGGTTGGTGCAGTGTTGTTAAAGAGGCATCAGACATTTATCAAAAAGAAGAGGATAGAATTGGCCTATTCTTAGAAGAAGAGACAAAGCCAAATCCAGATGCTTCAATTATTATTTCAGATTTGTATTTGACTTATAAACTTTGGAGTCAGCGTCGTGGAGAACTTGGCTTGAGTCAGATGGGTTTCAATAGAAAACTTAGAGATAAGCAACTTGATATTGAAGGAACTGGAACTCGTGCAGTAGTTAAAGGAATTATGCTTCCTCCAAGAATTGTTCAAAATGAAACTATTCCTGGTCTTGGACTTGCTTCTATACGCTATGGAATTTAGCGTGGACGAAATACTCTTGCTCCTCTATTTCCACCATTAATTCCTGGAATTCTTCTTGCTGCTGGAGACTTAGCAATTAGTCTTCCTCCAACAAACCCCTGCGGTGGCTTAATAAGCAATGCGGTCATAGCGTGAACAAGAGCATCAACTCTGTCAGGAGATTTTCCTTCCCCTGGAATCCAGGAAGTCATCTGGTCTTCTAGTTCTGCAAGATACCCAACATGATGAACACGCTGCTGTTCGTATGCAAGAACAATAGGTTCTGCACGAAGAGCCTTTCCATGTTTTGAGTGAACTTCAAAAACTTTTATGTTTGGGTCAATAGAGTTGATTGCACTACGAACAAGTGCTCCACCTTGGTTTACTTCAGCAACAACTGGACAACCCCAGCGGCGAGCCATCTCAACAACTTTATTTGCCCAGACTTCTGGAGAACCATGAATTGTTGCGTCTTCTAAAACCCAAGAGTGTCTCTTATATAAGTCTGACTCTCCTGTTGAGGCGCAGACAACAATTCCACACATATCTCGTGGATTTTCAGCAACAGAAGGGTCAACTCCAATAACACGAAGAGGGGTTGACTGAGGAAATAACTTTTCTCTAGCCCCATCAATCATGTCCTGAGACCATAAGGCTCCTTCTATGTTATCAATCATCTCTCCATAGAGTTCTTGACGAGCAAGAGAGGTTCCCTCATAAACACCCATGATTGCATCAAGGTATGATTGGCTCAAATTTCCTCTGTTATCCATAGTTGAGCCTCTAGTAATAATTACTTTTCCTTCAGGCTTTTTTGCCTCATCCATAAGTTGATATAAAAGAGGAATTCTTTTAGGAGTAGTAGTCAGCATAATTTTTGGATTTTGCCCAAGACGAGTTCCAACACGCAAGTTATCAAATGCGGTCATACCAGCAGCATCTGGAGTTTGACGCCAAGCGCCAACCTCATCACCCCAAGCGTGTGTAAATTGAGGACCACGAAGAGAGTCTGGTTCATCTGCTGTAAAGCAGGTAGCAACATTTCCATTTGGCCATGTCAAACGTCTTTTTGATGGCTCGTATAAAGGTTTTTCGCTGGGAGGAGAAACATTCATAATTCCAGACTGTCCTTCAACAATAACGTCACGCACATCGGCAGCAGTTCTTGCTACTAAAGCAAAACGTCGTTGCCCTGTGTTTGTGTATCTTGCTTCTTCACGAATCCATTCAGATGCAGCGCGAGTTTTTCCAGCACCGCGTCCAGCAAGATAGACCCAAATATTCCAATCACCATCTGGTTGTATTTGTTCTGGTCTACCCCAAGCACGCCAGTCCCATTGAAGTTTTTCTGGGTCCATGAGGGCAAGAATTTTTTCTTGCTCATCTAATGGAAGGGTTGCTAGCCATTCCATCTTACTTTGTCCCACTGGCTAGTTTCCTTTCTGCAAACTTCTCTGGGCACCATAATAAAGCGGTGCAGCAGAACTGAGCCCTAACCCTTTCGCCAAATCTTGAAGTGAAAATCCATTTTTATACTCTTCGGCAATTTGTGCGTGGTATGCCTCAACTCCACCATTTTGTTTAGCATTCTTAATTCTTTCAACAGCAGATGGAATCTCTGACTTGTGGGCTTTTTTATGAGGCTTTATCTGTTGAATGGAGACATTCTCCATGACAACACGACGTCTTACCCCTGGATACGCAACTTTTAGCACTTTTGCTAAGTCTGGAAGACTTCCGCCTTGTTCATAAAATTCGCAGAGCAACCGTGTGTATTCGCGGCTGGCTTTATGTGCAGGTGTATTTTGAAATCTAGAACCATAAGCCCTTTTAGCCAAAGGGAGGAGTGGTTCAATCATTACTCTATATTGCTCTACTAATTCTGCACTCATTGTCAACTCCATTATAAATAGTGGGTAGCACTATCATAACGGAGAGTTGAGGGGTTATTTGGGTTTACTCGTCCTCATCTCTATCGCGTCTGATTGGGTATGTTGCCCACCATACGACCATAGAGAAAATGATTGCCCAACCTACAACTGTTTTTGCAGACCCGTCAAGAACAAGCCAAGCAATAAACATGCCTAGTAGTGTCCAGACTTGGTCTAAAACATCTCTGAGGAAGTCTTTCATTATTTTGCTCTCCTTGTTCTAGTTGCCTTCTTAATTTTTGTTTTTCTTACTCTTCTTGTTTTTGGTTTGCGACGAGTACCATCTTCACGTCCAGTAGGAGCGCCAGCATCCCCGCCTCCTCTAGGAGATGAAGGAGTTTTACTTCCACCGCTTCCACCAGATGATGCTCCACCGCCGGCTGCACCTGTCGCTGCTGCCGCTGCACCTAAAGCAGTCTGCACTGCTTGACCAGCGACAACAACTGTCACAACCATTTTCTCTGCTTCTTCTCGTTCTTCTGGGCTCATATCAGCACCTAAACTAGATAAAGCAAGAAGCACTTTACCAGGGTCAGAGAAAACTTCGGATAACAATTGTACTGGATTGTCAAGTATCTCAAGGGCTGCTGCTACTTCCGCAGTAATAACAACAGCATTGCCATTTTCATCTGTACGAACATCTACAGGTGTTGCTGGTGGTAAATCTGAATAAGTTAGTCCTGCTTCTTTTATCGCATCGCCTGAGACTGCTTCTCCTGGAGCAACAGTTGCTAATATTGCAGTAACTACTGCTTCTTTTTCTTCAGCAGTAAGTTTTCCATCTGCCATAGCATCTTTTACAACCTCTGCTACTGCTTCTTCTGGAGTTGTTGGTTTTTCAGGTTCAACAGGAGCAGGTGGTTCTTCAGCAGGAGGTTCTTCTGCTGGTGGTTCTTCTGCTGGTGGTTCTTCTGCTGGTGGTTCTTCAGCAGGAGGTTCTTCTGCTGGTGGTTCTTCTGCTGGTGGTTCTTCAGCAGGAGGTTCTTCTGCTGGTGGTTCTTCTGCTGGTGGTTCTTCAGCAGGAGGTTCTTCTGCTGGTGGTTCTTCAGCAGGAGGTTCTTCAGGTTCTACTGGTGTAGGTGGGACTTCAGGTTCAACTGGAGGTTCTGGTTCACTTGGGGGAGGTGGAGGTGGAGGACTAAGTTCTTCAGCAGTTGTTTGTTGTTCTTGTGCTGTAGTTGCTGATGATTGCGCTGATGATGCAGAAGTTTCAGCAGTTGTTTGTTGTTGTGCTGCTGCTTGTGCTGCTGCTTCTGCTGCTGCACGAGCCTCATCTGCTGCTTGTTTTTCAGCAGCAATTCGTGCTGCCTCTGCTGCCGCTGCTTGCGCTGCTGCTTGCGCTGCTTGTTGTGCTGCTGCTATTGCTGCTGCTTGCGCTGCTTGAGCAGCAGATGCTGCCTGTGCTGCTGCTTGCGCTGCTGCTGCTTGCGCTGCTTGTTGTGCTGCTAATTGAGCCGCTTGTGCCGCTGCCGCTTGAGCAGCCGCTTGAGCAGCCGCTTGCGCTGCTTGTTGTGCTGCTAAAGCCTGTGCTGCTGCTTGTTCTGCTGCTAATTGTGCTGCTGCTGCTTGTGCCGCAGCCTGTGCTGCTTGCTGAGAGTCTTGAGTTGTTGATACAACAACATCAGCAGTTTGAACTGCTTGTATTGCTTGAACAGTTTCGGTAATTGCTGTTTGAGCCAAAGTAACTGCTGTATTCATAGCAGTTACTGCTTGCTGAGCAGAAACTAAGTTAGATTGAGCATTAGCCAAATTAGTAGCAGCCTGGTCTTCTTCTGCTTCTAAAAATTCAAGTTCATTTTGCTCTTGCTCAAGTGTGGCCTCTGCTGTTGCTAAAGTTTGTAATTGCTGAATTGTTGCAGTTGAATTAGTAAAGGCTGAGCCAGGAATAATTGTGTATCCCTGACCAATGTGCCAATACATCTGAACCCAGGCTCCGCCACCATTTTCATAATACATAAGTTCAAAAGAATAAGGTGTATTTGAATTAAAATTTTCCATAGCAGTTGAGCCGCCGCCACCCTTGTCATACCAATCATTGATTACCCGAAGCCCGCCGATTGTGACCCTTACTCCGTCATCCCCAGGAGCATAAAAACGAATAGTTCCCCCCACTGGAAACGTAATATCTCCGCTATAACGAACAATGACATCTTCTGAACGATTAGAACCAGCGACGTTACCGTTACCCCATTGCTCATTGATTCCATTTGTATCAGTAGTTGTAAGAATTGGTGTAGCACCTGCTGGAAGAACTGGAGCATTGTTCTGTCCTTGAACATTGAATACTTCTACTTTAAGACCTGGTGATGTAGCAGCATTTACTACAGCCTGAGCAGTTGCCTCAGCGGTGGTTGCTTGAGCGACAACAACTTCCTGAGCATCTACAGCATTTTGAGCAGTTAAGAGAACTGCTGTCTTGTCCTCAACTACAGCAGTTGCTGCTGCCACTGTTGGAGCGTTCGCTGCTAAAGTTTCTGCGGTAGCCATTGCTGTCTGTGCTGCTGTCACTGCTGCTTGTGCTTGAGCAACTTCAGTGGTTGCTGTTGTTATAGCAGTAGTTACTTCTGTTGTAGGTTGAAGCGTATTAGCAGTCTGTGTAAGAGCGGTGACTGTAGAAGATAAAACTTCTACTGCTGCTGATGAAACAACAATCTGAGCCTTAGCAACGTCAACAGTTGCTTCTTTTACTTCTGCTGTTGCCGTTGCAGAAACGGTAACTGCTGTTGTAGTTGCGTTAGTTGCTGTTGTCTCTGCTTGCTGAGCCGTAGTGGTAGCAGTTGATTCTGACGATTGAAGAGTTGTTAGAGTTGATTGAGCAGAAGATAAAGTTGTTTGTGCTTCTGCATTAGTAGCCTGAAGAGTAGTTAAGGTTGTTTGCTCTGACGCAAGGGTGGCGTTGGCTTGTTGGGCAGCGGCTGTAAGGGCTGGGTCAGAAGTTGTTTTAGTTACAGCAATATTGTCAACAACATAATAGTCAGCATCTTTTTTAATAGTTACTGTTTGAATGTTTGAGCCAGTTATAGTCTCTGTTGAGGTATATCCGACTGCTTGTGTCTGAGAAGATACGTTATTGTTTATTACTTCAGTAGTTGTTGTTCCATCTGAGTTTGTAGCAATCATATTTGTGTCGCCATTTTTGGCATAAACACCCATAGTTACAGAAGTAACAGTTCCCTGACCAGTTGGATTTACATTGATAATAACATCATTGGTTGGATTCATAAGAACAAGCGCAGGGCCTGATGTTTGTGGTGTGTTCCAAGGTCCACTAATAGATACGTTACTGTTTGGAAGAGGCGAAGTTCCACTTGCTCCAGTTGTAATTGTTACAACGGAAGTTGTGTTGTTGGTAAAAGTCTCTGTAACTGTTGTAGTTGTATTTGCTGCATTTGCCGCTGCTTGGGCTGCTGTTGCTGTTGTTTGTGCTGAAGCAACCACTGCTTCTTGAGTTGTTACCGCTTGTGCTGCTGATGTTGCCGCAGACTGAGCCGTAGCAACTACTGTCTCTTGAGATGACACAGCGGCAGTTGCTTGAGCCAGATTAGTGTTTGCAGTCTCTGACGCAGTAACTGCCGCTTGTGCTGTAGCAACTGATGTTGCTGCTGATTCCGTTGCGCTAGATGCTTCCTGTAATGATGTAGTCGCAGTTTGAATTGATTGAGAAACTTGTTGTGATGGTTGGGGTATTGATGATGCTACCTCCTGAATTTGAGTGACTTTAGTTTCAAGACTTGTTACGTTAGATTCTGCTGTTGCTACAGCAGTTGCCGCTTCAGTTATAGGTTCTGGCGCTGAACTCTGTGAAGAAGCCTCTGGACCACCTCCCGACGACGCACTGGAATTAGACTGGTTATTGTTTCCGCCAGCACCCCCATCTTGTGGAACGCCTTCTTCTGCATAAGCAGAAGTCGGGGCAAGTATTGAATAGATTACTACAAAAAATGAATACCCAAAAAGACCTATTATTGCTTTTTTAGTAATAGGTAATAATAAAAAGCGAGCAGCCGAACGGCGCATTTAGTAAATCTCCCACCACAGAAGAATATGACGGAGATAATTTTACAGTAATGAAAGTCTAACTAGTTGATTTATAACGTAAATATATGTCACGAACAGTTGATGCATACCATTTTTTACCTTTTAGAAGAGTTGGTATTGCATCTTTATTCAAATTATCAGAAATTTCTTTATAAGAAAGTCCTGCATCTCTTTCTTTATTTATTCTTTCTTCAATGTCTTTAGATACAAGTGGTAGTGGTCCTAAATCAACTCCCCAGCGCTTACCACTGCTTCTTCTATCTTGATGAATGTCTTTTTGGCGCATAGAAATCATTCCGCGCTCCATTTCAGCCATTGCAGACATAATGGTTACAACAAAGCGGCCCTGATAAGTTGCAGTATCTAAACCTAAATCAAGAAGCATTAGACGCCAACCATGTTTGTGTGAACGGTCAACAATCTCTAAAAAGTCTCTTGTAGAGCGAGCAAGTCGGTCTAAACGAGTTACAAAAAGTGCTTCCGCTTTTCCGTTATCAAGGTCTTCTAAAGCCTTAGTTAGAACAGGTCTTCCCTTGATACTTTTTCCAGATTTTCCTTCTTCACGCAAGATAAGAACATCTTCGTATCCATTGAACTCTGCTGCCCCAATAAGTTGCTTTTCTTGAGCATCAAGACTTACGCCTTCTTCTGCTTGCATGGAGGTAGAGACGCGGGCATAACAGTAAGCAACCTTTTTAGTCGTCACTAGGGCTCCACATCTCTACATAAAAATACCAATGGATAAACTCAATAGTTACAGAATTAGCATAAGGACAATAGTTGAGACCAAACCCCCAACTATCCCAAGTCCCCCAGCCGAGGTTGATGTTGATGCGCTTACTGCCCCGCGCCATCGCCCTTGACCAATCTAAAAGTCTTGGTCACTTCCTTAGTGGGCTTCTTTCCCTTGAACATGGCAATAGTTCCTTTGACTACAGCAATAGCAATCGCAAGAATAAACAATCCAATGATTGCTACCAATGTCCAGCCAATAGCCCAGAGACCTAACTCAAAGGCAAGTTCAAACGGTTGTTTCCAGTCCATGCGTCTTTTCCTCTCGTAAATGGAGTTTCTTAGGCATAACTATACACTCTTACACCTAAAAGTATACAAAAAATAGCCCCTATTTCTAAGTGTCATATTGGACGATTTTTGGCATTGGATATATATGGTGTGTTAATATACTAGGCTTCAACTACGAACAACTTATTGTTATTGGACGTCAATAACAGGATTATTATTCTTTTCAGCCTTGACATTGGCATTGAACATCAGCCATTTATTGTCCTCTTCGTCCTTGAGATGTTCATGGAGATACTCAAAGAAGGCATCTACGACCCCGTAGAAGGTCGGACCAGTGCCACCATAACTTCCACTAGATTCTCCGTCTCTAACAATCTCTCCTTCAACGTCCCAGTGGGTAGGTTCTCCTTCAAAGGTGATTCTTTTGACCCTTAGGGTTAGTTCGCCGTCATTACTCATCATTGTCTTCCTCTTCTAGTAGTAGTTCTTCGTGGGGGACATAAACAATCAAAGGGAGCCTTGGGTCATGCAAGACTGGTGCCCATTCCTGAGAAGGGTAATCCATAGGACTATATAACTCTTTGAGTAGTTGCTTCCAAGTGTAGGACCATGACATATCGCTTCCAGCAACTGCCCAGCCAACAGGATGTCGTTGCCACGCACTTCCTCTTATATCAACTACTACTGACCCCATGGGAGGCTCTTTCATAACTTTCTTTTCATTGTGGGTCATGCATCGTCCTCCATTTCTTGCCAAAGGCAATATAACAACCAACTCGGTTGAACCAATCTGCTTGGTCGTGGATAAACCAAAAAGGTCTTGCTAGTAGTTTTCTCATGGGGTAACTGTAACGCTATAATAAGACTATGCCAAGTCAACACACTCAGTGGAGTAGGGACCAAAGGCTGATTCAGTATTTGGACCACCTTCGTGAGAAGAACTTGCATCAATGGTCTTTTTGCTACTTCTGTGCAAAAAAGTCTGTTGGCATCAAGGCAATCAAAGAAAGACTTTATTCTGTCTGCGATGACCATGGAGATGACGATGTGTCGTAATTGTGGCAACTGCTCGGCAGAACATCCCTACACGATGGATGACGCTATTGATGCTTACGAGGCAACTGGACTAAAAACTAAGCCTTCTCCAAAGCAATCTCGCGCTTAGAGCGATTGATTCCCTTTTTCACTTTGTCTTTTGAGATACTTCTAAACTGACCTAGGCCGTCAAAGCAAGTAACCGCTTCACCTTGAACATAAAGAAATGTCCACATTCCGCGTTCGCCTTTTACTTTGAACTTTGCTCCGCTCTTGAGAGTCTTGATTCCTTTTATCTCAAGAACAGCGCTTACATCAGATGGAACTATTCCTTTAGGAAAGTAACGCTCTAGTGCAAACTTGTCTGGTGTCTTCATAAGAACACTATAGCACTATACAATAGAAAATGCAAATCTTCGCGCTTTCATTCCGTTAACCGAAAAGGGAGAACGGGGGAGAGGTGTGTGTTTTTTGTGTGGGCTTTTATACAACTCTAGGTGAGCATTGAGAGCAGTAATTCATTACTCTAATTTTAGTAGAGTACAGAAAGAACTGTTTACCGCAGCCGTAGCAATTAACCATCATTCCACTAGAGAGTGGTTTTACTTTTCGCTTTATCTCTAATCCAAAGAGTTTCATTTCTTATGCTCCTTTATATGACGAACTAGTGTGTGGTGCGCAAAGCCAGAGCGAACTTCAATCTCTTTCTTACACTCAGGACAGATAACAACCCTGTTGGCAGCAACTGATGCTTTCTTACTCATCGCAACCACATTTACTGTAAGGGTCAAAGGCGCAGAACTGGCAACCCATTCTCTCTGAGTGGGCTTTGCAGTAGTAAACAAATTGGTGTTCATCGCAGCAGACAAATGTCTCGTCAATGATTTCGTAGAAGTCGTTTTGGTCTATGGTTTGTGTCATGGAGACAGGATACACCTATACAATAAAAAGTGCAAATCTTTGCGCCTTCGTTCCTTTATAAGCGGGAAAGGCGGGTAGGGGTGTGTGTTGTGTGTTTTTTGCTGGGCTGGCTCCCCCCCGACAATTGTGGACAATTTGCGAGGGGGGGCCAGTGGTAACTAAGCCAATCCTAAGATAAGGCCCAGCAATCTTATTTTACTACTATGTAGTTGTTTGTAGTTGTTGTTGTTTCATAATGTGAGAAACCAACTCATCAAAAGTTTTGAGGTGCTGAAACTCAACTAAGTAGAAATCATCAAAGATTCCCTGCTTTTTGTCATAAAGATTCTTCTTTACTTGCCACAGAGGTTTTGTTGTGACTGGAACAACCAAAACACCATCAGTATGCTGAGATACCAAAATATAGGCTATTGGCTTAATGAGTTTTTCCTCGTAGGAAGAAACTGTATCTACAAAAACGCTGGAGAAATTGCTTCTTATAGAAGAAGGGTCTCCATCTTCCCAATAGGTGCTGCTTGATTTGACCTCTATCAAACCACTTGGATTATTAAGGACAATGTCTTTTTCGTTTTGGGTAAACTCAAAACGTGCTTCAGGAGTATCGTCTGCAAATCTGAGGGACGGTGGGTAACAATCAACTCCTCGGTCTTGAAGTCTTTTGGCCATCTTTTGGTTGTAGCCGTGGCCAAGGGTAAAAGCCTCTCTATAGTCATAGCGCTCAGACATTTTGAGCCTTTCTTTTTCTGTAGTCACGCATGTATTGAGACTTTTTAGCCTTAGCAACTCGTTTTCTATATGCTCTGTTGTTTGCTAGGTAGCAGATATGACAGAGAGGATATTGGTATCCGTTCTTGGACTTGATGATGGTGTTCTTCTTAGTTCTTGGGTGTCCATGACTACAGTATCTTCTTTGGCTAGGACGACCAACTATCTGCTCTATAGAAGTAGCAAGTCCACGTTCTATGGCATCTCTGTTGTTTTCTTTAGCAGTTCCTAGTTGTAGATGGCTTGGATTTACGCATATCTTGTTGTCGCACATATGCATAACGTGTAGTTTGGGGGAAACTAAAACTCCTTTGTTTTTGGCAAGAGAGTATGAAAGTTTGTGAGCAGTAATAATCTTTGTTTTAGTATAAGCAAATGCTCCATAACCTCTGCTTGTTGTGGCAGCAATCCAATACCAACAGTCGTCTTCTTCTTCGTCTATCCAGACTTTATCCCAAAAACGCTGGTCTCGTTCTTTAGTCCACCTTATTTTCACGAGCGATTTTTGCCTCCAAAGCCCTCATATAGGTCCGTAGTCTATGGCAACAAGCGCACACAATGTCGCATTTAGCCACCTCAGCCTGGACAACTTTTAGGCTCTGAGTGTGGCGGTGATACTGAGAGAGGCTGAATTTCTTGACTCCGCGGACGTGGTCAAAGTCCATCTGAAACCACTGCTTTTCTTCTCCGCAGTCTGGGCAATTCTTAACTGCTGCCTTTTCTTTTTGTAGGTAGGCATCTATCTGAGAACGATAATGTCTTGTTCGTCCTATCGTTTTGTCTTTTTGATTATCTCCTAAGTGATAAGAGATAGTTCCTTTAGAGACACCTAACTCGCTTGATATTTGTCTATATGACTTTCCCTCTGAAGCGAGCAGGTGTATGGCCTTACCAATTCCCTTGGCTTTTGATACTGATTTGGTGTGTCGTGTTGACGCACTCTTTTTCTTAGTAGCCATTAACTATAAGAGTAAGGCTAAAAAGAAAAAGTGATTTGTGCTTATTATTTACTTATACAATGAAAAGTGTGTTTTTTCGCGCCTTCATTCCGTTAACGGAGGAGGAGGAGTGGGGGAGGGTTGTGTGTTTTGTGTGTTTTGGTTTGGGAAGTTTTCTGCGTCATCTTTAAGCAGTTCTTCGTATATGTTTTCTGGAACTCTGTGACCAGAATTTTCATGTTGTTTGATGTGGTCAATCATGTCTTGAGTGTTGTGCGCAGAATATCCTGCGCCATTCATGTCATCTATAAGGCTACAAGTGACACAATAAAGAAACCCACCTGAAGACATGATGACGTAAATATCTGATTTAAGAAACCGTGCGTAAGCCATACGAATAAGTCTAGCAGTGGTATGTTGAGTTAATGGAAGATTTCATGCCTATGGACCCAGACGACGAAGATGCCTTTGTTGACTATTTGATAGAAATTGGTATCTTAGAAGAAGATGGGTTTGATGAAGATGGTGAAGTTACTTATGTCTATAACTTTCCATTGATGAAATCTTTGATGCCAGAGATGTATGACGAAATCATGCAGGGAGTAAATGACGGCCTAATGAACTTGTTTGAGCACGGTTATGTAAAAGTAGATTACGATGAAGACCTAACGGCTCACTTTAGTGCCACAGAAGAGGGAATGAAATATTTCAAGGATATGGGTTATGACAACTAATTTTAGAGAGTTTTCTGATGAACCCAACCCTTACAAAGAGGCTCGTTCTCGTCAAGAGGGTGCCAAGGTTTTATTTGGTCTTCTGGCACTTTTAGCCACGTCATCAGTTCATGTCCACATTGATGACATAGAACATGATACAGAGGGTAGTTGACTTTATCTCTAGAACTGTAGACAATATCGTCAACAAATTCGGCGTATCCGCCTTCTAAACGAACGCGAAGAATGTTGTCAAAGCCACCAAAACCAGTTTCTTCTAAAACTACTTGGCAGCGAGAACAATTCATTTTTCTTTTCTTCATCTCCTGAATAATACAACCTAGAATAAACTAAAGCAAATCGTAGAAAGATAGCGAGCCATAGACGGTTCCAGAACCAGAAACTGTTCTTATGGCTAGTGTCAAAATATCGCTTACAGGGGTATCAGCATTAGTTCTCCCCAGTTGCATATCAAAAGTTCCAAAACCATCACTAATATCAACTGAACCAGAGCCTTGGTTTGACCCAGCAAAATATCCTTGACGAATTATGGTTCCCCCTGTGATTGCTGTAGATGACGCGTCATATTCAACATTAGGAGTTCCATCGTGAGTGACCCAAGTTCCGTTAGTTACTGTTGCGTTTTTATAGACTGCCCACTCTGTATTTGCCGAAGTTCCAACCATAATTCCAACAGATGCTGGAAGGATTACAGAGTCTGTTTTTCCTGGTGCTAGTCTTATAGAAACAAGAGGTTTCCATGTTGTTGTAGCGTTAGCACTTGATTTTACAGACCAACGCTCTGTATGTCGTAAAAATCCTCCATTAGAAGTAATAGACACACATATTTGTTTCATTGTAGAAGAAATTCCTGTTGCAGCCTTATTATAAATTTCGTATGAAACGGGAAGAGAAGCAGTTGTCATGTAAACACCTGTCTCTACATTTGCGTGGTTAAATTGGTGACAAATAATAAAGTATCCGTCAATAACAAAACCTAAACGAACTGAGCCAGCGCCCAACCATTCATATTCTGACCATAAAATTTGAACTTTAGATAAATCAAGAAGCAAGTCGCTAGGACCAGAACCATTAAGTGGGTCAACATTCCAGTCAGCCTGAGCAACCCTAGTTTCTACAATTGAGCCAGTAACATAAGAACGTCTTACAAAATAAACATTAGTTCCATCTTGCTCTAGATAAAAGCCATTCTGTCTTCCATAGTAGCCAACTCTTTGTCTAAGATTTGAGTGGGAAGGAGCAAAGCAAAAAGTCTGAAGAACTTGAAGTGCTTTTCCTGGCTGATAAGGAAAAACTTTTTTAGATTCTCTGTAAACATAAGAACCGCTTTGACCAGTGACACTTAAAAGAGCCGTACTTTCATATGTAGCATGGGATACAGTTCCACCAACTTCAGTTACATCGCTAAAGTCTCCATTTTGACTGTAACGATGACTAGAGTCAAAGATTGTAAAACCCTCTGAAATTTTGATACGTCCGAACATATCGGTTCGGAACGAGCCATAGCCGTTGGCTTTTACATTCGGGGTTTTATCTCGCATTAGAGTATTCTACCCCGTCCTTCTATTATGACTGCCTAATCATCCTTACAACAGCATTGATAACTTCCTGGGGACGCCAACTACTATCAACATATAAAGACTCAACTTTCTTAGCAAGTTCTTCTTTATAGTCTTCAAGTGCTTGCTGGTGTCCCCAGCCGAACTTAGGCTCCAAACTATGATTTGAGGACATAGCGATTCTTCTCAAGGATTGGTTGGTAGCAACTGCTTTTTGGATTCTTAGTCTTGATGTATCCATAGCGAGCCATTCGGAAACGAAGAGCACCATGAGTTACTCCAAGATACTTAGCAAGACGGAACAATGAAACTCCATCTTCCTTGTAAACCTTGTAAACAAGCGCGGAGTATTCCTCTGCTTCCTTACGGAACTTTGTTGAGTGTGAACGAACTTGCTGAGCCATTGGCTGAAGTTTGAGTAGACGCTCAATGCTCTTCTGGTCTGGTTCTGGAAGAACACGCTTTTCTTTGACTGGCTTGAGTGGAGGAGTTGGAATTGAGTATGAAATGTTTGTTGGAACAGATGTCACTTCGCAGATTTGACGAATGCGCTCGCGGGTAAAGCCAACAGCATCAGCAATTGACTGAAGACTCCACTGACCATTGCGTAGAGCGGCAATGTAGGCATTGCGCTTCTCAATGTCGTCGCCAATCTCTTCAAATGCCTTGTAAACCTCTTTTGGCAAAGTGTGATTAATTTTTGTATATGGGCTAGACATTATTGAAATATCCTTTCGTGTTTGAGTCATTTGCTTATAGTTTAGTAGAGATTTGCAAAGACTGCAACTTGTCTTAACATACTTCCCTGACAAATTACTCTAAAAAAGATAAATGTGTTACTTTTCGTTTCTCTGCTCTAAGAGCCAGTTTATCCAGTCAACCATCTCGTCAACGCTAAGAGTCTGAACATGTTGGGCTCCAACTATCTTGGTTACTTCTTGAATGTAGTCTGTGAGTCGTTCTGGAGCAAGGCTAGTTTTTTCAGACATATAGTTATAAAGACTTGTGAGAACTTCCATGACAAAATCTTCTTTGTCCGTACGGTATCCAGAGTCAAGGACCATTTTTATGAATTCCTTGTTGTAATACTCGTCGTTTCGCTCTTCCATGTATATATTTTAGTGTAGTCTTCAGAGATGATTAAGACTGATAAAGCAGACACGGACCGAATTTGGAACCAACTTCATGGAGAAATTGTTTCTTACTCTATTGAAGGGGTGGACGACGGTGGTGAAAACCTGTTTATGTATATCCGAGGCGCTACCAAAAAATGGGCAATCATCTGCGCTGGAACTGTAAAAATAGCCAGTAACCCTGAGATAAGTGGAGACTTTAACCTTCGCCCCCAATATTTTGTTAATCACTCTGTCAACTACATAAGACCAACATATACCGAACCAGAGATGGAACGATTTTGGGAGATTGAACCAGCAGATAGATTTATGAGTATTGATGATGTAAGTATTGAATTGATTGGTCAACACTTTAGTTTTCTTTTACAGATAGACAAACTTGGCATCTCTATGATGGATGATTGATTTCTTCGCGCCTTCATTCCGTTATAAGAAACGGAGGGAAAACGGGGAAGTGAGTTGTGTGTTTGTGTTAAGGTTTGTGGGTGATTCGGTTTCTCCATGGCGACTGTTTGGATGTTCTAGATTCTTTAGAACCTAACAGCATTGATGCAATAGTCACCGACCCTCCATACGAACTTGGGTTTATGGGTAAGAAGTGGGATTCCACAGGAATTGCTTTCAATGTTGATGTGTGGAAAAAAGCGCTCGCCGCTATCAAACCTGGTGGGCATATTTTAGTTTTTAGTGGGTCTCGGACTTATCACCGCATGGTCTGTGCGATTGAAGATGCTGGTTTTGAAATTCGTGACCAAATTATGTGGGTCTACGCACAGGGGTTTCCTAAATCTTTGAGTGTTGGTGATGGACTTGGAACTGCTTTGAAACCTGCCCATGAACCGATTGCGTTAGCAAGAAAACCGTTAGAAGGAACAGTTGAGAACAACTTGAAGAAGTGGGGAGTTGGGGCTCTTAACATAGAACTATCACGAGTGCCAGGTGAGCCTGTTCCTATCAATAAACTTGAAGATTGGTCTGGATTCGGACAACTTAAAAATCCTGAATACACACAGGAGATGAATACCAAAGGTCGTTATCCAGCAAATCTTATTCACGACGGGAGTGACGAGGTCACTAAGTTGTTCCCAAGAGCGAAGGGCGGAGCGTATCCAGCCAAGCGTGGAAAAGCAGTATCAACAACTTTTGCATCTGGTCAAGAAACTGAAGGTGGATTCAGGGCAATGGGAGATGACGGTAGCGCCGCAAGATTCTTCTACTGCGCTAAAGCAAACACTAAAGAAAGAAATGACGGAATGGGAGAAGAAAAGAACACTCACCCGACTGTCAAACCCACAGAATTGATGCGCTACTTGGTACGCTTGATTACTCCTTCTGCTGGAGTTGTGCTTGACCCATTTATGGGTTCTGGCTCAACGGGTAGAGCGGCAGTTATTGATGGTTACTCCTTTATTGGAATTGACCAAAATGAAGAGTATGTTGAGATAGCAAAGAGAAGGGTGGCTGCTGTCAATGGGCTATGAAATAAAAGTAGGAGATGTTCTTGCCAAGATTGCTGAAATTGAAAGCGGAACAGTAGATACCTGCGTTACTTCTCCTCCTTATTGGGGTTTGCGTGATTACAACAATGACGGACAGATTGGTCTAGAAGAAGACCCAAACGAGTATGTAGCCAAGATGGTTGAAGTCTTTAGAGAAGTAAAAAGAGTTCTCAAAGATGATGGAACTTTGTGGCTCAATATTGGGGATAGTTATTCTGGTTCTGGAAAAGGACCTGCTGGAAACCTAGGAAAGAAGCACAACGAGCGACACCTTGAGCATAAAACTGGTGGACTTGTCCCCGAAGGAACTAAACCAAAAGATTTAGTTGGAATTCCTTGGATGCTTGCTTTTGCTTTACGAGCAGATGGTTGGTATCTCAGACAGGACATTATCTGGGCAAAACCAAATCCAATGCCTGAAAGTGTAAAAGACCGATGCACTAAGTCACATGAGTATGTGTTTTTACTTAGTAAATCAAATAAATACTATTTTGATAGCGAAGCAATAAAAGAAGATGGCGTTATTCCTGCTGGAACTAAAGGCGCTAAGGGTTCTGTTGAACGCCAAGGAATTCCAGGAGTAAATGCAAGACCGCCTGTTTATAAGATTTATGATGGCAAAAGAAACAAAAGGGATGTTTGGTTTGTAAAAACTAAACCGTTTCCTGGAGCGCATTTTGCTGTCATGCCAGAAGAACTCGTGGAACCATGCGTTCTTGCTGGAAGCCGTGTCGGTGGTTTAGTTCTAGACCCATTTGCTGGCTCTGGGACAGTGGGCGTTGTTTCTTTACGTCACGAAAGAAACTTTGTGGGTATAGAACTGAACCCCGACTATGCAACAATCGCTCGTGAAAGAATAGGTGTAAGAGATGGTGGATTTTCCTATCTGTCGTCACGTTTATGAAGAAGTAAAGTGCGACCCTTGTGATTTTTGTGGAGCGCCAAGTCATAGAATGAATTGGGCTGAAGAAAATCAAAAAATGAAAGAGTGGAAAGAAGCAAACCCCGATGCTGGATATGAGGGGTGGATGTCTATATGACTCGGTGGAAGTGTCCTTGTAATGGATGTGCTAAAGCACGCAAGCAAGTTATTGAAGAAATTTTGACCATACTTGATGGTGGCGGTGATGCCTACTTTAGAATGCATTCGTTGAGGGAATACATCCACGAGCAGAGTCCTAAAAAGAAATCTACTCCTCGTCCAGAGCAGAAGGATTAACTAGAACTTCGTCGTGCTCATCATAAATATCTAGAGCAGACTCTATAAAGTTATCTTCGTGTTCTCTGAAATGATGGGCGCAGAAATACAAATCACCGTTGTTGAAAACAACCATAAAGACAGCCTTAGCGATGCATCTGTCACAGCGCTCAAGTGGTCCAATAACTTTCATAGTCTCTGGAGCCTCTGTTCCTATCATGTTAGTTGCCTCCGTCTGACATCATTTTGAAAAGGTCTTTACATGTAGGACAGATTGGGTATTTCTCTGGGTCACGAGAAGGAACCCAGATTTTTCCGCAGAGGGCGATTACTGGTTCTCCATAAACCATGGAACGAGTAGCAGCCTCTTTTTCAACATAGTGAGCAAAACGGTCATGTTCACCCGTGTCATCTATAAGTAACGTGTCGGTGTCTACATCAAAGACTGTCTCACTCATAACATAATTTTAACTGTTTAGTTCCTACCTTATTAGTGCGACACGTCAAATTGGAGCGGACGATGGGAATTGAACCCACCCCTTCTGCTTGGAAGGCAGAGGCACTACCGATATGCAACGTCCGCGTGTTTTATTCACATACATTAACACATTATGCTCTAGAATTCTCTTATGGCTAAAGGAAAATCTGGTGGCGCTTCGGCTCCCGCAAAAGTAATGAGTGGGGCTAATCGCCCCTGCGGTAAAGCGTATAAGAAAACTATCTGGACGCTTGTCTTCAATGAAAAGCGCGGACGCTACAGAATGAAAAAAGTTCCTAACCCAAGATTAGCGGGAACTAAGTAACTATCCTCCAGTGGAGTAAAACCCCTTGCCCTTAAAGTGCACAGCGGGAGAACTCCACACCCTTTTCATTGTTCTAAAACAATTAGGGCAATCTGGACCAACTTCAAAATGAATTTGTGTTTCTTCAAGTTTTTGGCAGTGCTCGCACTGGTATTCATAAATTGCCACTTTACTTCTTTCCGTGTTTCATCCAGATATACATGACAACCATCCCCGCTACCCAGCAGTAGATAGGGAAAATAAGTGTAAGAAAAAGTTCTCTCATTAGAGAACTATAGCGTTCCAGAAGCCTTTCGCTTGGCTTCTAGAGCAGCAAAGTCTTTAATCTTTGTTTCGCCCATATATGACCAAGCATAACCGCCAGCAACAAGGGCTTCATTTACAGATTGCTCTGCTCCGTTGAGATAAAGCCATCCAAGGATGCGACCATACTTTTCAGTTGAGTCTGGTTTTTGAGTCTTGATAACAATATCTTCGCAGCCCTCAAGAAGGTGCTTTAGTTTTTCTTTTACTTCAAGACCAAGTTTTTTCTCGTAAGCATCAGTTGTGCGAGACTCTGGAGTATCAATTCCAGCAAGACGAACACGTTGGTAGTAAGAGACGTTGAAACCTAGGTCAATGTCTACATCAATAGTGTCACCATCAACAACTTTGTGGACTTTTCTTACACGATAGATATACATTCTTATTATTCCTCGTCATCTTTCTTAGAGCCTTTAGCACCAAAATACCCACCGATGATTCCGATGAGACCACCAAGTGCTGTTTGAACTAGAGTCATAACCTCTGAAGAAACCTCTACAGACTCTCCAGTTGCTTTTGTTTCTTCGTATGCAGTCCAGTAATCTCCAACAATTGCAAGGATTACAGCAAGACCTACAAATAACGCAAGAACATAAATAACTCTATCTTTTGTCTTCATTACTTAATTTCCTGACCACATTCTGAGCATGTCTTCTTTTTAGGTGCTATTTTCTGCTCGGTTGATGGTGCTGCCTTTGTAGAACTAGAAGGAGCGGATGCTGAACCACCTGCTTTGAACTTAGGACGACCAAAGCCAACAATAGAAATCATTACTCCTGCTTTGTTTTTCTTATAAGCACGAAGTTTTTTGCAAGCCTCGCCGCCATTTCGTTGGCTACCTTTTTTGCCATCACCAGTTGTATTGCCTTCAATGCACCAAACGGTTCCATCTTCATTGTCTTCAATAACAATTCCGACATGTGAAATTCTATCAACGCCATCTGATGGGAAATCAAAATAGGCAATATCTCCTGCTTCTGGGTCAGCAACATCTACATCAATCCACTGTCCAGCCTTTTTGAACGCTGCTGCTCCACCTGGAGTGTAAACAGTATTAGGAATTTTTACTCCTGCTTCGTTTGCACACCAGTTTACGAAAGAACCGCACCAAGGTTGAAAGTTGGCTTTTGTGTATGCTCCATACTTTGTCTCGTTATCTTTTGGACCTTCAATGTATCCAACTTGAGACTTAGCAACCTGCACAAAGCGAGCAACGCTACCTTGAGGTTTAGCGTCAGAAGGTGCTGGAACTGGAAAGTCATCTACAGCCATAATTAGTCTTCATCCTCTTCATCATCAAAAGAGTCCTTGGCTTTTTCTTTTGCCTTTTCTGACTTAGCCTTTTCAGCAAGGGCAGCACGTTCTGCTTCTGCTTTTGCTGTCTCTGCTGCTTTTGCTGCTGCTGCTTCTGCTGCTGCTTTTGCTGCTGCTCTTAGGGCTCCCATGATTACTCCTTATCCCAGTCAGTGTCTACTGGTTGTTCTTGTGGCATTGCGCCATCTGGTTTTGCTGCTAAGCGAGCGCGAGTAGCGTCAATCTCAGCATCAACTTTCTTTTCTGCAATTTCAAGTTCTGACTCAAGTTTTTTATCTGCCTGAGTGTTTTTAGCGTCCATCTCTTTGTTTGCTAGTTGTGCCGACATAATGTCTTTAGCACCAGACTGACCAATCAAAAGACCAGCCAAAGTTCCTGTAATGAACGTGGCAACGGAACCAAGAACATTGAAGAACATCTTGTCATTTTCTGACTGCGCATTGATTGGCTGCGAGACAAATAGAAGTCCGTAAAGAATTCCTACTGCTGTAAGTAAAAGGATTGCTCCTAGAGTGATACCTAAAATAAACTTTAAGCGAGCATCTAGTTCTGATGGAGTAAGGCGCTGTTTAGCCATTGTTTGTTGTCCCGTCCGTTGTGGTTGCATCTGTCGGTGGATTTACAATGTCTTCGCCAACAATGTCTTCTGGACATGTTCCAGCCACTTCACAGATAGGTGGCTTACACTCCGCTTTTTCCCAGTTGGCAGGGTTCTGACATGGGTAGCGATATGTCCCTTGGTAGCCACAACCTGTGAGAGTCAGGCAGACAAGGGTTAGTGCTAAAAATCGTTTTGACATCGTGTCCTCCAGTAGACAATTTTACTGTTGGACGGAGATGGTGATTTTGGTTAAGAAGGAAGAGTTCCCTCTTCTAGAAGCACGAAACCAGTCTCTCTATCGTAGATTCGGTAGTCGGCGCTAACAACGTCAAATTTACGATGAACTGCTTCTAGGACAACGTCCTTATCTAGAGAACCACAGGTATAGAGGTCAAACTGAAGTCTTGCTGGCATCTCTTCGTCCCAGACGTGGAAAGCAATATGGCTGGTCTCAATGCCAACGATTGCTGTAACTCCCTGATTTCCTGGAGTGCTGACATAGGTAGCATGAGGCCCCATAAGAACCTTCATTCCAACTCGGTCTACTAAATCATTCAAAAACTCTATTGCTTCCTCAAAGCGATTGAGCGGGTTATTGACCCGTGCGTTGATGAGGATGTGTTTGTGTTCTACTGACACGGGACTACTCCTTAGGTATTGAAATGGAGCCTTAGTCTACAGGTTTTAGTTAGAGCCTAGGTCAAGACTTCTTAGAAAAGCAATCTTATCTACCCTAAACCCAGACCAATGCAGGTCATCGTTGACTACAACAACTGGGGCCTGTTTATAGCCTAGAGAGGTTATGTAGTCGTATGCCTCGGTGTCTATGCTTACATCAACTTCAGAAAATACGACATTATCTCTAGTCAGTAGTTTTTTAGTCATGTCACATTGTGCGCAATGAGGCATTGTGTAAACAGTTACCTTCATTATTTATCCTTCTGGTTTTCGGTAATCAATTTTATCTCACAAGCGTCTGTGGTGCAATAAGCCTCGCCAATCGCTTCTGCTCCCATTCCAGCGTAGACACCTGAGAAGTCAATTGGGAAGAGTTTGAGAGTTCCATCTTCTTCATATTCTTTTTCAGTTATCTGGGTGTAGGGCATCTGTGGGTAGGTAAAGTTTCCTTGTGGAAGGAAAGAGACAGTCTTTAGTTGTCCGTCATACATATGTAGGACTGTTCCAACAGCATCTGCTTCTTTCTCTGAGTCAAAAGAAATTGTTACAGAGACAGAGTTGTCAGACCAATAACGCTGAGCAACGGCTGCAAGTGACATCTTTTCGTAAATAGAAACATCTTTTTCACTTCGCTTAGCATCAGACTTGATTGGGAAGAATACAACTGAGGTTGTGTCTGGTGACTCTGATGCTGGTTCTACACGATAGTTAGCCATCTTGAAAAGAGGAAGCATTGGGTCAGAGTTAGCAAAACGAATAGCACGAAGGAAGTATTCGCCGCCTGGAGTCCAGTGAACTCCTGGTGATTCTCCAGCAAGAATAGAAACTGTTCCACTAGGCTTTACTGTAGTTGTCTTGATTGATTCACGAACTCCAAGCCATTCTGAATATGTTTTATCGTATGCTTGAATGGTTTTGTATCCTGAGTCCATCCATTCACGAAGAGTGGGAAGACCAACGCGGTCAGCAAAGTTAGCGACACCTGACATTGATGTGCCAATGCGACGGTTGCGCTGCATGATTGCGTTAGTTTCTTCCCAATGTGTTGGAAGAAGAGTTACAGTTTTTGCGTAAAGATAAGCAAATTTCAATGTGCGGTTATAGTCTTCAGATGATTCGTGGCGATTTAGATATGTTTCAACAAGTGTGCAGCACTCATAAGATTCAAGTGATTGTTCTGCGCATGGGTTGTAACCTGCTACACGCCAATCTTTATCGTTAGGTGGGTCAATAAGACGACCATACTTACGAGATACATCAAGCCAAATAACTCCAGGTTCTCCGTTACGAGCAATACCGTCAACAATTGGAGTTAGGTCAGCACCAACTGATGCTTCAACAGAGTTGTTTGACATCCATGCCCAACCTGGATTTTCTGGGTCATATGAATTGCGTTCTGGATAAACTTCAGCGTTCTTTAGGTTTAAGAAATTTTGGTCGTCAATGCGACCAATTAGAAGTTCAGCAGAGCGACGAACGTTGCCAGAAACGACGCAGACACCGATAAGATTACCAATATCAGCAATATCTTTACGAGTAACTTTTTCACCAGCGCGTCCTTTGAATAGTTTATGAATATGGTTGTGAAGTTTTTCTAGTGGTTCGTGTCCTGCTGCTGTTCCTCCGAATGTTTTAATTGGAGTTCCCGCAGGGCGGATTTCTTTGTAATCAAATAGTGGAGCCTTCGTATCTGGTCGGAGGTAAGAGTTGAGGATGAGGACGAGCGAGTCAACCCATCCTTCTCTGGTATCTGGAACGACATATGTCTCTTCTCCCTTTGGCTCATAAATTGTGAAATCTTTATCTGCGCCTTTGTCATCAAAACCAACTCCAACGCCGAGCATTGATGCTTCCATAAGAAACGCAAACGGTTTAGCAGGGTCGTTTTTTGTCATTTCTTTTGTTGAAACAAATGCGCAGTTTTGTAACGCCGCTGAGTTTCTTTGGACATTGACAATGTTTGTTCCCATAACCCAAAGACCGCGTCCTGGAGGAGTCCACTTCAAATTAAATAAACGGTCAAACGCTTCTTTTGCACTAGCAGCAGCACGAGTATCAGACCAAGGAAGACGCTGTGTTTTAGCGTGGTCTTTTTGGATTGAATACATTCCATTGATTACGCGCTCGCAAACATCTGCCCAAGTTTCTTTTGTGCCGTCTTCTTTGAGTCGTGAATATGTGCGTAGGAAAGTAATTTCTCCAACAGAGTTGCCAGCAGCATCCCTATAACCAAAAGGTGCTTTCTTATCCTTATAGGAGCCGACAAAATCCTCTGACAACTTGAAGGAAAAATTAATAGACACTTAGGCCCCTCTCAACGGAAAACGAATGATTTATAACCCTTAGCGACTGCCTTGGACGGAAATACTAGCAAAGACTAAATGAGACGTAGTTGTGAGGACTCGTCCAATTTTTTATTATTTTCTTCTGGTATCTGATTAAGAATAATAGCGTTGGCTAACGATAAACCAGCAAGAAATTCTGTTGACAGACCTGCTTCTTTGACAACTGCAATTTTAAGTTGAAGTTGTGCTGATATTTTATGTCTTGTTTCATATTCAATTCTAGAACGAAATTCATCATAATTGCTCCAACGAACTGCTACATCATCAGACATTATTAATCCCTCTCGTTTTCTTCTAGCCACATGAACTCTTGTAAGTCTATAACAGGTATTCCGCAAGCGCGAGCAACCTCAACCTCAAGTAAAGCCCCAGACGATTCCTGCCATCCAGGAAGAGTCACGACCATCTCACACTCTAAGACTGCTTTGATGTCTTCACGCATATATGTTTCTTTAGGAAGAGAAGTATCTCCATCAAAACATTCTGCTGGATTGAATACTGGATAGCCGCAGGAACGAATATATTCGGCAGTTTTATTGAATAACGGATAGTTATATTCTGGATAACCAGTCATTGGACCAGAAAGATAAATCTTTGATTTCATTACAGTTTTAGTGTTCATGTGTGTGAGTAAAAATAATCATGTCTTTTTTCTTACAACCAATGTGTTCGCAATAAACTTCGCTATAACTAAAGTATGTAAGCATATCTTCTAGGTCCTCTTTGATAAGAACAATTTGGCTATCGTCTCTGTTCCTATCAAACTCTATTGGAGATTGCTCTGGAGTCCAACCCCTATCAGACATAATCTTTTCGGCTATCTCCCAAAGGATTTTCTTACTTACTTTTGGTCTTGCCATTATTCTTCTGCCGCATCTGTGCCTGTAACTAAGTGACCGATAGGAAAAGACCCTGCCCATAAAGCAAGGCAGTCCATTGAATAGAAATAGAGCATCCCTGTATTGGTGATGACGGTGACGAACTCTGAGCCCTTTGCGCCTCGTATGTAGTGAGTTGGACAATTTACAAAGTCGCAAGTAAAATCTAAAACATCCAAATCGTCTTCAAAAGGCATAGGAAAATATTAACAGAAGGAGTAGAGTAAACCCGTGACAACACACCGCGATGTAGTTATCTGCACCCCTGGACATTCAATGAAGGCTCCTTATGTAAAGAGCCTAATTCACACTATAAAACGCTTAGAAGAAGAGGGTATTAGTTATACCTTTGTCAGCGAATATTCTTCTTTTGTTGCTCATGCTAGGGAGATAACAATTCTTGCCAACCCTAGAGCAGGAGAGAAAAAGTCAGAGTTTCTAGATGCTCCAATTTTGCAGGGCATTACTTACAACAAAATCTTTTGGATTGATTCAGATATTTCGTGGACCCCTGATGATTTTATGAAGTTGTATAAAAGTCAGGAAAGTATCATCTCTGGGGTCTATGCCTCTAGCCTTGACGGAGATTTGTGCGTCTTTTATCGTGGAGAGGACGGAATGCCGGTCTGGCATAAGAAGAGCAACTTTTTGGGATTTATCCCTGAAGGTGAAGAAGTTGTTGGTGTTTATACAGTTGGATTTGGATTTCTATGTGTGGCAGCGGGGGTCTTTGAAAAACTTGAAAGGCCATACTTTAGCATTGAGAGTGTTGTTTGGGAAGATGGGGCTACCTCTGTAGGCGAAGACTTTTCATGGTGTCTTAAGGCTAAAAGGGCTGGATTTGAAATAAAGGTTGATAGGTCGGTATTGGTTCAACACCATAAAGAGATTGGGTTTAGATTATGAGTCCTGTAGTTGGAGACAATAGAGTTTTGATTGCTACCCCCGGTCATTCGGCAAAAATGGAGTATGTAAAGAGTTTGACCAAGACTTTGCGTGAATTGAGCGCAAATGGTATCAAATACGACTTTCTATCACAATACTCCTCTTTTGTGCCAACCGCTAGAGAACTAACCGCTCTCAATAAGACTCAACATGACTACTCTGAGGGGGTAGGGGTTGCTGGGGGAATTGAGTATAAAAAGATATTTTGGATTGATTCGGATATTGAGTGGGAGCCTGATGACTTCCTAAAGTTGTTCTATTCAGAACTAGATATTGTTTCTGGTCTCTATCAACTGGACTCTGCTGGAACTGTGGCTGTGAACTACCCGAATGAACGAGGGGTTCCAACAAGGGTCAACAAGGTTGAGTTCTTGCTACATGATTTGCCAGTAGAGGTTGGTGGAGTTGGTTTTGGCTTTGTGGCTATCAAGCATGGTGTCTTTGAGAAGATGGAGCGACCATGGTTCTTGATAAATCGTGTCCAATGGGAAGAGGGCCGAGAGATGAGAGTCAATGTTGGTGAGGATTATTCTTGGTGTGCCAACGCTACTAGGGCTGGGTTCAAGATTTTTGTGGACCCTCTAGTCAAAGTAAAGCACCATAAAGAAATTGTTTATGAAGTCTGAGAAGTATAAATCCATTATAGAAGATGTCCGTAGTTGTCCTCTTCATGTAAAGGTTGTAGTTGGTCTGCTAGTTCTCTACTTGGCATCTCCAATAGATTTGATTCCTGACTTTATCCCTGTATTGGGTCAAATGGATGATGCTTTGATACTTGGTTTTACTTTGCGATACATCAAAAAACATGTAAAAAAGTAACTGACAACAAAAATATATCTGTTAATCTAGAATGTGGTTGTCAAGTTTTTGTCAAGGATTTTTGAAAATTTTGACATCTTGAACAAGTTATTTGTATGTTTTATATAAAAAAATTTTTGTTTCGGCTCTAAATATATTTTAGGTGAAAAATTAGCGATACTTTGATAGTTGAATACATGGTGAACCTTTTGGGTGGATTTGTGCGTAATTCATGTATACATGTATTCAAGTATTGCTAAGATATTCATATATTGCTAAGTATATTTTCCAGAGGTCCTTAAGGGCCCCCACGCGTACGTTAAGGAAAAATACTTGGTAATACTTGAATTACATGACAATACTTTTATGTGATAGTATTAGGGAAGAAAAAATGTAATTTGACAGTTTAGAGATTACAATAGTGTTATAGTTCTTTTTAGATTTTATTATTGATGGGATTGTTGGAATGTTGAATAGACAGATACTTGACAGAGGGTGTATTGTTTTGCTTGACAAAGGACGGTAATGACATGGCAGTAAATGGAAGCAATGAGTTCCCAAGCATTGATGCCAGTGGGATTCCTACCCCTGTATGTCCAGTGTGTGGAAGTGAGTGGTTAGTAGTTCCAGTCAAGTTCTGTAAAGACAGTTACATGATTGGAATGTGGGGAGTCAACGGACATTGCTATAACTGTAAATCTGAAGTAACCGCTTGCACCCCAAAAGATTTCCCTAACGATTGGGGAACTGGTTTGGAAGGAGAAGACTATGAGTGAGCAAGGCAGGGAGATGGAAGGCAACGACCTGATTGATGAGATGGCTTTTGCTCTGATGAAATGGTGGTTCCCCAAAAAGAAACCAACTGGTGATGATTTGGAGAGGTGGACTGAGATTGCTCTTGGTGACTCCAATGCGATTTACGAACATCTAAAAGAAATTGGAGTTATTCAAGAACATGAATGAAAATATAATGGATTGGCAGTTTAGCCTGATAGAAGTTGTCGGGCTCTGGGTAATTTGCTACTTTGCTTCAATGTTTGCAATTGGCACTATGAACTGGTGGCAGAGAGTTTTGAAGAGAAGGATGATGGAAGACTTCCTATCTCACATTCAACAAAAGATTCAAACAGAGGAAGAGTTTCAAGAAATAATAGAACAGATGCGGAGGGACTTTGGTGGTGGACAACAACCAGGAAACAACTAGCAGATGGAGTAAAGAACAACTTGAGGTTCTTGCCAAGATGGGCATTGATGCTACAACAGCAGACAGCATTGTAGAGGATTTGTCTGGAACTAGAAAACAGCGCAGACTTTCAAAAGGTATCTGTATCTGTGGACACGGCGCTAATAGACATAAAAGAAATACTCAAGGTCAGATTATTTGCCAAGTCAATATTCGCTACTGCCATTGCCATAAGTTCCGTGGAGTGATAACCGCTAGCACTTTGAACCCATTTGCAAGAGTCTCTGATGGAAACGCAAACCAACATGCTCTTATCCGAGGGATAGTTGCATTGATGGAAAGTGGTGGAACTTTCAATTGGATTGATGGCGCATACATCTGTGCTTCATGTGGAGTTACTGATGCTGTCTATCCAGTTATTATAGATGGAGAAGGTAGACCAGCCGAACCGAACAAAGATATTCTCTTTGACCGCTACGACATTTTGCTATGCCAACAATGTGATGCTACCTTGCAGACAACAGGAAGGTTGCCAAAGAATGAATAGAGCAGAACTGAAAAGAGTCATCTCTGGGCATATGACTGAAAAGATTATGGATGGAAGTCTAAAACCAGACTCTGCCCCTGACTTGATTTCTTTTATAGATGAAGCAATAGATAGCAGAGAACAGTATTTGATTAGTGGACTTGCAGAACTAGTTAGAGCATGGGAAGCCAGCATGGGTGAAGACGATAAAAGTCTTTACACCTTAGGACTAAGACGAGCCATTGACCTGATTCGTGAAAGTGATTACAAGCCAATCAATGGCGATGATGTTAGAAACTTCCAGAGGCCATTTGACCACCATGAGTAGTCATGTCAGAAAATCTTATTGCGTCCTTTGCGATGCCAAGATTCCAGTCAGAGTTACTTATCTCTACGAAAAAGAACTCAACGGTTGGTTATGTAAACCGTGTTGGAATGATAGAAACGACAGTCCAAAAACAAATCTCAAAAGCACTTTGTCCTAATTTTTCTTAATATTTTTTCTATACAATAGACAGTAGATTCGTGCTGTTCTACACGCTCAAATTAGTCCTTGTTAAGTAAAAACTCTTTATGTATCCGCGTTTTCACAAAAATCTTTTCCCATCATATCTGCTAATGTCTGTTATGACGTGGGAACCTTCCTTTCCACAGAAACGAGTAACAACATGAACAAGGCAATGATTGAGTCCTACCTCCGCAACCTGCTCGGTCAGGTATTTGGCGCAGTCACAATTGTGGCAAGCACCAGCGGAATTTCCAGTCCATTGGATTTCGGACAGGGAGAGTGGCTCTTGGTTGCTAATTCCCTTTGGGCATCTCTTGTCCCAGTAGCGCTTCGCTATATCAACAAGAAAGACCCAGCATTTGGACGTGTCGCTGAAGTTGTAGCAAAGGAAGCAACAAAGAAACTTTCTGAGGCTACAGCAAAGGCACCAAAGGCTGCCCCAAAGAAAACCGCCAAGAAGAAATAATAAAAACTAAATAAGTGGCTTGTCCCGCCCTACGGTAAAAATAATTTATAAAATAATCCCGTAGGGGGGCCAAGTCCGTAAAGGGACCAAAAAGTAAAAATGACCAGTGACCTGGAACCAACTACGAACAACGAGGATGAGGCTAGCGGCCTCCCTGATATATCAACCCCCGTTGACCTTCGGCCTGACTTAACCGAGTTCGGAATTATTGAATATGACCGTGGTGTCTGTGAGGACACCTTTGAGAACCGTCAGATACTCAGAGCCGCCAACTTCACTTGGGATTACGTCTACGACCAACTAGGACACACAACGGGTTTGATTGCGGCACGCTCTAAAGAACAACTCCGCGAGCGCCGACTCGTCAACTTCTCCGAACGTCGTCCGCTCCTAACGGACCCAACTAATAACAACTCAGACTTCTTAACGGGCCTGGACCTCATCATTGACCGTGACGCTTGCAAAATCACTCCACCGTGGGTAGTTGCTGCTACCCGTGCCTACCTTGAAGAACAGGAACAAGGGGGACCCAAATCTGAACGGCGTGCACCTAAAGGTCTACCACATCGCTGCAAAACTGTCAAGTCTGACGGCTTGCGTTGTTTGATGTGGGCATCGGGTCGTCTCAAGGATGACGGCTTGTGTCGCTACCATCTTAAGTTCAACCGTCGTCCAGGAGGAGACATTGAACGGGCACGTCAGAAAATTGTTCAGTCTGCCCCCTACGCTGTAGACAAACTTGAAGAACTTCTAGATGCACAGTCAGAGCCAGTCCAACTCAAAGCCGCCACAGAAATCCTTGACCGCGCCGGCGTGCGAGGTGGGATTGAACTTAATGTAGAGGTTGAGAGTAACGGGCCAGCGCCACACGAGGTCATCGCTGCAAGAATGGAACAACTTAGGATTGCTGCGCTCAGTGCCATCGCGGACGCAAAACCAGAGACAAAAATTATTGATGCTGAACCAGTTATTGAAATTTCAACTAACGGCGTGCCTGAGGAGGCTGAAGACTGATGACTACAAACAATTTCCTAGAGTTACTCCAGGAGCACGCTGACCGCTGCGCCGCAGACATCCCAGAAGCGCTAGACCGGCAAGCGCACATTCGCTCAACGGCTCGCGCTAACGAAGCACAGCAACTTCTTGAACTTTACAAACTAGACCGTGCTGAAGCACAGTCTAGTTAGTAAAAAGTAAAAAGTCAAATCAACGGCGAGCGCAAATGTACCTTAAGGTGTCAAAAGGTAACTTTAGGTGCCAAAAGGTAACTAACGGCTTGCGCTTAGCCAAAAAGTAAAAATGAAAGGAGCGGCCTGGGAATGGACAATGAACAAGTATTAACCGATTGCTTCTGGTGTGGGACGCTGTATGAGAAGGGTGCGTATCAACGGTGCCCTGGTTGCTCAACCACAACAGAGATGGGTGTTCTTAACATAACCGTGCCTCCTGCGTCCGAAGAACAAGTTACTGACCAGTAACCGCAATTGTTCGTAGTTGCTTGCAGCCAGAAGCCGGCAAGTGCTACTTTTAGTAAACCGTTAGTTGTAATCCTGTATGCGCCAGAGTGTTTACCTGGTTATCCACAGCCAGCAAATTGTTTGTAGTTGCAGGGCCCGCCTTCCAGAACAAGCATCGTTGCGCAGGTTGTTCAGGCATGACCGGACCAGGTAAAGAAACCAACAACTTGTTTTGATGTGCAGGGGCCGGCACGCCACCTCCGCCGTAACCACCATCTCCTCCACCTGATAAGTAAAAAGTAAAAACACAGGTGTCTGAATCTGGGAGGCTGCACCACGAGGGATGTCTTAACGATGTCCGTAAGTTGTTTGTAGTTCTACCTGGCGGCCGGTCTTCTGAGTGGCGAGCGTGTGGATTTGACTTTTATATTTTCTATCACTAGACTCCGCTTTGCGGCTCCGCCGCAAAGTCAACTACAAACAATTCAACAACTTCTCACAGCGGCCAGGCAGCAGCGGCAAGAGCGGCGTGCCCCTATTGACATAACGGCGAGCGCTAAGTAAAATACTGTTTATGATATTTGAAGCAATCATTGCAAAAGTGTTACTCAACATTGACCGTAGTCAACGCGACTACGAAGTAAATATGAACCGTGCTCAAAGGTCTGCCGATTTCTGGAATACCGTTACATACTTTGTATGGGACGCAATAACCGGTAGGAGGGAGGTCAACCGTGAGAACAAGACTAAATAAGTTTTTATGGCGTGCGCTATTTGCAATCGCGGCGAGGGAAGAAAGAATCCAAGCCAAAAAGCAAAAACAAAAAATAGCGGCATGACTATTGACGCGGCGTGCGCTAACCGTTACTGTTTTTGCTTAACCGCTAAAAAGTAAAAGCGGCAAGAGATAGAGAGACGAATTATGCAGACGTTCCTGCCATGCGCAGATTTCCGTGAAACCGCTAGTGTGCTGGACTATCGCAGACTAGGTAAGCAACGGGTAGAAGCCTTTCAGATTTTCCGTGCACTCAACGGTGAGACTAAGGGATGGAGGAACCATCCTGCTGTTCTGATGTGGAACGGATACGAAACCGCACTCGCTCTATACGCTATCGCCATCTGCGATGAATGGATAGCACGAGGATATAAAGACACAATGAAACCGAGGTTCCAGAAAATCCTGGAAGACCTGGCGGCCCTGCAAGAACAAACAACTTATCCATCTTGGCTTGGTGATGCAGCCTTTCACGAGTCCCATCAGTCAAACCTGATTCGTAAGTTCCCTGAACACTATCAACATCTCTGGCCTGATGTTCCAAACAATCTGGAGTATGTCTGGCCTGAACCAAAATCAATAGTTGACAAGTTTGTTTTAGTGGTGTAAAGTGCGCTTTGTCTTTAGAGAAAGGAGACAAAGTGAATACTGCGAAAGTATCGGAGATTCCTAACTGCGATTTCTGCGGCGCCCCTGCGCTGTATGACGCACAAACAAAAATGGGACCATGGGCTTTTATGTGCGAGTCTGATTATCAGACTTACTCAACTAACAAACTCGGTTTAGGGTTTGGTCAGAAGTTGGAGGTGGCGTAATGCCTATTACTTTTGACTTAGTCAAAGAGCGAGTAGTTGACGCTAAAGCAATTGCGTGGGACACCTGCCACAAAATTTATTTGCTCATGGATGATGAGCAAGTAGAACTAATGCGGACTTATGGTTATGACCCGTTGATTACTTCAGACGAAATGTCGCCTGACAAAATGTTTGAAACTTTACAAGAGTGGTTTGATGACTCGTGCTCTCTACGTTTTATCAACGCGGTTACTACTAATGTAGACGACCCTAACGAGGGTTTTGAAACACTCATAGGTCAATTTGATGATGAGGATGAGTATGACGATAGCCTTGCGCTATGAGAAAAACATCTATCACTCACAGAGTAGAAACAAACACCAAATACGAGAAAGGGATAATTGTGGGTCGCAAAATTATTGCCAAGATTGAATTTGAATTTGACGAGGACTTAGTCAACGAAAACTTAGACACCCGTCTTACAGATGAGGAATTAGTAGACCACGCTATTGACAATTTTGTTGATGACGCGTATACTATGATGAAATACAACGAATTGCACGAGGCGGTTCGTGTAGAGATAAAGGGGTAAATAGATTGGGTCAGTATCATGTTCTTGTCAATGTTGATAAGAGAGAAGTAGTAAATCCACACGGCTTGGGCTTAGGTCTAAAGCAGTATGAACATACTGCCGTCAATGGCGGCGGGTCTTTAGCAGACGCTATGTACATCTTGATGATGACAAGTCCTGCTCGCGGTGGTGGAGACTTTCCACAAACCGACATCTCTGGTCGCTGGACAGGCGACAGAGTTCTAGTATTGGGCGACTACACAGAGGACTCCGATGTGCCGTCTATCCCAAATGTCGGCTCGCTCAATAGAGAAGCCGATGAAAATTACACAGACATAACCGACATGGTTGCTAAAGCGTTTGAGGAAGTTTTCCGAATTCGCATTAGTGGCGAGGGCTGGAAACGGCGTGTGTCGCTAGAGTCTGCGTAATCCCTTTCTCTAAGACCAAGAACGGCTTGTCGTAATAACGGCAAGTCGTTTTTGCTGTACGCACATAACGGCTCGCTCTTACATAACGCGATGCAGCCCGCTGCTGGTGTAGAACCGCAAGTTGTTGCGATGTCGCCACAGCGAAGGCGTACGCACCAAAAAGTAAAAACGCAAACGGCGTGCCCTTACCAAAAAGTAAAAACAGGGAAGGTTACTGGCTAGAACCGCGAGTTGTTGTGATGTGCTCAACGGGATTTGCTGGAAGTCCAACTACACCATCTTGACAAAGAGAACCGCATCTTGTAAAATGAGAGCATGAAAAAGCAAAACGAGTTAGACGGATTGGTTCGGGGGCGTGGTCGCTTTGTCCTGAACCAACGGATAGCCGTATTCGCAGACAAGAGAACAAAGCGCAACAAAAGCCGTGCTGAACAAAAACGAAAAGCATTGTTGGAACAAGACTTGACAAAACAATAAAAATCCTTATACTTAGCATTGTCTTTATAGAAAGGGGACAAAGATGGCAAACGCCATTTATCTAAAGTTAGAACTTGCTGATGGAGTTGCGTATGACTACTTCGCATACAAGTTTATGAAAGAAAAAGTAAAGCCACTTGTTGATGGAAAGAACCTTATTAGTTACGAGTGGGACACAGAACCATTTGGGGAGGAGAACTAATGCCAAACTGGGTATTCAACTCTTTGTCCATAGATGGCGACAAAGAGCAAATCCAAAAAGTAAAAGCACAACTCAATGCGCCATACCAACGCAACTTTGAAGATGGGGCGCAGACTTACTCAAATCCGATTATTGCGTTCTGGAACATAGTTCGCCCACCTGAAGACAAGATGGAAGAGTATGAGGGTGTTCATGGTTACGCAGATGGAGAACGACAAGGTGATGGTGCGTTCAACTGGTATAACTTCAATAATCGTGAGTGGGGAACTAAGTGGGACATTGGTGTAGCAGATAGCAACAAGTATTCTGATACTGAAATGACTAATGACTCTGAAACTAATCTTGGTTACAGATTTCAAACTGCGTGGTCTCCACCTATTGAAGCCCTTGAAAATCTTTCTTCTCAATACCCAGAGTTAGAAATAACTTTAGATTGGGAAGAAGAACAAGGTTTCGGTGGCGTGTATGTTTTCCAAGATGGGGAACACTCCATAGAAAAAGAGTGGGACATACCTGACTCTCACGCTGACTACGAAGAACGAGACAATGTAGATGGGTGCGCTTGCGCTAACTCTGAAGATGTTGATGATTGGTATTCGGATTGTCCGGGGGCTAAAAAAGTCATTGAAGTTTCTGCGGTCAAAGATGTAGAACTAGTGAAAGGATAAGGTTATGTCTCGTTTATCTATAAGAGGGGTTGCGTGGAGTTCATCTATCACAGATGAGATGATTGCTCATCTCAACGACCACGAAGTTAGTTTGCTAATAAACTCTCTCAATGATGCGGTTGAGCAAATCTGCTCTGACTACGAAATCAAGTAAAGAAAGGAAAAAGTAAAAGTGGCAACTTCATACTTCGCCATAGATGGAAACTATGGCAACGCAGATGGCATTGTGATTGTGGAAACTTCCGATTGGTCGGAAGACGATTGGAGTGCGGTTGAGATGGCAGGGGACGCGGATAGGGCTTCGGTTGCCTATGCGCTCGCTAAATCAGATGAGCAACAGAGGGCTGAAATCTACCAATCAGTAATGGAAGACGACCTTGACGCTCAATTTGACAAAGCAGTAGAAAAAGAGTAGTATTGGTTGGTTAGGGGGGAAACCCCCTACCCGACACACTTGTTCTACGATTTGACAATCTGCTAAAAATAGTTATACTTGGGGATACAACTGAATACAAGGACACAAATACGAAAGGACACCATGTTAGACAAAGAAGCAAAAGTTCAGGGGGTTGCGGTTTATGCCGAGTTCGTAAGGGCTGGCGAAACAACGCAAATGCTAATCACACCTGATTGTTATACAAATGTAGGAACACTTACTCCTATGGCAATCCATAGACGAGTAGTTACTCCTGCTTCACTAAAGAAACAATGGCGTAGCACTTCGCTTCGCCACGAACAAGTCAAAGAGTATGTCGCAGTAGGGGTAAAACTTGAGGACGAAAAAATCTCTGACTTCACAGAAAATCGTATGCGTTATGCGTTCTCTTTCTTTGATGAAATGACAAAGCATGGCTGGATTATTCGCCAAGAACCTATCTTGGTTGAAGTATCAAAGTTTGACGCTGACGATTTAGCAAAGGGAACTACTCCAAGTCGTGTTCTCTATCGTGTAGGTATTTCGCGGAAAGCACTTGGCTTTCCTAAAGAGTTAGTCTAAGGGGGGCTAAACTTATGTATGATGTAAAAGCAAAAGAACGCTATGGCGTTCTAACACCTAACGCTTCACCTACTCTATGGGAAATCATTGAGCAGGTAGCAAGTCAAGGTCTAAATGAAAAAGCAAGTAAGGAACTTGCTTCTAAAGTTCTACCAACAGGTCGTTATGTTGAGAGAGCAGTTGGCGCAGAACGCGCCCCACGCGGTTCTAAAGTTAGAAAGGAACTTCCAATGGTAGAAGCAATCGTTGGTGGTGCTGATACTTTCAAGCGACCAAATGGTTCTATCTATCATGCTCGCCTATGGGGAGAGCATAAAGATGTTGAAGTTCTAAAACTTGCTTACGCAACTACAAAGAGAAGTTTCGCAGGTGAAGAAATCGCACCTATGTTCCCATTGTTGTTCGGTGCGCCAGGTACAGGAAAAACTGCGCTCGTTGAAGCAACTTTCGGAGACAACATGGAAACCTTGATTGGACATGGCGACATTGAAGCGTCTGACTTGATTGGTTCTTATGTCCAAACTCCAAGTGGAAACTTTGAGTGGGTTGATGGCGGTCTTATTCGCGCTATGGAACAGGGCAAAATCTATTTCGTAGATGAGATTGGTTTGATTGACCCAAAGGTTCTAGCAATCCTTTATGGTGCTATGGACGGACGCAGAGAAGTTGTTGTCTCTACAAATCCTGAACGCGGTGTAGTAAAAGCACACCCTGACTTCTTTGTAGTGAGTGCGACAAATCCAAATGCTCCCGGAGTTCGTTTGTCGGAAGCATTACTTTCTCGCTTCACACTTCAAGCAGAAATGACTACTGACTACACACTCGCTAAGAAGTTGGGTGTTCCAAGTCTGCTAATCACTTCGGCACAAAATCTCTATCGCAAGCAACTTGCGAACGAAGTTTCTTGGTCGCCACAAATGCGAGAACTCCTTGCGTTCCGCGACATAGCAACAACTTTCGGAACTAAGTTTGCGCTAGAAAATCTAATCTCTTCCGCACCTGAAAGCGACAGGGCGAGTATCTCTGATGTTCTATCTCGCGCTTTCGGTGAGGAAGTAAAGCCCGCGAAAATCTAACCCCCTTAGATACGCGGGCTACGCGGGGGGTGGGTTGAGTGTCCTTGCCCCACCCCCTTTCCCCCAACTTGACAAAAAGGATACAAAATGGGATACTTTGGTTATTAGTGGTTCGGAAGCCACTAACAGAAAAGGGAAAAAGAAATGAAACATTTAGTAAGTGGTGAGACTAAGTTTCAAGACACTCCAAGAGAGTGGTTGAAAGTTGGTAGAGAAATCGCAACGCTAACAAATCGTTTGGCTTTGCGAGACGACATTATTGCGTATGTAGGAACAAACGCTGGCGGTGGAGAAGCACCTGCTCGTTTCAATCCTGCGCTCGCAGAAGTTGAAGTCGTTGTAGAAAAAGTTTTCGGAACAGGTGTCAATCCTGAAAAGATTGGCGACATAACACTTCGCAAAACACAATACGAGTTTCCATTGGCGACAGGTGCTATTTCGCACGAAGCCTATCACGCTCGTTTCTCATTGTGGTCTATGCCTGACGCACACAGAGAACTAAAGCGAGACGAGTATGAAGCATTGAACTTGTTGGAAGAAAGTCGCATTGAGTATCAAGGAGTTCAAGCAAACTCTCGCTCTCGCGTATTCCTACGCTCTAGTGCGTTGGAGTTAGCGATTGGAGACGCTAGAGAAGCATTTGATAAAGAAGCACCTACAAAAGCAATCGCACAGTTGATTGGTCTTGTTCATGGTCGCGTTATCGCTGGCGTGTTAGACCAACGCGAAGTAGCAGACATTTACAAGTGGGTTGAGGAACAGATTGGCGCAGACAATGTTGAAAAGTTCTGCGACATTATTCGTCCTTTCCAACTTCACGCAAATCATAAAGACGCAACAGACCTTTACCCATTAGCAAAAGCATGGGCAGAGTTAGTTCGCAATCTTATGAAAGAACGCGGTGAGAACGAAAATCCTGAAACAGGCGGTTGCGGTTTTCCTATGCCAAAAGAGTTAGTAGAGGAAATCCTAGAAAAACTTGGAGAAGCAGGGGAAGCAGTTGAGATTGCTAACTATGATGATTTAGCAGACCAAGAACTCGGTGAGGACTTCAAGGAACGAGCAGAAGCCAAGCACAATGAGGCTAAGGAACAAGCAGACAACAAAGAAGTTGCTGGACAAGTATTTAGCAAATCAACAGGTCCCGGAACTACAAAAACAAATAGCAGATTAGTAGAACAGAGAGACGCAACTCCACAAGAGCGTTCTGCTTCCGTAATCATTTCTCGTCTCCTTGAAAAAGCAAAGTATCGTGAGAGAGATGAAATGATTATTGCGAGCGCAACTCCTCCGGGAAAACTTCGCACGAAAGCGATTATTCAGAACAAAGCACTCCGCGCTCGCGGTGTGTATAAGGACGAAAATCCTTTCCGTAAAAGAGTTCGCAAGCACACAGACGAACCAACTCTTTCAGTAGGTATCATGTGCGACATTTCAGGTTCAATGGGTTCTGCTATGAAGCCAATGGCGACAACTGCGTGGGTTATGTCCGAAGCAACTCGGCGCATACAAGGTAAGTGCGCTATGGTCTATTACGGAAATGATGTATTCCCAACACTAAAGGTTGGACAGAAACTAGAGCAGGTAAGTGTTTATACTGCTAGTGATGGAACTGAAAAGTTCTACAAAGCATTTCAAGCAATAGATGGCGCACTAAATCTACTTCATGGAAATGGCGCACGATTGTTAGTTATTGTTTCAGATGGAGAATACACTTCAGACGAAACACGATTAGCAAAAGAGATTATCAAGAAGTGCGAAAAAGCAGGTGTTGGCGTTCTATGGTTGCCATTTGATAATGGATACAGAGCGCGAGAACTCGGTCAAGGCTATGCCAAAGTTGTTTCAGAGATTACTGACCCTGTTCAAGCAAGCGAAGTTATTGGTCGCTCTGCTATGGAAGTAATGACAAGAGTTGGACAGAGGGCAGTTGCCTAATGTTCTAACAGGTGTTGGCTCGGTGATAGACAGGAGTGTCCTTCCGAAAATAGACAACCTGCTCTTTCGTCTCTCACCACAGAGCCGAGCCAACACATCTAAAAAGTAAAAGGGGAAAACAAATGACAACAATGACAGATGATGAAATAAAAATAAAGTATCACTTAGGCTTTGACCCACACCCATCACAACAGGACGCTATTTTCTATACAGGTATGGGTTGTATAGCAACAGTTGAATACAAAGGATTTCAAGTAGATGTTTATTGTGATGGAGAGACAAGAGCAAATCTCTTGGACGCACCACAAGGAGAAATTGTTTCTAGTTTGTTCTCGCCAACAGATTTCATTGACGCGGGCATAGACACAGATGACGCATTGAAATTGGCGAACGACCAAGAACTTCTTGATTGGATAAATAACTCTTGGTTTGATTTGTATTGCTTTGGCGAACACTTAGACGCGGTAGAGCATGAACTAGACGAGGCATTGAAAGTCGCAGAGGTCTATCTAAGAGACAGAGCGCACTCTGAAAAAATCATAAATGGGGAACTTGACTTTTCAGAATAAATGATTACAATAGGGGTAAGAGAGGGAGGAACAAAATGCACGTTTGCCAAATAATGTTGGTAGAAGCAGAAAGTGGCGAGGACGCTATTGGCGAAGTCAAAAGCCAAATAACTTATTCAGAAGACCCGTATCCAACTTGGTCTGATTGGCATGAGGTCGGTGGCAGGTGGGACGGATTGTTTGAGGGCTGGGAAGAAGAACGGAACGCTCTCTGCTATGCGGAGAACCCACTTCTTGCTGACGACATAATCAGAGAGTTCGCTGGGTATCGTAAAAAGGAAATGGAAAAATACTTAGCGGAGATAACAAAAGACGGGTTTGACATTGGCAAGATGATTGAGAACTACAACCCCGAAAAGTTTGACTACGGCACAGGTATGAGTGCTTGGACATTGGCACGACTAGGGAAACTTTTATCAAACGATTGGTGTTCGGATACGGGCGTCTATGACTTGAAAGAGGGTTCGGCAAACCTAGAGTTCTTTAGAAATCGGCTCGCCCTTGAACCAAATAAGCAGTATCTAGTTCCCGTTGATTTTCACTTCTAACGGCAAGGAAAGGAAAAAGTAAAAATGATTGTGTGTAAGAAATGCGGGTGGGAAATAAAAGAAGACTTTGGTTTATGGCAGGACATGTATGACGGATTGGTTTGCGATTGGGTTGGAGATGTTCCACGCCCACACAAACCGCGAAGAGAAGTGCGAACTCCGAACAACTCGGAACTCGCAGTAGCCTAAGAGAGGAAGCAAAAAGTAAAAATGAAAGTCAAAGAACTACTAGAGCAGTTGGAAGCATACGAACCTGATACCGAGTTGATTGTCGCCTATTGGGACAAAGCAACAGTTGAGGGATACCAAAACGGATTGTTCATTACAGACGAACAATGGTCTGAAGTTGTTGAGACCTACGAAAATGGCGAGTGGCACTTTCAGGGTTCGGCAGCCGAAGATTTCGTTGAGATAGCCCAGCAGGTTGTATCTGACGAGGGCTAATACTATGTGATGTAAAACACATAAGCAAATCCTTGTTTGGACTTGACTTGGCGGAATAATGCGAGTATCTTTGGAGTTGTAAGTGAGTGTAACTCTCTTACGCAAAGGAGTGAAAAGGTTTCTCTCCTAAAAGATGAAAGGACGCAAATGTCTAAAAAGACAGTAGTAGTTGAAGTTTCAACTACACAGGTTCTAGACAAGACACCTGCGGAAGCGAAAAAGGCTAAGCAAGCCCTTGAACTTCTAGCAAGCGCAAAACGCACAAAAGCACTAGCAGAAAAGGCGTATGAAGAAGCGCAAGCAGAACTCTACACACTTCTCGGCTACAAAAAGGTTGGCTCTTCTTGGATTGGTATTGCCACAGAGGGAACAATCGCTGGAGTTCCAGTTGTAGTTATTGGAACACAGACACGCGAGAACCTCAACAAAGAGGAACTCCTAAAAGCAAATCCACACCTTGTTGATGTGTTCGCTGAACACACCACAGACAAAATCGTTCAAGTGATGAAAACTCCACAACACAAGAACGAAGCAAGCCTTGACGAGGCAGTTGCTACTCTCCTTGCTCTAACAGGAGCAAATAAGTGAAAAGTTGGGAAGCCCCTATCCAAAGTGGTAGGGGCTTCTCTCTTACTTACAGAGAGACTATGGAAGATAAAGACAGAGCAATCTCTTTTACGAAAGTAGATAAAGTCCTAAAGACAGGGCTACACCAATACGAGCCAATCGCCACAGAACAGAACACAACTGAAGATGGCGAAATCAAAATAACTAGAGCAACTCGCTGGATACCAATGTGTGAGTCAGCAAAAAGTAAAAATGAACGCGATACAAAACTTGTTCTCTTTGAGTGGGAAATCAGAGCCATAAGCGACATGGTTGAGGCGTTCTACCAAAAGGGCATAGCCAAACAATTCATGGCGACTAAAGAGTGCCACGAGTGTCTAGTTCTTTGTTTCAGAGAACACCTAGAAATGCTGGACATAATGCCCCTTAGGGAGTTGTTTCCAAAAGAAGACGCTGAAGAAGATAGTGAAGATGGATTTGACTTTGAGTAATCTATCAACTACAATTCGGGGTAGAGGGAAAGGGGTAGTGTGAAACCAACAGACGCACTAGACATACAGGCATACTTCAAGGGGAAGTGTGGCGATAAACGCTGGACAGACTTACTACAAACCTACATTGAGATTTCAGTAGGAAAGAAGTATGTCTTTGAGAACGAAGCAGATTGGGAAGCCTCTGACGAAAAGAAAGTCATTGGTATCTACAAAAACGACATTGTTGAAGTAGGAAACAATGCGGAGTGCTTCTTCGTAAAAAGTGAAATGACTGACCTCATTTCATTTGCTTCAGGAAAACTAGACCCGACAGATAGACTTGATTTGGCTTTAGTCCCTGCGGACAGAGGATTTGCTTACTTTGAGAAGCCACTAGAACTACAAGATGTTCGTGGAAGAACAATGCTAATTCATTTGATTACATGGAAAAAAGTATTCGGTGAAAAAGGACAGATGGGTCTTTCACTTTCTTATTGGAATGACGCATACACGCAACCTGATGATGTAGCAAAACAAATCTTTGACCAAAACAAAAAAGACCCCATAACCCAATTACTTGGTCGTTTCCATTGGGTAAGGTGCGGAAGTGTTTTTCAAGATGAAATCATTGGTGGCGAAGATGTTATGCCATCAGACAACGACATGGAAGCCATAAGAAAACTTACTTTCAAGCAGGGTGGCAAAGAACTACTTTCTGATGAAGAGTGGGAAGAATACAAAGCAACTAAGTTAGTTCCTGCTACAAACATAACAAGACTTCTTTGGTCATACTTTCTTATCATGTCGCAGACACTTACAGAAGTAACAAAGCACAAGCCTGAAAACAGAGCGCAACGCAAACGCATTGAGCGAGAGAACCTGCCATCAGAGTTTGTAGTTGTTCAGTTCCGTAAGCGCAGATACATAAGTGCGGACACAGACGAGACACAGGAAGAGAGCGCGGTTGAGTGGTCGCATAGATGGATTGTTGGTGGTCATTGGCGTTGGCAACCTTACAAAGACCCTGTAAGCAAAGGCGTAATCAAGAAACGCATTTGGATTAGTCCTTATGTGAAAGGTCCGGAAGATAAGCCACTTGTTGCTAAGAGCAAGGTGTTCGTGTTGGCGAAGTAAAAAAGGATTTGACTTTGGGGGTCAAGTCCTGTATAATAAAGACAAGGGTAAAGAAAGGGGTTAGCAAATGGCTAACGATTTAGTAGAAGTACAAGTAACTGAAGAAGAAGTATCCATGCTCACTATGTCGCTCGGCATTTTTATTACTATGCTGGACGAAAAGATTGAACGCAGACATAACAGGAACGAACGCGGTCAAGAGTTGGACATGGAAGAGTTGTTCTTCCTTATGGATAAAAAGTTTGGTGCTATGACCTTGTGGCGCAAGATGTTGGTGTCTGCTGGGTGCGACCCCGACATGATTGCTGAACACATACAAAAAGCAACAGAGGAGGAGGGACTCTAATGGCTGAACACCACTACATACTAAAGTTTGATGATGAGACAGGCGTATGGTCGCATGATGTTGATAGCGAAGAGGCGCGGTTTCCTGATGGAACTATTTGGGACGAAGCCAAGCAAGAGTGGGTAAATCCCTATCAAGGTGATGGCGAGTTTTATCGCAACGCTGACGCCTATGATGATTACTTGTCCCATGTTGTCTCCACCATGAGTTGCTAAGGAAAAAGTAAAAATGGACGAGATAAATCTTTCACGAACAGTAATGTTCGTTGGTGATTACTTCACGCTTATGACCACAGTTGTTCTTGACGAGAAGTTGAGACAAGATGGTGAGAGTGATGAGGACTTTGCGGTTCGCGTTGCTAGTGTATTTATCAACGAATACTATGGATTTGATGTTGCGTCTGTATCAAACGACATTGGCATTGTAGATGGAGAAGAAGATGATAACGACTAACAACTTAGACTTGTATGTTGCCATCTCGGACAAAGTTGAAAATGGCGACATGGACAGACAACTTCACGACCTAAGAAAACTTATTGACGCAAGGCTGATGGTCATTGGTGCTAACAAAAAGGTTGAAGACTTTTCCGTAGGAGATAGGGTTCGGCTAAACGACAGGTGCGGAACTTCTTATCTACGCGGTGAGACTGCTTCCGTTGTCGGTAAGAGGCGCACAAAGATTGTTCTCAACCTTGATAATCCCAAAGGGCGGTTTGTTCGTAAGACTTCTGCTGGCGAGATTTTATCTGCCGAAGTCGTAGTGCCCATTGAGATTGTTGATAAAATCTAATCCTGTAAAAACAGTATTGTCGCTACCTCCCCCCCTTTCGGGTGGCGACATAGAGCACGGGTAATACCCTTTCCCCTGTCGCTCCGCCACTCTCCTTTGCTCCTGTCCAAAGGGAGTGGTGTCTCTTTTTTCTTGACTTTCTACTAACTACTGATACTATTTCGGCACGCTACTCTTTTTGCCATGCGAATAGTGTCTAAGGACTACCACCCTAACGGAGGGGCTTCACCCTTTATTGCTTCCATTGTGGATAACCCTGATGATGGCGACACGAAACTTGTGATTATGTTTGGCGAGGAGGGGTGCGTTGCCGTCCTTTCGTTAGACTATCTTCTCCGAGACGAGGACATCTCAAATCGTTTCAACGGGCATAACGGAGAGAAATACGAACAACTTAGAGAAGAACTCTGGGAAGATTTCGTAGGCTAGGCAAAAAGTAAAAACCGACAGGGAGCAGTACGATGACTACAATCGCCGCCGTTCAGGGCGAGAACTGGGCTGTACTGGCATACGATAGTCGTGTTACTGAAGACAATAAGATTTATTCTTTACCGAAAGACAACGGCAAGGTAATAAAAAATGGCGAGTATCTCATTGGTGTAGCAGGAGACATGAGAGCCGTCAATCTGATGGCGTATGTATTCAAGCCACCTACTATTGCTCCAACCGCTTATGGCGTGAGGCTGGATAAGTTTATGACCATGAACTTCATACCTGAAATGAAAAAGTGTTTTGAGGACAACTCATACTCTAAAGATGGCGAGCATGAGAGCCAAATCATTGTTGCTATCAACGGTACTATCTACGAGATAGGCGAGGATTTCTCTTGGGCTAGAGATGAGTCGGGAGTTTATACAATCGGGTCTGGCGGAGGTTACGCACAAGGAGCGTTACTTGCTACGCTGGAAACACGCAAGCGGACTCTGGGAACTGCCAAGACATTAGCAAGGCAAGCAGTAACTATTGCTTCTCGCCTTGACCCTAACACTTCACCACCGGTCTATGTGATGGTTCAACACTTCGGGACGCATTAGCAAAAAGTAAAAATCTCCGGCACGCAATCTTCTGGAGCCGGACCCACTGCAAATCAAAAAGTTGTTCGCAAGTATTTATGCGTACGCTATTTCCTGAACGACACTACTTGACTTTTCTTTCTAGGGTTGCTATACTTCAGTTATTCAGTAGGGGGCAAGTCGCTGGACACCTGAACGACCTGAAACCTAGGGGGTCGGAAACAATACGACTCCCCTACTGAACCTAAAGAAAGGGAACGCATGGACACACTATCTAAAGAAATCCAAATGGAAATGCACCTACGCGGTAATTTCTACCCACCTCTGCCACTTGACTACGCTAAGCCCGCAATCCAAGCATGGGAAGCGTATCTAGAGGAAGACTATGACGCAGTAATTACTTTACCTGCGGACATAGAGCCACACCCCGCTTGCGCTCGCAAGACTGATTCCGGCTGGGAGTTATCTGCCGGCGACCTAGTGCGGATACTTCGCCTAGATAGATAAGTTATCTGGAGAAGCCCCGGCTGAAGAGCCGGGGTTTTTTCATGTACAAGTTATTCTGATGTCCGGCTCAGAAGAGCGAGTTTTTACTTTTTGCCACCGGCTCTGGACCCGGCTGTCTGGAGAGAACGAACAACTTGCGGAAGAAGTGCCAAAGGGTTCTTCTTGTGATAGGGTAAAAAAATGTGATAGAGAACACACTACGGAAATACCTATTTGGACTTGACTTCCCCTAGCAAACTGGTAAAATACTCCTATCAACTTCAGAAAGGGGAAAACAATGAAGTGGATACTCGTCAAGAAGTCTGACGGAGAACGCGGAAATGCCGGTCTCAAGAAGATTTATCAGGTTATCGTTGAAGATAACAAGGTTATTACAATGTGGGGAAAGGCTGAAGAAGTCGCTCCACAAGCAAAGCAAGTCAAGACTTTTGCTTATCCATTCCTCGCCAAGTCATACGCTAACGACAAGGTGAGTTCTAAACTTACAAGAGGCTACGAAGTGGTGCTCGTAGCCTAATCGGGTCGGGTGGGAGACTCCCTCGCGTTTGGTTTGGCGCGGGGGAGTTTTCTTTTTATAGATACTTGACTTTTATTTACTGCGGTGTTATACTTAGAGAAAGAAAGGGGGGACACTATGAAAGCAGTCATAATCACAACAAGTGGTGAGAAGTCCGTTGTTGAATTTACTAACGAAACTTCTTACAAGACTTTATCTGACGCGGTTGGCGGAATGATAGAGTGCGTTGGAATTGACGAGAACACAGACATGTGGGTAAATGAAAATGGCATAGCAGAGGGCTTGCCACTAAACCTACACGGGTCGGCTATCTATGCGGAGACATGGAAAGCAGGTAATCCTATTCTCGGCAATGTAATCATTACTGGCGGAAGCGATGAAGAGGGCTACACGCTAGGACTGACTGACGAGCAGGTAGAGAAGTGGTTGGCGTATAACTCACAAGTAATTCCAACTGCCTACCTATTCGGTGCGCTATACAACTAAATAGATTTCCCACAAGAAAGGCGCGGACTAACCCCCGCGTCTTTTTTGTTGTTCGGAAGTTTGCCGGACCCACTGCATTAGCAAAAAGTAAAAACCTGCATCTTCGCGCTCGCTTGCTGCGGCGGCGGTGCTGGACATAAAAACAACTTTGCGACACGACTTGCATTTCTAAAAAGCGTTTGTTATAATTACACCAACAAGCCAACGAAAGGGGAAAGACATGGCTAAGTATGTGGTTCTATGTGAGGCAGATGAGTGCGAGGCAGAGAACGAAGATTTTCAAGATGATGGTTCAACTTATTGGTTCACTTGCGTAAAGTGCGGATACGACAACGAGGTGGTTCACTCACCATGGAAATAACAACTAAAGCCAAGTGTGTTGAGTGCGGACGAGTATTCAACCTACTCAATGAGATAGACGCAGAGGAGTGGGCGTATGGACACGACTGCGAAGTTTTGTAAGTCTTGCTTGAATACTCATGTGGTAGAGGACGACCCTTGCTACTGCGTAAAGTGCGAGGAGAACTTTGATAGTGGTTGTATGAACGAAGTAAATGGAGAACCCGTTTGCTTCCAATGCGACACGCCATGATTTGACTTTTCAACCCTGCTATGTTATACTTAGGGTATTAGCAGAAAGGGGGTGTTATAAATGCTAAGTTTCGGAGATGCGGTAAATGGTCTCAACGATAATGCGTGTTGCCAATGCGGACGCACAGTAGGTAAGAACCCATGGTTCGTCCACCTATCTAATGCGGGGTTCATACTCCACCCAGCCAGCGACTCACAGGAGTCCCAAGGTTTATGGGCAGTAGGGCGAGAGTGCGCTAAAGGGTTTGACCCTGCGGTTCTCGTAAAAAACTAAATAGATTTTAGGAAGCCCTCGCGTAAGCGGGGGTTTTCTTTTTGCCGGAAAGCGCATAGGCAAAAAGTAAAAATCACCAAATGCCTGGTTCCAGGTAAGAACAACTTAATTTGTTCGTAGATGCCAAAAACCTTGGCTCAAAACATGTAAAGACAAATCGGACATTTTTTCTGTGAGTTATGTCTCTTTTTTATAATTTGACTTTTATGCGGATAGATGTTATCCTTAGGTCAAGAAAGGGGAAATTATGTTCAAGTATGTATTCAAGCCATACCCTAAAGAGTGGGCTATCTATAAGAAGTTGCTATGGGTCGCGCTTGCGGTCATAGTTATTACTGCGCTTATTTCAGCCAACGCTCTAAGTTTCTTGTTGTTCTTTGGTGCGGGTTGGTATGCCCAAAAAGAGTATGCCAAGCGTCAGCCCAAGAAACGCAAGCCACGCAAGCCTAAGGCTTGATTTGACTTTTCTAAAAGAAAGTGCTATACTTCAGTTATGAAGTATTTACCAGATAGCGCAATAGTCGGAACATACAAGCGTATGCGCCGTAAGCCTAAGGCTACTTACAAGTCAAGGGCGCAGTATCAGAGAGAAGCAGATTTCTGGAACGCTATTGCTAATGCGGTATTAGGATTTGCCAAAACAAAAACAAAATGATAAAATAAGGAAATGGAGGAAAAAATGACGAAGACAACATGGACAGAGATAGACGACATTGACGACTTAGGTATCGCGCCTCAATACGAAGCGATTGACTACCCTAATGAATTGTGGAGTGAAGTCTTACCAAACCTTTTTCAAGGTGGAACAGATGATGACGACACAATTTGGGAGAGCAAGCGTGAGGGAGCGCAGATTACTAAAGAAGACTTTGATACAGTAATTACTGCCTACCAATACGCAAACCCTGCGGATTGGCTAGTAAAAGAAATACGCTATCCGTTTTACGATAGCCCGAACATGAGTGGGATTGACTTCAAGGAGTTATTCCAAATTGTGCGGATTGCTCACGAAGATTGGAAGTCGGGTAAGAAAGTTCTTATTCGTTGCCAAGCAGGTCTCAATCGTTCAGGGCTAATCATGGCATTGGTTCTTATGAAAGAGGGCTACTCTGCGGAAGAAGCAATCTGCCTAATCCGAGACAAGCGAAGCGACTACGCTTTGTTCAACTCAACCTTTGAGAAGTGGTTGCTATCCCTACCCGCTAAGGGCGAGTAATGGAAGCGACCACTTGCTCCAAGTGTGATGCGGACGCTAAGTGGATAGATTGCCCCTGCGGTGATGAGATGTGCTTTGCTACCCGTTGTTATTGGGACAAGTGCGCTTATGTGGAGTGGGGTTGCGTGGAGGAAGAAAGTGCTAACCAAAAAGTAAAAAGCACCCCCATCTATCTTTCTGCGGGCGACACGCCGAAAGTCAGGTAAGTTGAAAAAAGTCAGGGAAGTTGGTATTATTATCTTATTGGCTCAAAGGAGTCAAACTTAGAGAAAGGGCTAAGAAGATGGCAATAGTAATGAAGATGGAAAAGAAATACATACAACGCAGACGAGTTGCGTTTGTTATCGCTCTCGCGCTCGCAGGTGCGCTTGTGTGGGGCTTGCTTCAGGTTTCAGGAAACCTATGGTGGGTCGGTGGCGAAGAGGGTTATTGCTGGGGAGACATGATTACTTGTTATTTTGGAGAGGGGAAGTAATGAACAAAGGAAAGTTTGGACAAGACCTTGCGGTCATTTCAGATAACGACTTTGCGGATTTCTTATTGAAGTTCACATACATGACGCAGGAGCAGTTAGCAGAACGAGACGCTTTGCCAACAAGAGAAGCGCGGAGGGAGTATGTTAGAAATCTTCCGCTTCCATCACTAGGAGGGAAAAAGTAAAAATGGTTTTAGACACAGGAACATTATTCGCAATCATTATCGCGCTCGCAGGTTCATGCTTCGTGATGGTAGTTTCCATCAACGCCTACGGGAAGTTGATGCGGGAGAACAAACAACTACGCCAAGAGTTGGTTGAGTTGGAATGGGAAAAAGTAGTTGGAGAAAGAAAATGACAGACAGAGAGACAAATGTCTATGCGGATTTAGTTGAAGAGTTTACTGACTCGTTATCTAACGAGTTGAAGGAGCCAGTATCTACCTTTTTAGTTTTAGATGCGCTCGCTTCCTGCGGTCTAACTCTTAGTTGGGCGCAAGAAACAGATAGCCCAGAAAAGCAATTCCAACTAAGAGAAGCACTTACCAACGAGTTCTACAGTTTAGGTCTTGATGATGATAGTGTTTCCAACGAATTAGACCCTGAAGCAAAAAGAGAACTCTATGATGCGGTTGAGTCGGCACTTTTCTTAGTTGCCGGAGAAGGTATGAGTCTTATTGAATTCCCGTCAAATGTTTCTGCCACAGAGATGTATAACCAAATAGCAGAGGAGGTGAACTAATGGAAACTACACAAGTTATTGCGGAGGCAAATTGCGACTTCAAGTGCCAGTTTGAGTGGATTGAGGTTTCATCTAACTTCTTCAATGTATCCGTCTATACACCAGCACTAATCGCAGGTGTTGTGGCTTATGCGGTGTATCGCATTGTGAAAAAGATAAAGGACAATCCAAAAGTATGACGAACAAGCCAACATGGGATAAGTTTGTAGAAGCAACTGCGGTTGTAAATGGGCACGAGGTAACACTTGACCCTAATCAAACTATCTGGAAAAACAAGTTCTATACAGTCATCAAGCACATACTTGAACCCGAACTAGGGGACAAGAGTGGTATCCATCTTTCTATTCGCCACAACGAACGAAAGGCGATTAGAGACTGGAGACACTTCCAGCGTATCAAGAACGAACTCGCGGGCGCGGAACGAGAGGCAGTAGAAATCTTCCCACCCGAAAGCCAACTTGTTGATACCTCAAATCAGTATCACCTCTGGGTTCTTCCTGAGGGCACGACATCTTTCTTCACATGGAACGAGGGTCGTCATGTAGTCAATGACCCCCAAGACCCTGAGAACAAGGAGTGGTTGCGGTCAAAAGGTTTAGACCCTGAAGTAATCATGGGAGCAAAACAAAGACCTTATGACGAGGAGTAAAAGTCGTGAGTTCAACAAAAAGTAAAAGAATTGCTGATGACGCCTCCCGCCTTTATGCGGAGGGGTTGTCTATTGAGAGTGTGGCAAGCGAACTAAAGGTTTCGTATCGTTGCGCTCGCAAGGCAATCAAAAGTCGCGGAACACCTCTGCGAGACCCATCAGCCCGCGTCAAAGGACGCACAAGCCCCAAAAGGAAGAAGACGACTCAATGAATAACCTCAATGTAGTTTGGACTGCGGTAGGAGCGTTAGTCTTCGGACTTGCGTCTTTTCTCGCGGCATGGCAGAATTCAGTTCCTTGGACTATCGCCCTAGGATTCTCGGCTTTGACGAGCGCGACGCTCGCAAGCAGGGAACGCTAGACAAAGTTCAAGGCAAAGCCCTCCACATACCTTCCTCTTGTGGGGGGCTTCTTACTGCGTGTCGTCTTGACTTTTATTTTGGATTGTAGTATTGTTCTGTCTTGAAAGGGGGTCACACAATGACCACACAACAATTGGTTCTCTTTGGTGAGAACCCTGCTCCCGCACCTGCGGTTGTTGCGCCTGTCGCAAATCCAGCCCTAAAGTTCAATTGGAAGGAACTTTATGAGGCACTTTCTAAACTTCCTAAATCTAAATACGCCATACCAACAAATGAACTTATGGGTGATTACATGGTTCAACCTGTTGATAATGACCTTGTCTTCGTTGAAATTCGTGAGTTCAAGAAGACCACATACCTTCGCCGTCTGCTTGGCGCATACGGAGGCTTCTCTCGTATCAAGCCAGCACCCGAAGATACGCTCGCTTTTGTGCGTGTTTTGCTTGGCGACCCATACAAGTATGCCAAGTTGTTCGCTGTTCACTACTCTTGCTGTGCCAAGTGTGGTGCTGAACTCACAGACGAAACAAGTCGTGAGTTAGGTCTTGGTCCGGTCTGCCGACAGGCTTTCGGGAAGTAAGACGCGGGTTAGACAAAGTGGCGACTTTCACCCCCGAAATCGCCACTTGTCTGACTTTTCTGTGCTAAGGTAATCCAGTAAGACATAGCGACCTAGACATAAGGAAGCATTAGAAAGAAAGGTTGTAACACAACCATCTCCCCACAGCGGGGGGAATAAGGCGGGTATTTGACGCCGATAAAGGTGGCTCCCACAGCACCTGTCCCTGTCCCCTAACAAAGGAAAATCAATGCTAAAACCTACTAACAAAGCCATTGAAAAAATAACTGCGGTGGCATTGTCAGTAACTTTTCTGTCTGTCGTCTCGGCTTTTGCCCAAACTTCAGGAATAGAAAATGTTGCCAAACTTCAGGCTAAAGAGGCTATAACTCAAAAGGCTGTAGAGGCAGAAATAGAAGCACAAAAAGCAAAACTAGCCGAACTTCAACTAAAGAAGTTCTCAGTAAAGAAAACCCCGTTCTCCGATGTAGAACTCGCACAACTGCTCTCTGCGGTTGGCTTTGAGGGCAAGGCTCTCAGAACTGCGTGGGCTGTCGTGAAGAAAGAATCCAATGGTCGCCCCCTTGCTTTCAATGGCAACACACGGACAGGCGACTCTTCCTATGGCATCTTCCAAATCAACATGATTGGTGGTCTTGGTGTAGTGCGCCGAGACAAGTATGACCTAGACTCAAACAAAGATTTGTTTGACCCAGTAATCAACGCTGAGATTGCGTATCACATGAGTAATGGTGGGGAGGATTGGACTTCTTGGAAGATTTCAGCCCCTTACACTAATCGTGATGAGGTAAGATTTCAGCATTGGTATCAACTCTTCCCAGAAGGATTTTCACAATGAACAATGATGATGTCGTAACTCCAGACCCACAGCCTTATTACGAACCAGTAATTGAGCCTGTTGCGGTGGAGTCAATCGTAGTTGAGCCAGAACCAGAACCAGCAATCTTCACAACTCCAGAAGTTGTTGCAGATGTGCCGGTTGTTGTGCCGGAAGAAAAGCCAGCAAAAAGTAAAAAGTTTGCAGCGGCAGCGCCAGATACTTTTGCAGATGACGAAGTTGTTTTGTTGTCTAGTCTGAAGTTTGAGGCAATTTCACGAAACTCTCGTTCTGTTTATTTGGTACAAGAAAGACTTTATCAACTTGGGTTTGATGGTGGTTATGAAGACCAGCCGGGTTGGTTGAGTCATGGAACACGCAGGGCGCTCGCAGAATTCTGCCCTTGCGATGAAACTTCTGTGCGGGTTGATGACGCGGAACTAATCAAGCGTCTCTTCGCAGGAACTTCAGTAAAGGTAACTGACTAAATAGTCGCACTCGTTGTGAACTAAACTTGACACACGAGTTGTTAGGTTTAGGAAGGACAACAACTTAGAACAGCGAAAAGCCCCTGAGAAATCAGGGGCTTCTTCGTTGGCGTTTATTTGACTATGCTACTAAGCAGTAGTCCCTGCGTGTGCGGTCATAATCAACATGAACCCATTTGTAAATCCAGCCTCGTTCTCTGTTATAGACCTCCGAGCCTTCAAGCCATAATCCACATTTAGCGCACTCGCCTCTGAACTCTGACTCTCCACGCCTGAGTCTTGGTTCAGGTTGATGAGTTGTTTGTGTTTGGGTTGCCGGACGGGGAGTTTTTACTTTTTGGTAATCACTCCCCTCCGCCTCGTTTTGTTTTTCTTTGATGACTTCTTTGAGATGGCACTTCCCACATAGGCTTTCAGTTCCCTGAAACTTAGGGTTATACCAGTCCCCGCATTGGGAACACGCTCTTGGCTTCATCTAGTTATCTGTTCTCTTTCTTGATTGTTTGGTATGACTTGCTTTCGCCAGCACTATTGCGGTAGCCATAGCGAACAAGTCGGAATTGAATAGCGGACGGAGTAACGCCTAGTAACTTTGCTAGACGATAAACTGTTACGCCTTGCTCTGTTGCCTGATTGAGCAGGTATGAGTATTCCTCTGCCTCTGCCCTAAACTTTTTACTTGATGAGCGAACCTGTTGAGCGAAAGGTTGAAGTTCCTTTAGCCTCGCTAGGAGTTCAGGGTTTGGCATTGTGTATTGAACCTGTGTAGGCATTGGATAGCGTGGTGGTTCAGGTATCACGATTTCAGGTGATACGGGTGTCGCGGTAGTTCCTCTCACGATTTGTCTAATACTTTCTCGTGATAGGTCTAACGCTTTACCAATACTCGCCTGTGTCCAGCCTTTCTTAGTGAGGGCATGAACAAGTCCATTTCTACTTTCGGTGTTGAGCGACTTTAGCAAGTCAGCCATTTCCTGCGGTAGCACTTGTCCAATTTTGTTGATTTCGCCCGCTAGTCGCGGGTTTGTTTTCACTCGCGGGTATCTGTTGATTTCCCTAGCGGAGTGCGCTTTCTTTAGTTGTTCAGGATTTGTCCTGAAGTTTATCTTTGTCATTTTATCCTTTTATCCTTTCTTTGTCATAACCTTAGACAAGAGGATAGGATTTGTCAAGTTGCGGTTATCTTTTGCGCTTTGGCTTCAAGACATCTACAACCGAGAACACGATAGCGTTCCAAAAGTCTGCTTCCTTTTGGTAATGCTCTCTGCTCTTAGCACTACGCTTTGGCTTGCGGTGTAGGCGTTTGTATGTGCCTACTACTGCGCTATCAGGTAGTCCTTTCATTTCCTATCCCTTTCTCTTTGTTATGACCTAATAGTATTACATAGGGGTAGATTTGTCAAACTATAAAGGTGTGTTTTATAGCACATAGTTGCGGGCATAGAAAAGCCCCCCTTGCGGGGGGCTTCTCGCCTTAGAACGCTATGCCCGCTAGGTGGCGGTAGCACTTGCTCTCTAGGTTATACATTGAGAGTTTAGTGCCACACTCGCAATAGCGAGCATTTTTATTGACCTTTAGTGGTTGAACATTTGAGCCCTCTAACTTTAGACCCATACCGTAATCAAACTCTGTGTCCTGTGTGATTGTGTCTAGCATTTTGTTTCCCCCTTTGTTTGTGCTTGTGAGTAAATACTATGCTATGCGGGTAAGCGTGTCAAGTTTATTTTAGGTGATTTAGATAACATTTTGATAACAAAAAACCCCCCTTGCGGGGGGCTTCTTGCGAGCCTTTTACCAGAACTTAGACCATAACCTAATCGGCTTCTCTGCTACTTGTAGAGCCTTGACTACTACATTAGCCACACCCTCTAAAGTATCTCCTACCTTTTGTAAGGTTTCCTTTTCTTTAGTTGTTAGGTTTGCCGTTATTCTGATTTCCATTTCTTTCCCCCTTTGTTAGGTTTTACTTTTTCCTAACACCTAAAGACTATCAAACACTTTAGACTTGTCAAGCCATAAAGGGTAGATGACCAGTCATACTTTAGGCAACAAAAAAGCCCCCATGCGGGGGCTTCTCTGCTAAGACTTTTAGGCTAGTGATAGTGCCATTCGTGGGTGGTTGAGAACAATACCCAGCACTTCCTCTGCGCTCATCATACGGGCTTCCTTGCCGTAAGCCTCTTCCATCACGATTACCTCTGTGATAGGTGCGGTGGTCTTTAGTAGTAGGTCTCTTACATTTTCCTTTGTATCTACTACGAAAGAGTAGGGAGTTGAGCCATAAGACTTGCCCTCATCTACCAAGATACTTACTCCATACTGTGCCATTTGTTTTCCCTTTCTTATTGCTACACCTTGTAGCAATGAAGTAATAGTAAGACACATAGCCCCCAATGTCAAGCCATAACACATACATTTATTTGTTAGTTGTCTCACACATTTTGTCAGCGTTGTCAGCCAGCCTAGTAAGTTACTCGCTAGTAACTTAGCCAGCCCAGTAAGTTACTCGTCAGTAACCTAGCCATCTCCTAACTCTTGACTAGAACTTTAGACAATGACATAAGCAACCAAGATGTTTAGCCAGACCAACTACAAACAACTAAAAACATTTTTATTTGACTAGACATAGGCAGGTCTTTGTCAGCAATACAAAACCAGAACCAAAAAGTAAAACATGAGCCAACACGACTCAACTTTCTGAAGAAAAAATAAAACTAAAAACAATTTTGCCAATACATCAAAAACATTTCCGGAAACGATTTAGGAAAGGGCTCGCACCATGCAGAGCCGTCTCACAGGCCAAAACCAAAAATCGTAAACCTTCATATATTTTACAAATCGTCCATTCTAAGGTGCTGTAGTGCCTTAGCCTGTACGCCTCAATAAAATTGCTGTAGAATAGAACAATGAAGAAAAAAGTCCGCCTACCATCAGATGAAGTGAGATTTCTTTCTTCTCTAGAGCCACCAGCACTCAACAACCGAATCAGGGCGTTGTGGAAAGCGGGTTGGTCTCTCAAAATAATCGCTGATTCTTTACAACCACCTAGACCAAAATCAACAGTTCACTTCTGGGTCAAGAACGCAGCCGATGAGGAACAACGCAGACCGCTCCCTGCGACTCCACCTAAGTCTTTGACTACTACAGCACCGCTACTGAACTCTCCAAGACTTCGTAGTATCTCTCCTAGCGTTCCACCAGAAATCAAACCTCACCTACAAGAGTTAGCCCTTCTTGCTAGTCGCTACAGAGCCAAGACTCCTCCAGATAGTCCGTTTGCAAAAGCCAACCAAGAACTTACCCATGTCGCTCGTATGCTCTACAACCGCGGAGTTCCTGCCGCAGACATCGCTGAAGCCGCTGGGATTACTTACCGAGCCATCGCAAGGCGGTTGGCTAATGGCTAGAACATACAAAACAGCCTCTGGAACCTTTTCTGAGAATGATTTAGTGATTGCTATATGGACAAATCCTAAAAAGCAAAAGGCTAGACCTAACGCAAGGCCCCTTGAGACACTTACAGCAGATAAAAACCCTTATCCAATTGCGTTTCCTTTAGAGATGCTTCAAAAAATACAATCTTGGATGTATTGTCAAGTAGCAAGAAGCCAAGAAGATATTGATGATGTTCTTTTCAAAGGAAAAGCAACAAGAGAGAAGCCGCTTTTGGTTCCAGTAACCCTTGCAAAGCACTACCTAGGCTGGGAAGAGTTCTATGTCCCATCGGAATATAAGGATTTGAAATGAAAGTGCATGCTGATGTCTTCCCAGCAGCCGTTGCGATTGCCCCTCCAGGTTCAGAAGTTGATTTTGAGAACTTCGGTCCTCGCGGGGGTGGTCCACAAGGCACTAGAAGGCTTGATAGATGCAGAATCATTGTCGTCAATGACAGAGTGATGATTGGTCTTGACTCTCCAGAAGGTCCGCAACTTGTTTTCCAAGAAAAGTATGTTTCCTACGATAAGCAGGACAAACTTCATATGGTTCAAACAATTGAGGGAAAGATAATGGTCTTTAGAAAAGATGACAACTGTGGCTGCGGGTCGCGTCTTCGTTCTTGGCAGCCGTATGGGAGCATTGTGGAATGAAAGAGCCTCTAGTTTTTATTATTACTGCCCTAGCCGTATACCGTGCTACTAGATTCGTAATTCAAGATGAACTTGTCTCCCCGCTGCGAAACCGATTGTGGAAAAAGTTTCCCCCAGAGACTAATAAGTTTGGCTATCTCTTCACATGTATGTGGTGTATGAGCATTTGGACAGCATCATTGTTTGTTCTATCAAGTATCATTATGCCTACGATAACTTTCTATGTCTGCCTAGTGCTTGCCCTGTCAGCCATAGTTGGTCTTCTAACCGCATACGAAAACAGAGATTGATTCGTATTCCGTGAAAAAGACAAGGAGTAATTCTGTGGGTGTATTTCGGCGTGACGGCGCTGGCGCTAGTGAGCCAAAAAAGCCAACCCCATCCCCAAACAGCAGGAAGCGCACTACTCGTCGTAGTAGCAGTCGCTCAACACAAATTGTTACAGCATCTCCAGTAGTTACTGGTCCAGCATCAATCTTTCTTTCTAATCCAGCAAAGTCTGCAACATATTCAACACCAAGAACTTTGACTGCCGCCGCTGTTCAAGTAAAGGTAAACGACAAAGGGGAGTTTGAGCAATTCAAATCTCGTCGTTCAGCAGCATCATCAGCATGGCAAGCAGAAGCGTGGGAGTATTACGATGCTATTGGTGAAATTAAATATGCTTTCAATCTAGTTGCATCTGTTGTATCTCGTATTCGCATTTATGCAGCAGTAGTTGATAATCCTTCAGAGACTCCAGTATCAGTTCGCTCTTCATCAAAAATTGACCCACGTCTTGCAGCAGCATCAGAGCGTGCTCTCAATAGACTTAATTCTGCATACGGAGGACAAGCAGGTCTTCTTCGTGATGCTGCACTTAATCTTTCTGTTGCTGGTGAATGTTATTTAGTTCAAATGCCAGAACAAAAAGGACACGGAGTTCCAGAGTCTTGGGATGTCCGCTCTGTTGATGAAGTTCTTGCTGATAATCGTGGTGGATACAACGTCATCTCTCGTCGTGAGATGGGAACAGGTGGAAATGCACCTGGAGCAAAGAAACTTTCAAACAAAGCATTTGTAGGACGCATTTGGCGTTCTCATCCTCGCTTCTCTGATGAAGCAGATTCATCTTTACGCGGTTTGCTTGACCTTTGCGCTGAACTTCTTCTCCTCAACAGAACATTCCGTGCTACTGCACGCTCTCGCCTCAATGCTGGTGCGTTGTATTTGCCAGACGGACTTTCTGTTGCTGCACAAGGCGACCCAGACTATCCATATGACACCGATAACGAACTAAATCCACAGTTTGTTGCTGAAGAAGCAGAAGATGAGTTTGAAGAGCAACTTATTGATGCTATGACAACTCCAATTCGTGATGAGGAGTCTGCATCAGCAGTTGTTCCACTTATTATTCGTGGTCCAGCAGAACTTGGCGACAAGATTAAGCAATTCAAGTTTGAGCGTTCGTTTGACCCAGCACTTGCTGAGCGTTCTGACCGAGTTCTAGAGCGTATCTTGCAGGGACTTGATGTTCCAAAGGACATTGTTACTGGTCTTGCGAACGTAAAGTATTCAAACGCACTTCAAATTGATGAAGCGCTCTACAAAGCACACATTGAACCACTTATGTTGCTCATTGCTGATGCTCTCACTATTGTTTATCTTCGTCCATACCTTGAAGCACAAGGTTATAGCCCAGCAGATGTTGAAAAGATTGTTGTTTGGTATGACCCATCAGCAGTTTCAACTCGTAATGACCGTGCTCAAGATGCTGACTCAGGATTTGACCGCGGAGTTATCTCACAAGAGGCATGGCGTCGTGCTCATGGCTTCTCACAATCCGATGCGCCTACTCCAACAGAGATTGCGCTTCGTTTACTCAACGAACGCGGAACAATTACTCCAGAACTTACAGAAGCAATGCTTGCAGCGTTTGCTCCAGAGGCAATGAACGCTGTTCGTGATGCAGCGCAAGCACAATCAGTTGCTCCTATGGACCCAGCGTTACAACAGCAACTAGACCAAGCACTTGCTAAACCAGAACAACCAGCACCACCTGCTCAGGAGCAATAAAGTGTCAGACAAAAGAACTATTGCTCAAACACCAGCACCTAAAAAGGACAGAATTAAGGGTTCTAGCAAAAATAAAAAGGGTTCTGCTGGAAGTCAGAAGGCTGCACGAGAAGTAAAGTTCTCTGCATCCGTTGAGAAGTCTTTGAAAGAAAAAGTAGCAAACCACAATGCAAAGTCAAAGCATAAAGTTACTTTGGCTAAGTTAAAAGCAGTTTATCGTCGTGGCGCAGGGGCATATTCTGTTTCACATCGCCCAGGAATGACTCGCAATCAATGGGCAATGGGTCGTGTCAATGCTTTCTTGAAACTTGTAAAGTCTGGAAAGCCAAATAACCCTGCGTATAAATCAGATAACGATTTACTACCAAAGAGTCATAGAAAAGCAGCATCAATTACTGCTACAGGATTAGTTCCAGAAGAAAAAGATTTAGCAGATGCTCTATTAGAGATAGCAAACAAGTATGGAAAGTTCAATGAAGATGCTTCTGGCATCTGGGCTGGATATACACCAGCCGCTGAGAACAAAGACCAAGAAATTGGCGTCCATTGCGCAAACTGCGTTCTCTATGCTGGCGGAACAGAGTGCAAAATTATTTCACTTCCAGTTGAGCCAATGGGAGTATGCCGATTCGCTGTGTTGCCAGATGGGGTAATCAAAAAAGACTTCACAGAGACAGAAGAGGAACTTGAAGAGTATGCACTAAGAAAAGAACTAGAAGTATCTCTTAGGTCAGAAGAAGATTACGAATATCCAGAGGATGCTATTTTGGCTATGACTGAATATTCTGGATTTGGCTATGAAGCAGAGCCAGCAATTCGTGCTGCATGGCTACGCGGTGTTAGAAATGGTGATGACCCATTTATCCGTGCTTCTTTATTGGCTTCTCTTGGATATGAAAGTCTTGATGCTGATTTGTTACCTGAGCAGGAAGAGGAAGAAGAGTGAGCAGAGTTCGTCGCCTAAGTTACGCAATCTCTGAAGAGGGTCGCCGTGCGCAATCAATTGACCAAGCACGTCGCATTAGAGATGCTGCTTTGTCTATGGTTGAGGAAGCAAACCTAAGCATCACTCCCACACGTCGTATTACTAAAAAGTCTGCTTTTACTGTAGTTCTTCGTTCCCTAGAGAAGACAAGAAATCTTCCTTTCTCTTTGCGCCAACATATGGCTCTCAAGGAACTATCTACATTTATCAATCTTGCCCAAAGCAATAAATCAAACTCTTTGACACTAGCAAATACTGATTTACTACCAGTTGCGCACCCACGCTCTACTCGTAATCACTCAATGACCGCTTCTGCTCTTCGTGAAGCACGAGTTCGTTGGTATGTAGATGACCCAGCAATCAAAGATGACTACGCAAGAACTGTTTTGGCTTCTGCTTTGATAGCAGAGATTGATTCTCCAGAGTTTACTTACTACAACGCTCTTTTATCTTCACTTCCACAAGGTGAGGTTCCACTACAAGCACTCCTTGCAGCATTTGGTGACGGAAACTCTCCAATGAATCGTTCGCTCCGTGCGCAACTACAGCGCCGTGACCGCTTAGGACGATTTGCTTTCCAAGGTGGAGGTATCAAAAACCTTATTAAGCGTGCTAGTGGAATCTTCAGTCTCACTGGACGCACACTTGCAGATTTGCCAGATGGAAGAGTGCAGATTGAACTTGCTGACGGAAGAATTGTTGCCGTAAATCCAGAGGTTGGAGAATATACAAAGGCAGTTCTTCCTGGACAAAGCAAAGATGGATTCTCTCCAAAGCCAGTAAGAAATGTTTCTATCTTTGATAAGCCAATGGATGAAAAAGATTTGGAATTTTTTGAAGCACCAAATGGCTGGGAAAAAGACGCGGACAATCCAAACATCTGGTCAAATGAAAACTGGAAAGTTGAAGTCCAGAAAGATGACGCTGGAAATCGTAACTATGCTGTCACTAAAGATGGCGAAAAAGTATTTGATGATAAGTCCTCATGGGCAGATGTATTAGATGGAATTGATGACCACGAACAAATAGCAGATAAGCAGCCAGAGGCTAAGCCAGAACAAAAAGAAGAAAAGGCAAAGGCTCCTGCTAAAAAGTTTGAGTTCAACTATCCAGAGAACGCATATAAGTTGCGTCCAGATGCTGACTACTCTCCAGAAGGAAGAGTTGATGAGAACAGCCCAGATTTCACTGACGACCCTGCTGAACTTGCGCAGCGTTACGATGTTGAAGATTTGCGTGATGCTCTAGAAGAAGGCGTTCTTCCACAAGAAGATGGACAACCAGCGCTGGGCTATGGAGTTCTTCCATTTGGTCGTGGAAACGAATATGTTCCAGCAGATGCTCTTTATCTTGCCCTCAAAGAGGCTGGCGAAGATAACGAGATGGAACTTGCCAGAATTTATGACAAGCAACTTGGTGGAAATGATAACGAGACTGCTCTCAACGATGCCCGAAAGGGAGACGAGAGTGTTGGACAATCAACTCCAGATGTTGCTGAGTCTTTCAAGAGAGAAACAGAGATTTCTCCAGATGAAGAAACTCCAGCAGAAGAACCTGCATTTATTGAAGAGAAGCGCGACGAGACTCCGCTACCTCCACTTCTAGAAGGTTTAGACGAGAACGAACTTGCTCGCTTTGTTGAAAGCAAAGACCACACTCCACACCTACCTGAGAACAAAACAATTGAAGATGTTCCAGATGGATATGCTCAACTAGATGAGAAGCCTTTTGAGTCATGGCGTGAATCAACAAAAGAAAACCCTATTGAGGGATTGCCAGAAGGATTTAG